GGCTGTTGCCCGACATAACAAACTTTACAAACGCCTTTGCTAACTAGAGGAGAAATCTAAGTGTTCTAAATATATTCCATTGTGTTTAAAATAGGAACACTAATATGCAAGTTCAATCCCTCCTTTATGACGAACTTTCTTGATTAGCTATTGTCTTATCAGACTTTTCGCCATCTTCCTTCTTTGGCCTTCCGGCTCCATTATTGTTAGTTGAACTTGTCTATTTATTCTAAGAATTAGTATTAGATGACTAATTATTATTACCCAAATCTTTTCCGCTTCTGGTATTAGAACTCATAGGAGGAATCATAATCTCCGCCAAGTTCAATACTTCATTCTCAAACGTTAATGTAGCTAAAATGCTTGATTGAGAATGCCCTAAAGCGATTTGTGGCAACATCTTAGAATATCCTAACTGAGCGTGTTCTTTATACAACTTTGATAATTCTTTATAATTAAACTATGTTGTTTCTAACATCTCAGCTCTAAATTCATAATGATTCTTGCGATTGAATTTTTCTACCACTCTATTTAGTAATTCTGTAAACATGAGAGGTATATCTCTAACGCTAGATTCATCAGTCAATATAGAATTTGTTACAGCAATATTTCCATCGGCATTAAACAAATTATGAGTTACACCTGAATTGTTGTAAACTGTACGTTCAACCTTTTCCAAATCGTCGGTTGTTGTATTGGAGTTATTGTCTTTTGTATCAATTTTTTCAATATCCGCAAAAGTTGTCAATACATCTACTCCAATAGCTCTTTTAAGCATTGCAACTGCGTTATTATGAATATCTCTGGCTTCATCAACGTCAAAAATTAAATCACCATTCTTATCAAGAGGCAACTTCTAAATGATGATTTTCAATAGTTGCTACATTGTTTTTTGACGATCCAATTCTTGCGCCTAATCCAAATCAATAATAGAAGGAATAACTCCCGCAAGAAAGGGAAATTCATTATCGTTTAAGCTAAACTTAACTGAAACACTAGGATCTAGAGGATACCAAACAGTTGTACTCCCCGGGTAATCTCCCTTTAATTTCCCCTACTTATAAAGAATATAAGCCTTCTATATATCTTGAGGAAAAATCTTTAATATCTGAACCTTATACTGTGGGTTTGGGAAATAAACATCAAAAAACTCAAGATTTAATTCAACAATAGGATTAGGGCCTTGGAAATATCTATTGCGACAATATGAAGCAGGTAGCTTCTAAATGGCAAACCTATCTCCGAAGTCAACAATTATACCATAATATGCCCCTTCTTTGATGATATCTAATGATATATTACCAAACATTCTCTTTATATTAGATTTATCAAGATAAAGCAATACTTTAGAAAAGTCTTTTAATAACTTCTCCTTATCTTTCTGCGCGCTTACGGTATATGGGGTTATATACCAATCAAATCTGTATAAGAAAGCTAGGTATTTACATAATCTGTAATATATACCGCTACTTTCATAGAAATAATTAGAGATTTCTCTTAGAGTTCTATAATCATGCTTATAAATAGCATTTAATACGAACTTCTTATCTCCATAATTTCTATTTATTTTCTTATATGTACCTAGATTAATAAGCGCATCATCTACCGAGCGAAGCCCCACCCGCATCTTAGCATAATCAATGCTCTTATAATCTAAGTCATCTTCTTCCTCTTGCTGCTAATAGCGAGTAACGTCTTGATTTAATAAATCAAAACCTTTGGCTCTAATACTTTCTTGTCTACTCTTTAACAAAATATCACCTCCCGGATTCAGTATCCAGCCTTGCTCATTAAGTAATCATAAGAGATGATATTTTCCTCGGTATAGGGAACTTCTATAAGCGTAATTCCTTTTAAGGCACAAAATCTACGCTTTTGATTATCATTATATTTCTATTGATATAACCCTCTATTTCCACCAAATTTACTTACAGCCTAATAGTGCTATTTTCCTTGATATTCAATTAAAAAATCAAGATTTCCATCATCATCAAAAACAGCAAAATCAAAACGAAGTGGTCTACCGCTTGGCGCTTTTAACCCAGGAAATTCATACTCTTCTTTAAAGTTTATGCCATTTTGCTCTAGTATTTCATGAATTTTAATTTCTCCACGACTAGCTTTCATACTCACACCTCGCTCATAAACATAAAGTCTGAAAATCTTCTACTTTTACGCTTGCGTTTACTATCTTCTTCCTATTTAATATAATACAGCCCATATTCAAGCGCAGAGAATTTATCTTTAGGCACGGATTTATTTGCTTGTTTCAAAATAATATTCACGCCTTCATTTTCTTCTCGCAAATTCAGCATTTCTTCTCTTAATATAGAAGTTAAAGTGAACGGTTTTAAATATTCTGCCCGTTCTTCTGGTTTCATAGCCTAACCTTTTTTAGTACCAAGCAATTTATTTCTTGCAACTTTTTCATCAATCAAAAATCTAAGTTTTCCCGCTCTTAATTGTGTCTAAACATTACTATGCGCCTCGGTATTAATAGGAGCGTTAGCCTTAATTTCATAGATGGCATCATATTCTGTGTTTTCTGTCCTAAACCGCTTATACTCACCATCTTCATCATTAGCTACACCAAAGTCAGGAAAAACTTCATTGGTATCAGGTACTATCTAAGGTTTAACCATATAATCCATCAATCCGGCGCCAAGGCCATTACCGTCGATTACAATAATCTTAGCCTTATAATTATAATATAATCTCTTTAACTTAATTGCCTAATCTTCAAAATGTTCATCGTCCATAGTATATATATTTACCAAAGACTTTATAGCAGGTCCTTGTGACTAAGGAGTTACCTTAAAGACACAAACAACAGATTGACATTTCTTTCTACCTACATCAACAGAAAGAACATAATAAGCCTGTGCAGAAGATCTTCCAGACGATTCATATTCAGGCTAAAGGAGTTTTCTACTTCTATCAAAAGCATCTCCATTAAAGAAAGCATCTTCAACAGTTCCACTCCACTTAGATTCATACTCTCTATCGAATGAAGCTTCATTAAAAGTACCGTCCTATTTTAGTTCCTATACGAAATTGCGGGATTGCAATCCTACTAACACAGGAATTCTCCATGTTCCGCCCATAACAATACTCTTTTCTGGTTCTAATATCATGCGCACAAGGAGAGTAATAAGTTTATTGTAGGGGAACGTATTCTTCCATCCCGCAGTAGTAACATAAATCTAGGATTTATTAAGTGTTTCTTCTTCATGAACAGAGCCATCTAAACATCTTCTATCAACGTTCATCAAAGGAATTAAAACTTCGTTTAGAATATCTCCATCTACGCCGACACACTCCTCAATAAGTCCTCCATGTCTACGTTTACCACGAGAGGATTCTCTAGCTGCTACGTTATCAAAGTAGGAACCGTTTTTGAAGATATATTTACAATAATCTTTTCCTTCCTGCGTCTTGCCTCGTCTCCAATCAATTTCTCTTTGGAGTGCAGGGATTGCATTACATATTTCCTAGACTTTTTCTTTAGCAATTCCCGCAGCTTGTTCTTTTCCCCCAGAAGTAATGAATAACTTACATCCAGGATATAAAATACATCTACACATAAGCACCATTACAGAAAGAAATGATTTAGAATAAGCACGGGGGAATACCATGTATACATACTTATATCGCATGGCGGCCCGCAAGAAAACTCTCTAGTAAAAATAAAAGTTAATTTCTTTTTTCCTAGTTTCATCTCCACCAGTCTACAAGAAATCAATAAACATATCTGGATACTCTCTCCAAAATGCTACATACTATCTTGCAACTGGAATTATAGCTCGAACTCTTTCTTCTGAGAGTCCAATTTTTTTATTATTGTTCGAGAGGTTTAATAAATCTTTTAGCGCCATTATTAAACCTCCTTTAGTATGCTATTTAACATTTCTTCATCTTTATCTCTTTCAGATTCTTTCATATCCTCATACTCTTGATAATCTTCTTCTGTCAGTTCTGGATGTTCATAATTAAATAAATCTTCATCCTCATCACTATCTTCAACATCAATATTGGCTTCGCGCTCTTTATCTTTCACGATTTCTCTCAAAGAAGCTTCAATCATATTACCAAGATTCATTTCTTCTGTAACTAGAGTATGCGTATATTGCTACAAATCCTAAAGAGTTCTATCTACTTTATCCTATGGCCCATCAGTATAATATCTAGGAATAAACCCTTCTTTCTCGCATAATGCTACTAACTCACCAATAGAATCAACAAATTCGCCGGATTCTCCTTTATTCTAGGCGGCAGTGAACTTTCCACTTTTCATTAAGCTATCATAGGCCTTCTACATTTTCTAAAAGCCATCAATATCTCCAGCATCAATTAACTAATTTGCTTTTAAACTAGTCTTGCATACCATAATAAGAGTATCTTTATGTCCAGCTCCCTAAATATCATATGAACTCATCATATCTTTATAGAGCTACTCCATTCTTACTCTTTCTTCCCAAGAATAGCCTCGACCCCATTTAAGACGAAGCATTAATTTATCTTCTTCTGTTAGCTAATCACTAAAGTCGTCTTCTTCCTCTTCTGGATCTTGATATTCTGGAGTTCCAACTGGAGCCTAAACATCTTCCAATTCTTTCGGTTTTGGTGGAGTTCTATCAATAGCTAATTGCTCTTGAATTTCATCCTCTGTAAATCCTTGAGCTTTCATATTAAGAACTTTTTTCTCGGTTGAATCCTTCTCTAGTGCCTCTGTATCTGCCCAAGTATACTTATTCCATTGTTTTAATTTCATTTTGGATAAATAGCGTCCAATAATGGTTAATCCAGTAACCTTCTTTGGATCTTTTCCATACCTCTCCAATAAGCCATTCCACTCTTCTTTGATATATGGAACATCAATTTCCTATAAAATCCATTTATAAGTTTCTGGATCCCAATTATCTACGTGCATAGTAAGACACTTTTTACAAATATCCATCTTTCCATCTGGAGGATATTTTTCTATATTCTTTGATGTATAAAACTATGTATCATCCATAGTTTTACCACACTTTTTACAATAATGACTCACTATAATCAACCTCTTTTCTTGTTACGACACTTCTTACAAATACTATATAAATTATCTTTACTTGTCTTATTTTTTGAAAAGAATTGATTATGAGCTGGCTTTAATTGCCCACACTTAGAACATTTTTTCATTGGATAATTTCTGTTTTTATACTACCAATATAAAAAATCCTCTAGGGCGGCTTCGGCTATCAATTTAGGAATTTTATTTCTCCATAAACTGGAGATATATTCCACGCTATATGTTTTTCCGAACTCTTCATTTAATATTTCCTATATCTCATTATTCTGCTTTTTATCAATCTTTAACTCAACAATTCGTAAATAGATTGGAAAATCCTCAAGAGCTTTATCGCATATCTCTTCAAACGCTTGAATTAGATACCACGTATCCCCATCGAACTAATCATAACTATCTTCTTTTAATTTTGAATAATTGCATAAAATAGCAGAAACTACATTTGGATCCATTAAGGAAATACCTTTAACGACTACTTCCTATCCATTAAGATAACTTTCATCATCAAGAGGTATATGTGTTCTTGTATTTCTTGTTAGCTTACAAGGAACTATAGGCTTTTGATATGCCTATTTAATAATATACTAATCTTTTCGCATTTCTATCAATGCTTTTTTCATCATATAAGCTTGTTTCGTTCCCGCGGCGCGTTTCAAGGCACCTTCCCAAGCATTAATGGTTTCTCTCAACTATTTTAAACATGGTATAGAATCTAAATCTTTTTGTGTAATAGAAATCTTTGGCTAAAATATAACATTTTTATTGTCTGACATTAAACCATAAATGCCATCCTCGCCATTTTCCATCTATGAAGCGAGTCCCTCAAAAGAACATTCTCGTTTATTGACAGTGGCCATTCGGTTATCAGTCAATATGTTCTTCTCTTTCTTCTCTTGTTTCTCCATACATAGAACTAAATAATCTGCTAATACTTCTAAATAACCTGGAGTTAAATCAGGATTTTCTGCGATTATTTTTTCGACAAGCGCCTTGCGCTCTTCGGGAGATTCAATCGTATAGTCTAATTTTATCATATACTGGTTCATCTCCTTTTTATACTCATATAATAACAAAAAAAAACTAGATTGTCAAATCTTATTACAAATTATAGATAACTCCAATGTAATTTTATATTTAACTCTTTATCTCGCCCAAAAGAAGAATTTGTCTTATATTTTAAAATACTTTTTAATCTTGCTCTATTTGAAGAAGATACTGGCAATCCACAATATTCTATTACCTCATCTAAAGAATTAAAAATTCTAGAAGTCTCAACACAAACTATCTTTCTTATAGCATCATTATAATTATTTTTTATTTTATTAATAAGGCTTTTATCCGATGTTGTTAAAATCCAAAACCCAGGAACACCATTTATTATTCCTGCACTTTTACGCTATCCTCCATAACATCTTGAAATTGCAGATGGATCAACTCCGGTATCCAAAGACGCTTCTTTTAATGTTTTATATGATTTATTTGTATTTAAGCATACAATAAGGCTATTTGTTGTTTTTTTCTATACCTCTGATCTATTATTCTTTGAAATTGTATTATACCCATTTTTACAACTATCAAAATATTGAATCCAAAAATTTTCTCTTTCATTCGCCTCCTATTGCGTTAAGTTTTCTTCTAAAATAATATGTTCAAAATTTATCCATCCGTATTTTATAATATCTGAAAAAAACTTTGGCTGTTTTATATATCCATGCCCGTTTTGCCATCTAGCATTAGGATTATCCTAAAATGTTTGACCAACATAAATTTTCCCATTAATCTTGTTTTTATGCATATAAATACAATGTGTTTTCTTCATTCTATCATCTCCTATTATATTTGACAAAACTTTACAAATAAATAATAAAATTTGACCAATTTATTTAAAAATGATATAATATAATTATAGAAATAAGATAGGAGGCTTCGCCATCATGTTTTTCGATACGCCCTATTCTGAATTACCAAAACGAGCATAGTATTACTTTAACATTTTAATTATAAGCATAGCAGTATAGCCAGAAGTTCTAACAGACATACTTGGACATAAAAACACTGTTGACTTATGGGATGTTCAAAATATCAATAATGCAAGACCAACGGCTTTGCATATTTATGCTTCATATAATTTAGATAGAGATTCTGATTATGAAATATGTTGTATCCCACATTAGGTTTTAGAAATAACGCCTAATAACAAAATATCATTCTATGATATGATTGATTATGATACTGATGATCCATGGGGGCTAGAACCAGATGCAATAGATTAACATAAAAGAATATTTTAAACAATAGAAAGATGAATTGCGGCAGTCCGATGTCAAGCCATCATTGACCATAATTGATGCAACTAACGGGGATGCCGGAAATTAGATTTATATATAGAAAAAAGTAGACGACTTTAATGAATTAGGATGGCCAGTAAGCGTGATTAAAGTTCCAGAACACTGGACTCCCGCAGATTTAAATAATTACATAAATAGTATAGATACTGATTGTATTATAGCACAAATGCCACTAAGAGATTCATTGAGTTCTTTTTCTATTGATGTAATTCCTACGATAAAAGACTGCGACGGTTTAACTTCTTCTACTCTTGTTTTACCGGCAACGGTAAGAGGAATAGTAGACTATCTTGATGACTGTGGTTTTAAGTATGAAGGTAAAAGTGCTTTAATATTAGGTAGAAGTAATATAGTTGGTAAGCCAATGGCGAAAGAGTTGTTGGCGAGAAATATGACTGTATCTATCTGTCACAGTAAAACAAATGTAAATGCGAAGCTTTATTTAGCAAGAATAGCAGATTTAGTAGTATCCGCAGTTGGAGATTTTACTTTGACAAGAGAGGCTTGCCCTCACGCTATTGTTGTTGATGTTGGTATTCGTAGAAATTAGGCGAATTTTATTCAAGGCGATTTTGTTGAACTTGAAAATATTGCAAAGAGAAATGAAGTGTGGTCAACTCCTGTGCCCGGAGGGGTGGGATTATTGACTAGATTGGGGTTGATGAAAAATTGCTTATAGTTAGCGAAACAGGCGCGAAGATAATGAAATTCTCAGAAGATTTTGATAATTATGCTAGAGAGGTTCTTCATATTGAAAATCCTTTTCGAGAATTTTATCGTACACAGGATTCAACATTTAAGACTAATATTGATGGCAGCATAACAGTAGATATGGAGAAATCCAGAGAAATATACAGAGAAACAAAAATAAATAGAGAAGAATGGGTAAAGCTGAGGAATAGATATATCGCAGAAAGAATATTGCGAGAACTCGGGTATGAAGTCCTATTAGCTTCGTCTTATTTTGAGGATTACCCTGATGCAATTCCCTGTGATGGAGCTACAGGACAGTGTTTACTAGATTGTAGAATAAAGGGGTGTAAATATGAACCCATGCATTGATTATTGTTATCTTAGATTGCATCAATAGTATGATCCAATTAGATGCGATGATTCATGCGAATATGCAAAAGTAATAAAAGAAAACAAAGAGTTAAAGTAGAAGATCGAGGAATTAAAAACTCAACACACTTTATTTGAAAAATAAAATAAGACAATTATTTAATTTTGCCCAACGGCATTTTTATAAAAGGAGGCCGCGATGACAAAACAAGAGCGCGCAATCAAGGCACGAGCGCATTATGAAGATATTAAAACTAGACTTGCCGCAAACACTAAATTATCTATCGAGCGCACATATGTATATAGTCCAGATTCTTTTACACAGCATGAATCCGGCAATCAGAAACCAGCTTTTACTCTAACAGATATGGATAGTGTATCTTGCCTATTCAATTTATCTAACAATGGTAGAACAGCAATTCTTAACTACGCCAGTTATAAAAACCCGGGTGGATTTTTTCTAGGAGGTAGTCCCGCGCAGGAAGAGGCTCTTTGTCATGAATCCAATCTTTACCCTATCCTTCTTGCTTTTGATGAAACGTATTACGCATGGAATCGACAGAGATTAAATAAGGCTTTATATTTAAATAGAGCGCTGTATTCTCCTAGCGTAGTATTCGAGCGCAATGACAAACAAAAGGAAGCAGATATTATAACTTGTGCGGCCCCGAATTTCCGAACGGCGCATAGATACCAGAGTGTGAGTAAGAGCGAGAATGATAGAGTTCTTGAAGATCGAATTCACTTTATGTATCAGATTGCTGAGGAAAACGGTGTGGAAAATCTAATCGCGGGAGCCTGGGGTTGTGGAGTTTTTATGCAAGATCCGTATACGGTCGCAACCTTGCTCATAGGCGCAGCCCGCAATTATAATATTCCAAATATTTATTTTGCAATTCCTGACCGCAACTCCCAGAATTTTAGGGCATTTTTGAAAGCAGGTAAAGAATGTATAAACAGTTAATTATAGCTAGAAAAGATTTAAATATGTCTCCAGGTAAGCTGGCCGCACAAGTTTCCCATGCTTCTATTGCTTTTCTTTTAGAGAAAATACTTTGGGGAAGCAAAGAAGTAGTTAGGGAAAGAGATGGTATTATGTATCATGTGAATGTAAGTCTCGATACAGATTTATACCATAATTGGATAATAGAAGCAGAAACTAAAGTTGTTTGTCGAGCGAAAAATAAGAATGATTTATTGCGGGCGGTCGAAGCAGCTAAAGAGCTCGGTATGGAGGAGTATAAAGATTACTTTTTGATTTACGATGCTTGCAGGACAGAGCTGGAAAAAGAGAGTCCTGAAGGGACTCTCACTTGTATTGGATTTAGGCCAATGGAAGCTGAGGAGATTGATAAGATTGGCAGAAAATATCAATTATACCATTAAGGGATAGAATGGAAAATGGCTTATTATAAAATTTAAGGGGAATGGAGCCTTATATTCTTTGTGTTTAAATTGCGGATTCACTCATTCGTGTTATAAGGAAGATGGCGATTTATTAGTTACCTATGATGAAGCAGGAGAATATAATTTTTGCCCTAGTTGTGGAGAAAAGATGAAAGGTTAAAAGTTTAGCCTTTCATCTTTTTTTCGTTATTGAGATTGAAAGTACGATTTAGATTTTGAAATGGCGTGGCAGAACAAATTTGCGAAAAAATTTCCAGTTTTTCCCAAAATACACCCTCCCCTTTCACATGGTAAAGTGCTGAAGTGTAGTCAGCCTCTTTCACTCATTAAAGTATGAAAGTAAAAAGCCACGCCCTAAAGGAATACGCGCGCGTAAAGGATTTATGCAAATTGCACAGTTGAACAATGTTTATTTTGTGCAAAAGAGAGAGAAAGAAATTTCAAAAAACTATTGACAAACAGGGCAAACGGGTGTAAACTGGACTTGTCCAGTAGAGGACAGGGCAAAACTCAATGTACCTTGAAAATTAAAAATTTTCAAAAAAAGTATTGACAAGTCTTAAAAGACTTGATACAATACAGACAGAACAAAAGAGAATCACACCACAAAAAGAAAGGGAGTCAAAAGAGTATGAAAAAGATTGATTTTGCCAATGATGATAGGAAGGTCATCATGGAGTACCTAGCCGCTAAGCAAGCAGTAGCGGCGGCAGAGGTTGCAGAGAAAGCGGCCAAGGCCAAAGCGAAAGAGCTTTTCACCCGTTTGGGGAAAGAGTTCAAGACCACGGATAAGACCTCTTATCTGTACGGCACAGTCCAGATAAAGGGCGCCGCTCATGCGGTGGTCTATAAAGAGACTACCGCTAAAGGAGCGATAGACTGGAAAGCCTACGCTTTAGCTAAAGGCGGCACAAAGGCAGAGGCGGAGCAATACCGCAAGCGTCCGACGGTCAGAACCTCTCTTGATTGGGCAACGAAAGACCAGCAAAAAGAACTCAATCAGCAGTAGTTTATAAACCCTGCCTTGCAAAACCCAAGGCAAGGCAGGGTTATAATAATCAAAAGAAAGAAGGCGGTATTATGAGGTATCAGTTGCAGGTTTTAGTGGGTGACAAAATGCGATACTATGAGCCGTCTACTTTTGCACACGCAAGATGGAGAGTAGACCATGAGCTTGTCAATCCTGACTATTGGATTGTAGACCTGTCTACCGGCGAAGCTATCAAGTAACCATATACCACAAGAAGCTGACCTAACGGCTATACGGGGAGAAAGGATAAAAGATATGTCTAACTTCATCAAGTATTACACCAATCCCACCTTTAATAAGCCTGAGTTCGTGCGTGTTCTCCGTTACTCCATGAATGTGAAGGCGGCCGCTGTGGATGATGGTATCATCCTTGACTTAGACGCTTTTAATGCTATCTCTAAGGCCGTCATGCCACATTGGGCCTTTATCAATGCACGGTATATCAACAGCAAGCTTCACACTCGTCCTGCCTCTCTTGACGAGTATAAGGCCGCTCTGGATAAGGACACCACAGAACAGCTTTATATCATTCGGGATAACTATTATAATGAGTATGACAGGGTAACTGCCAAAGAATGGGATAGGCTTAATGCCGAAATCCCTGGACGGTATGACCTTCTGGGGAAGGAGCCTGCGGTATGAGAGTGCTACGGTATATAGGAGGCGGCCTTTGCGCCGCTCTCCTTCTCTGGATTGCTTTGAGCTGGGCTGACATAGTAGCAGATAACAGCTATCCAAATCCACAGCATAGTGAGTATAACTTCTTTACTGTGATGTTTTAATATTCTATCCGGTAATCTACACAAAGATTGCCGGATATTTTTGTGCACTTTCCCATATTGACTTTTCGCCGGGCCGCCAGCGTGCGCCGCGGCCCGAATTTTTGTTTGTTCGGCAGTTTCAACAATTATATGGCCAAAAGTTTGTGCAATCTGCCGAGAATTTTTCTCCCGAAATCGCTTGACATTCCTTTGTGGGTATGGTATATTATACTTGTCCAGAGAGACAGACCACAAAAAGAATTTGAAAGGAAGTAAAAGAAATGGTGTGCTTCAAAGACGTTGTGATTTTGTTCCGGCAATACTCTTTCTGTCTGGAAGAGGATGCGGCTATTCAGGTAATCGACAGCAATACCGGCGCACATTTCCGGTTTGACAAGGAATGGAAGCTCCAGCTCGGCGGTGACTTTTATGGCGATGACCTCAGCGCCCTGTTCAAGAAGCAGGTGACTGAGATTGAAATGAGAGAAGAAGGTGGCGTTAATATCTACATTAACGCATAAGAAACCTGCGGGAGTGGAGGTCTATGACTTCCACTCCCCATGATAAAAAATTCTATGGAGGTCGATTTCCGCATGGGAAAATATGTAGTTTCGTTTAACTCTCTTGAGGATCGAGCAAGTTTCGAGTGCTTAATTAGTCAGATGGGCGCGGACTGGTCTTTATCGACTATTGATAATCTTCGCGGTGCGTGGTTGTTGATAACTCCGCATAAGTCCAGTGCAGCAGAACATCTTGTCGGATTCTTTACAGAAAAGGGGATTATCAATGACTATCGAGAGACTTCCGCGTGAATATCCTATTGGTTCCACTGTTTGGACTAATAAGGGATACGGAACAGTTTTGGCAAGACTGGGGAAATATCACCTTATCTGGTTACAGAGGCTGGAGCTGGCATAAGTCAGTCCTTGCTTTTTTTAAAAAAATATTTTATAATATATATAGAAAAATAAAGAAAGGAGTTTTCTAATGACCTTAGAAGTGCTGAAAGCTCTTGCGGTCATTCTGGAGTTCTGTTTGAACTAGGATTCTTGTAAGAATTGTCCTATGGCTCAGTTCTGCCAGAAAATGCCTTGCGAGTGGTAATTATTCCCTCCGATTGTTACAAATCGGCGATTCCCGTGATGGAGTCGTTTTTCGCACGAACCTAGGTCACTAGAATTTATTTAGCAAAATGCAAGAAACTACTTTCTCAAGGAAATTGGATTCAAGTGGGCGCATCATGATTCCCGTAAGACTACGAGAGTAGATGGGCCTTGTTTCTGGTCAAGAATATTATTTCACTACTATGGTAAAGGATGGCAGAAAATATATTTGTATCGACTGTGGCTCCGTTGACAATACTTCTCTTGAAGAAGCTATGCGAATTATACAAGCAAATGGAATGAAAATTGTTGAAAGTACCGATTGACTTCCCGAAATTCTTATGTTAAAATTAAGTTATCAAAAGAAAGGAAGTTGAGAGATATGTATGAATTTGAGATTTTGCTTGAAAATGGCTCGACCGACAATATCTCTGGTTATTCCTATGAAGATGCTCTTTTCCGGTCTCGACGTAAACCTGAAGAGGTTGTAAAAGTTTTAAATCGAGAATATGTAGATTGAGATTTTCCTCCCAAAATGGGAGGAATTTCTTTTCCAATTCAAAATATATTGTTCAGCCGGCCGCGCATGAGCGCAGCGGCCGGAATTTTTTGTCAAGAGGTAATTTGCACAAATTTTGGCTCGATTTATTGGTGAAATTGACGGAAAGAAATTTCCCAAAATCGCTTGACTTTTCTCTCTCATTCTGATATACTTAAACCATCAAGAGGGGAGAACAAAAGCCCTCAAGAAAGGGAGTAAAAGAAAATGAAAAGCTATGTGGTTATGGCTGATAATCGTGAGAATATTATCTGTGTATCTGATGACCTGCGGCTGGCTCGTGGCGCCGGTTGGGACTGGCTGAAAAAGCAATATAATCCCGATAACTGGCAGGACATTCTGGAAGATATGGACTACGAAAGCGAAAACGACCTGCGGCATGATATGCTCCTTGGGGCCTGCTGGGAAAATTTCGACATGGAAATTATCGAGGTAGAGAGGGTATAATCCCTCTCTACCGCAGGAGGAACTAGCATGACCACTTTTATCATAATTGTTCTTGCCATTTGCCTGACTATCCAGTATGTGACCGCTATAATAAAAAACCATTTCCTGCTTGCTATACTTTTCGCCGCCGAAATTATAATGTTTGGATATATTATAAATACTCCGATATAAAGGGTTGACAAATCCAACCCTTTATGATATAATAATACCATCAAGAGAAGGAAAACTCTATAAAACCAGAAAGGAAGTATGTTATGACTATCAAGATGCCCAAGATGACCGAGGAAGATAGGGACAGTCTGATTGCTCTTCATACAGCAATGCGTTTGATAGACCGGAGTTCGGCCGACTCCGCTTTGGTTCAGTCTTTGGGGAAGTTCCTGCGTGAAGATACCTGTACTCCCGATGACGCGGCCACTATTTTGAAGGCGGTCTTCGACGAAGAGGCTGACCGCAGAGCTAACGAAATTGGCATTGATTTCCCTATGATGTAAAAGAAATGCTCCCGGTTTTCCGGGAGCTTCTTTTTTATTTGCATAATATTGGGCGGATCGCGCAGGGTTGGCGCGATCCGAATTTTCTATGATTAGCAGTTTCAACAAAATATGTTTGCAAATGTTGTGCATTTTGACGATTGACACTTCTCCCGAAATCTGCTATACTATTAAATGTAAAGAGGGGAAACGAGTAAAACCTCTCAAATTAAAACAGAAAGGGAGTTTTTAGAAATGCGTGTTACTAAGAGAATTGAAGAATATGTTCGTGACGAGGTTCGCAAGATTTCTGCCTGTAAGGAGGCGGCTATCCGGGAGAGGTATCAGCCAGAGTTCGACGCGCTGGAGGCTTTTAAGGAGGCTATCGTCAAGTCGGCCAATGAGCTGGGCGATACTATCCAGGCGGAAATGCAGGCTAAGGGCTATAAGACTTCCAGATATTGCGAGAATGTCATCCAGACCTGCACTTGCGGCATTTATACTCCGGCCAAGGAAAAAATGGATGATGAAATCGCAGAGATTAACACATGGATTAACGAGCAGACCCGGCTCATGTGCGTCAAATTGGAAATGGGTGGAGATATGAACACCTTAACAGCCATGCTTGAGGAACTGCGCAAGGAGTTTTAAGGAAGGAGGTAGAGAGGGCAAGCAATAGCCTTGCCCTCTCTAATAAAAAAAATGAAAGTAACTGGCATTGTGCGGCGCATTGATGATCTCGGCCGGGTAGTAATTCCTAAGGAAATTCGTCGGAATATGAATATTCGGGAAGGCGACCCGCTAGAAATCTTTATTGAAGATGGCGGGGTGGTTTTCAAGAAATATTCCCTACTATCTTCTTTTGCTCCTCAGGCCGCACATATTCAAAAAGTTTTAAGCATTAACGGCATTTTAGCATCGGTTTTTGATAATTCAAGTCTTTTGTGCGGCCCTCGCCCCTTCGGAATGTCAAAGACCCCGGATGAATGGTTCAATATTCGTAATTGGGGTACTGAATGGAAGGGAAAATCGTTGTTTGTTACTCCTATTATTGCAGAAGGTGAGGTAATCGGCTTTATTTGCTATAAAAACGATAAAGAATCAGCGCATGATATGGTTCGACTTTCTGCGCAATTTCTAGCTCAATTTGCAGAAAATTAAAGAGGGCTTCGGCCCTCTTTTTTTATACCAAAATTTCGACGGCGCGCTGACGCTCACAGCGCGCCGAGTTTTCTTGTTTGTAAGTTCTGCACAATTTTTGACTTGAAATCTTGTGCAAAATGTCATCTTGCAATTATCCTTAAATTATGGTATTATTAGTACAGAAAGAAGGAGGGACACTAAATGAAACCTTCAAAGTTTATTCGGCCTAATGAGTGTTTAACTGTGGCTGAAATCTACCGCCGCCAATTTGGTGGTACTACCACCCCAGAGAATTATGGGATCTATATGCAAGCTATTCTTTTGCGCGACCCTCTAATTTATGTGGATTATACGTCAATGCCTTATAAGGTATATCGGCATAAAAATTTCTTTGAAAAACTTGTTGACAAGATAGGCAACAGGTAGTATAATAAAACAAAAGGAGGTTATATATATGATAACTAAAAAAATGCTCTGCTTTGATATGGACGGGACAATTGCAGATCTATACGCAGTCCCCAACTGGCTTGAAAAACTCCGCGATGGAGACCCCAGCCCATTCCGAGACGCCGCCCCCATGTGGGATATGAACGCCCTCCGAAATGCGCTTCTAAACGCAATTAGTAACGGGTGGGAGGTTCGAGTTATTACATGGTTGCCCCCTGAAAGCCCCCCTGAATATAAGAAAGCAGTCACAGCCGCCAAAAAGGAATGGCTTGCAAGGCATAAATTTCCGGCCCATAAATGCCATTGTGTGGCGTATGGAACAACTAAAGCTAAATGTGTATTCCGTAGTTTCTATGAACCGCCGTTTATCCTCTTTGATGATAACGGCAAAATTAGAAACGGCTGGCATTTAGGGGATACCGTAGACCCCCAAACTACAAACATTATTGAATATATCAACAATCTGGACTAAATAAAAGGGGCGGGTGAAATCCCCGCCCCATATCTGGAAAATACGTAAAAAAGTTCTTGACAATCTCACCGCATTGTGGTATAATTTAATCATCAAGAGGGGATAACCCTCATAAAAGAAAGGAAGCTTTACTATGATGAATTTCTACTTTAAGACTGCGGCGGGCCATGTGTTCGTGGGTGTCGGTAAGGATGTTGACCGTGCCCGTTCTGATGCCAAGCGCAAGGCCGGTTCTCTTTGGTCGCCTTCGGCCAAGTGCTTCAAAATCGGGAACGCCATTTAAGGCGTTCCCAATAGAAAGAAAAGTTATATGAGAGTTAAAATTTCAATTTCTATCCAGCGTGAGTTAGAGGTCGATCATCCTATCTTCCAACAGCTGGCCGATATTCATAGAAAAGGCCCGGCTTCAGTTGCAAACGATATTATGTATGATATTGCCACTAAAGAAATTGAGAGAGTGACAGGAATTTCCACTGATTACAATAAATCTATCTCCATCACCAGCGTAGATGCTCTGCCTGATGAAACACCAATTTTAGAGTTTTAAAAAAATCCTCCCTAAATGGGAGAATTTTTTATATAAAGAAAATCAGCGGCCCGCGCTTGAGCGCCGCGGGCCGCATTTTTTTCTGTTGTAATGTTGCACAATTTTCAAGCAGAAATCTTGTGCAAAATGCCATCTTGCAATTATCCTGAAACTATGGTATTATTATCATGTCAGGAGGAAAGGAAAAAGTTCTCCAGAGTAGGGTAAAGAGTCCCTTTTGTGAGAGAGGTTATCGCGACGCCTTTTTCAACGGAGAAAAAAAATATAAAATCCCTCTTGACACCAAGCCTTAAATGTGCTATAATGATACCACCAAGAGAAGAAAGGACTTGATAGATTATGATTGATAAACGCCGACATTATGTGCTGGTGGTTGATACAGAAACCGCCAACACATTAACCGAGACTGTCCCCGCTGAAATTGGGGAAGATGGGGAAATTATTACTCCAGAGCGCGTCCGTATGGATATGTCAAATGTTTTGGTATATGACTGCGGCTGGGCGGTCGTAGACACCAAAGGCAATATTTACGAAACCGCAAGTTTTGTAAATCGGGATATTTTCAATGACGAGCGGGATTTAATGCGGACGGCCTATTATAACTGGAAAATCCCCCGGTATGTAGAGGAATTGCGGGCTGGCAGTCGCAAGATGGCTACTACCTATGAAATCCGTCAGGCCATGCTGGACACTATCGAGCGGTACGGCATTAAGGAGGTCGCCGCATATAATGCCCGCTTCGATGATAACGCCCTTCGGGTCACTCAGCGTTGGGTCACTTGTTCCAAATTCCGGTATTGGTTCCCATTTGACAGCGTGGAAATTTGGGACATTATGAAAATGATGCAAGATGTCATTTGCCAGATGCCCACCTATAAGAAATTCTGTGAAGAACACGGGTATGTGCAGGCTAATGGCGTTCCCCGCAAGACTGCGGAAATCGTGTGGCGGTTTATCTCCGGCAACACTGATTTTGAGGAAAGCCACACGGGACTGGAAGATGTTCTGATTGAGGCGGAAATCATGTGGTACTGTATGCGCCAGCATAAGCCCATGAGAAAGGCCCTGTATGAGAACAAGCGGGAGTTTCCGCCCATGACAGATTTTCAGCGTCAGCTTTCCGCAAGTTTGCGGCAGATTCCGACAATCCGGGTCGGGGCTTAATGCCCCGCCCGGTAGAAGGAGAAATAAGAAATGTTTCAGGGATTAAAGAATAAGGCTATTCGCTTCCTACTTGAGCGGACGTGCCCAGATGTATTTACCATCAAGGCCATGCTTTCCAAGGTAACGCAGAAAGAAATGCAGTTTTATGCCGACCAGTTCTACTCAAAGAAAGAGGGTTAAATATGCAAACAAGAATTGTATATACTTCTTCCCTTTGTCCCGATGCCGTTTTCACGGCGCTTGAAATCATCAAGCGTATGGGATGGAGCCATGATGAACCCGATGAAAACGGGGATATACTGGTATCCATCCCCGCCGAGGATGAACACCTGTTCGACTTTTTAGATAACTGCCTTTTCGGATAAAAAGAGGGCTTCGGCCTTCTTTTTTTGTTTTATATTTTGGCGGGTCGCGCATGGGCGGCGCGACCCGATTTTTTCCTTGTAAATGTTGCACAAAAAATTTGATTCCGTTTTGTGCAACATTTTGCACAAAAACCCTATCCCAAAATCACGTTCTTTTGGAGGATCTCACAATTGAAATCCGCTTTGTGGTGTGGTACAATAAGTACAGAAAGTGAGAGAGACGAACGGCAGACAGCGACAGCGAACTTTCAAAAATCTTTCAAAAAACCTCTTGACAAGCCCTTGTGAGTGTGCTATAATAAGTACAGAAAACAAGGCAAGGAACCTTGAAAAGTGAATAAAAAAGGGCTTGACAAACTCTCCAAAGTGTGTTACACTATAAGGGGAACGAGAGAGGGCAAACAAGTAAAGGGCAAAAGCTCTTGAAAAAAGTTTGAAAAACCTCTTGACAAACTCCCGATAGTGTGGTACAATATAATCAAAGGACAAGGACAGTCCTAAAAACCAGAAAGGATGTATTACCATGAGCGAGAAGAAAATCCGTATCACTAAGGCCCAGCGTTTCGAGGACATTAAGGCCCTCTTGGCTGGTGAGGAGGTGAAGCATGGCACAACCATGGAGATTGCCATGACCGTCATTGACCATGAGCTGGAGCTGTTGCGGAAGAAGAATAGCTCCGGCGGTGACAAGAAGCTGACCCCGACCCAGCAGGAGAACGAGAGCCTGAAGGAGCAGATTATGGAGTATCTGGCCGGCCTGCCCGATGACACCGACGGCGTGACCTGTACCGACATTTTCAAGTCTGTGCCCTCTCTGGCCGCTTTCTCCACTCAGAAGGCCGCCGCCCTTGTGCGGATGCTCAAGCTGGACGGCCGTGTGACCTGTCAGGAGAAGAAGGGCAAGTCTCTCTTTAAGATGGCGTAACCCCGTATAGGGCGGGGCGAAAATCCCCGCCCTACTCTATCTTAGGGGGTGAGACTATATCGAGCCGTATCACTGACGCCGAGAGGTTATCGAGATATAAGCCTCTCCAACTGACACCAGAGGAGGAGGCGGAGCTATTGGCCTATGACAAGGCGGTGGAAGCTGGTGAAAAAACTCAATACGATTTATCGCCCGATAAAGCGAAAATCGCGCAGAAATTCGCCCATGCTGGCACAAGAAAAACCCCTACCGCCTACAAATTTACACCACGGCAACGCAAGCCAAACGCAACTAAAGGCGGCATAATCGCAGAGCTGGCGGACTTTTTGGAAAAAAATAGTCAATTCTCGATTGTTGACCTTGCCATAACAAACAAGGAACGCCAAATTGCGTTTTTTATCGGTGGGGATAGTTTCGAGTTAACGCTTGTACAAAAGCGTAAACCGAAAAAATAACGGGGTAGGGCTGGCCTACCCCAGCCCTACCAGAAAAGAGGTATTCCATAGTTAGCACACAGACACGGGAAAAGGAGTTTCTATACGTCGGGCATTATGTAGACGTAAAGGGACGCTATATTCTCAAGATTGGCACAACAAACGACCTCGAAAGACGGGCCGCCGAGCATACAAGGAATTATAAACGGGCAAAAGACTATACCATGCCTGTGGATAGTGCTTTTTCCTATGATTGGTATATCCGGTTATCTAAGTATAATACCCCTCGATATGAGGACTTGAACCGGACTTTATGGCAAAATATGGGAATTGGACATTTTATCAGAAACGACCGCTTTCTCTGTGACACGCCCCCGCGCATGGTAACAGTCATTATCCGCAAGGCATACCAGGTTATTCTAAGCTAACAAGAACCACCCCAGAAATGGGGTGGTTTTTTTATCCCAATATGCGGGCGGGCCGGTCGCGGGCGACTCGGCCCGAATTTCCCCGATCGGACCATAGCGCAAAATTTTCATAGCAAGTTGGCCATAACGCAACTTAGTCTAGAATCTCCCAAAATTATATTATAACCCGATCGGTTTTCTATCTTATCCCGATCGGTCCAGCAATAGCGGCTTTCTCGTCCATTTTTTATAATAAAAAAATTTAAAATTGTCAAGTGTTCATAAGACTAACATTATCCCCTATACAGCTAACAATAGCAAAGATGTTGCTATGAAAAACAAATACCAGCGAGAGATTTTTCTGCGGCGCCGATCGGAATAACGAGATTTTATAATAAAAATAGCTAGAAAATTCTACTTTTAGCTAGGTAAACCGATCGGTCCGCAGGTTTTTCCTCTTGTTTTTCTCTTAATATAGCGAAAATTCTCTAAAAATCTAGCAAAAACGCACATTTTTCTAATAAAATTACTTAAAAATTAGCAAAATTTGCCTCATTTTCAGCAAATCTTCTTGATGTTCACCCTTTCTATACTTTTATAGATACAATTAAAAAGACTTATTCTCTAGCTAAGAATTTTCTAGTCGATGCCTCAATCAGAGAAGTTATTTTAGAATAAAAGATCTTTAAGCTAGGGCCGATCGGTTGCAATTTATAAAATAATATTATATAATATAAATATAAAAGGAAAGAAAAGAGGAATATATTCCATGGATTATACTAATATGATTAAATGTGCTCTTGATGGCGGTGCGTCTCTCGACGATATTGCTAAGGAGTTTACTGATGCTCTAAATGTCTTTAATAAGCAGAATCAGGTTCGGAAGGCTCGTCAGCAAGCTTTGGATGAAATTGAGTGCGACTTTCTAAATGCTGTTGATGATGAGCATCTTGATGCAGAGCATATCGGACAGCTTGCAGTTCTTATTTATGCTCCTTCTCACCCTGAGTGGGATGCTGATACTATCAATAAATATGCAGAGGCTATCACTGAGACTGCTCGTATTTCTGCCCGAATTGTCGGGATGAATAATATCAATGATGCACTTGCAGCGACAGAGGAAGAGCTTGATAAGATAATTGAGAAGGCGATTCAGGAGATGCGAAATGAATCGGTCTCCGTTTCCATCAAGAGCAACAATGATGAAGATGTGGTAGCTAAGTTCTTGAGAGGGCTTAGATAAAAGAGAGGTAGAGATACCTCTCTTTTTTTATTGCTATTAAACAAGAGGAAAGAAGTAGAAGAATCGCGGAAGCCTAGGTTTACGATCGTTTTGACGAGTGTTGTGATGGTTGTACCTAGACCCGATCGGCACCCAACTCTACTATTTCTCCAATTTTCTCTACTATTCTTCTAATTTTCTCCAATTTCACTTATATTCTCCCTATAGTCTATCCACTTTCTTATGGCTTCGCTTGTAATCTAACTCGAATCCTCATATAGATTCAATAATCCCTTTTCCTCTACCTCTATTAATCTCTCTTACCCTACCCATTACTCTTCTTCTTGACTTTTCCCTTTAATTTTTGATTCGATTTTTCTAAAACCTTCTTCCAGCTTTTCAATTCGATTTTCTAAATCATTTGCTCCCATCGTCCCATCTATACTTCCTTGAATATCCTCCCACCTCTGAAAATCTTCCATGGTTATCCTCCCTATCCATCGCTTTCTCACAAATACATGAAAAGTCGCCGTTGTCTTTTCTTTGTTATCTTATATATGTTATATTTATGGTATTGTCAGAATACCATGAAATGGATTTTTATTTACTTTCATGGTATTGTCAGAAAACCATGTCATAGTATTGTTGGAATACCATGAAATAAATCTTTCAATTAAAATCATAGTATTGTCAGAATACTATGAAATTTTCATAGCTTTCCAACAAATACATGATTTCATAGGTTTCTCACAATACTATGAAATTTCATGGTATTCTCAGAAATACATGAAAATTAAAACGAAAATTTTTCTCCGTTAGGAGCGACATAATTATATTTATCCTCGTCAATAATTTTAGGAACTTCGTAAAAATCGTAATACCCCTTCTTCTCAAGAGGAATCAAATACCCTTTTTCTACCAATCCTTCTATTGCATTTGTATATTTAGCTTTCTTTATACCCAACTCCCTCTCAATAATAGTAGGGCCAAAATCATAATCTGTCAACTTCTCTGACTAACTAGCAAAAAATATCCATAAAGAAAACTCACCATCACTAAGTTCTCTTCTCGCCGCAAATAAAGCATCCTTATTAATTCTAGCATATATATTATTAGTATTACAAGGCTCTTTATGAATATGACTTACTGTTCGCTAATTAGGACTTCTTCTTTTGTCTGCCATGGCAATCATCCTCCAATAGCGAACTTTGTCCCTTATATTTCTCAATCGCTTCTCTTAATTCCTAAGTATCTTCAAAAAGATAAACATTTAACCAAGGTTTCTAAGCATTTGGTGCTGTTCCAACAACCTTAAATCCCAACTCACATAGCTTTCTAGCTAACTTCAAAGTAAAAACCTTATAATTATTAGTCATTTTGTTTTCGTCTCCTTTAGTCGTTTGAATGGTTTTCTATATATTCTTTTACTGCTTTTCTAATTACTTGCGACATAGTTAAATCTCTATCCTTCGCAAACTCTTCTAAAGTCTTTTTTTCTTCCTCTGTTAATCTAACAGAAACAGTCGAATAATTCATATTATCACCTCTCTACTATATTTCACTTTTATTATACCATAATTTTCCCGCTTTGTCCTAAAATTTGTTAAACTTTTTTCTAAAAAAATAAACAATATAACAACTGCGGACTGGCAATTTTCTTGCCTAAAATTTTCCCGCATCCGTGAGAAATTATGACGATTCGTTGTATGCCCCCCGCATTTGAAATTGTATATTTTATATGGTATTATATTTATATATAAAGGAGGTTAATGTAATGCTACCTATTATTCTACCTATTGCTTTCTGTATTATGCTGCTCATCTTTTTGCTCGCAGGTTGTGACAGCATTATCGAGTATATAGTATGCTCACTCTTTTCCATGTTTGGCTCTATATTTCTAACATTTCTATCACTCGTAGTATGCGTATTCATCATTGAATGTGCAAACCCCCGAAACCTATTCAGCAGAAACTATCGCAACCTATGATATTATCGCACTAAGTGATAACTTTAGTTCAGAAGATGGACTTTGCTATTCGTTCCTATATCAAACGGATAAAGGCATCACTTCAAAGTCTATTAAAGCAGATAAAACTTACATTCAAGAAACTTCCGACGCTCCATATGCAACAGAAAACACTGTCCGCTTTAAAAATCCCGTCCTAAATGTTTTGTTTGGCTCTTGGTCTACAGAATATAATATCTATATTCCAGAAGGGTCATTTATCCAAGATGGATATGGCATTAGCCTTGAGTAAATAAAGACTCCCTTTTAAGGGAGTCTTTATTTTTTTATAAAAATATTATATAATATATATAGAAAGTAAGAAAGGAAGTAAAGTCATGGAGATTAGTAAGCTAGTTGAGACAAAAGGATATAAGAACTCTACTGTAAAAATTTGTGAGTTCCTCGATTTTTCTGACACTGATCAGCTCAAAAGAGCTAAATTCTTTGCTATCCAAGAAACTTATAGTCCTATCCCGGTTCTCGGAATTAGTATAAATAATGGAGATCCGACTTGGCGGCTATGCGAAGTAAATAATGATGTGGATGAACTTTACTCTGTTGATAAAGGATATAAAATTTGTCTCAAAGTTTGCAACGAGCACGGAGGCAATATCTATTATCAAAGTGACTTTCTTTCTTTGCTGAAAAGTGGGCATATTATTTATTGCCCCGATGAAAGTAAATATGAAATCAAACACATTACTTGCGCAGAAAAGATCTCTGATGGAGCCATTCTAATTCACGAATTCGACTCTATAGAGAAGAGGAAATAAATATGTCATTTCTTATCTATACAGGCTCCTTCGAGTTAGCGGCAAGAGAACTTGCTAAAACCCCAGAAGCGCAAGATGACTTTGACCTACAAGCTAAGATCTGCCGCAAATATGGAATTTTCCTAGAAAATATAACTGATGATGAAGTTGAAATGTTGTCCCGCATGGTTGAAGAATTTGCTAATTAAGAAAGGAAGAAATAACATGATTGGTGAAACTATTACTGTAAATGGAGTAAAGTGCCTCGTTCTTGACGAAATTAATGGTAATCCCTTCGTGATTGCCCTTGAGGTAGAAATTTATTCTGTTTTTGGAGACTCCAATAACTATAAAGAGAGTGGTTCGCGGAAGACTATTGAGTCTTGGTTTAAAAATACCGGTATCAAGGCTATCGCCCGTGATGTCGATCTCACCGCAATGGATGGATATAAAGGGTACGGCACACTAAATACTACTGTCGCGCCCCTTACTTTCGATGAATACCGAAAGTACAATCATATTCTGACTCCTCATATCAAGAATTCGTTCTGGTTGGTTACCCCTTGGGGAAGTCCCGAAAAGGATAATTGGGCCTCGAGCTACGTTTGCATTGTCGGCAACGATGGGTCTGCGGTCAACTACTACTACAACTTCAGCTACGGACTGGCGCCGGCTTTCATCCTCGACAAAAACCAGTATTTTAACAAGTCTCTTAGTGATTTCACCAATGAGGAATTGATTGCCGAGCTTAACAAGAGATTGAAGGTGTAATTATGTATCTTCTCCCCTCTGCTCTTATTGACTCTATCTTAAATAAATATACTGAAAGAGTTAATTCTAAGTCTGGATATTATAAAATTCCATATGAATCGTGGAGACTTCTAAAGAAACTTGCTTCTTCAGATTTAATTTTTGAAGTTGAAACTAAGCTCAAAAACGGAGAAATCCACCTATGTTTGACTAGCGATTCCCTCCACTACGAGATCCCTGTTACCTACGGTTTTGTAAATGTTATGAAAGAAAGGTTGATTAAGATGACTGATACCAATTCCACTTATCCCATGCCTGCGAAGAAGAAAACTGCGCTTAATATGAATTTTGATTTCGGCCCCATCAATGAAGGCGTGGCTATTTCTCCTTACGGCCTTGCTGTCCTCACCGCAGATTATCGTTGGCTGACCTACAATCCCGCAACCGCGCAGACTGTTGAAGTAACTGGCTTTACTTTTGATTTTAAGGGCATGATTTACAAGATTCCTGCCACCATTAAAGACGTTTCCGTGGGCGATCTGATTATCCATCAGAAGAAGCCTATGTATGTGACTGAAATTACCGATTCTAATATCGGAGTTGTAGATATTATCAATTCTGAGGTAAAGACCGTCATTCCCATTACCAATATGTTCGGCTTTAATTTCATCACCAAGATCGTATCTTTCCTCAATTTTGGTTCTTCTACTCCCACCGAGGAGCAGCCCTTTGGTAATATTATGCCTATTATCATGGCTAGCATGGTATTCAATGAGGATGAAGACTCTACCTTCGGCAACATGGATATGAGCAAGCTGATGATGATTTCTATGCTGTCCGGCAACTCCAATCCCTTTGGCAATATGTTTAATTTCAATCTCAACACTCAAAATAAGTAATTTAAAGAGGATGGCAGAAAGCCATCCTCTTTCTTCTTTTGATTTTTTATATATTTTATAATATAATATATACATAAAGAATAAGAAAGGAAGAGGATTGCCAATGACTGCTATTATTACTTGTTCTATCGAGGATGCAACTTTCGAGAGCCATTTTGCTATTGATAAGGGAACTCCTGAGTATATGATCGCGGATGAGGCATATCGACTTGCTATTCTGTTCGCACAGACTCAGTTCATCGCAAGATTTGGTCGTCTTATTTCTGGATACGATTTTGGCGAATTTCTCAAAAAGCTTGATTATGATTATAAAATCAAGGAGGAAGAGTAATGAAAGATATTTTTGTAGTCTATTCTTGGCCGGAGTATGAAGATACGCCTGAATATAAGTGCGCAGTTTCGTCAGAATCGGATGCGCAAGAGATGGTTCTTTCTTTCTGGGAGAGTGCTGCATACGACTCTTATCTCTTTTGTTTAGGGATGGGGTATGTCTATTGCATGAATGACTTTGACGATGATATTTATATAGATGATTTCGGCTACTTTAAAACTTCATTAATTGACAAAGAGCTTCCTTAAGGAAGCTCTTTTTCTTTTGCAAAAATTAAAAAATAATGATATAATAATTATAGAAAGTGATTAAGGAGGTTTAAATTATGCCTGTTGCTCCTAGTTTTCAATCCTATAAGCGTATCAGTGAAGAGCCTTTCATTAAAAATGGTAAGTATTATGTGACTGTAGAACACCCCAATACCAAAAATCATCGAGATGTTCGTTGGTATTCTGAAGCTGAATTCGCCAAAGCATATGGTAAGAAAATCGTAGATACTGATAAAGGATATGACGGATTGAAGCACGCAAGAGGCTTTGATAATGGCCCTATCCTTGTAATTCGTGGTAATAAAGCTGCGGATGAAGATTGGTTGCGGGAATCCGTAGCTCGATATGCCGTAGGGATTGGTTGGTATATCGCTTCGACTGATACTTTCCCTGATGATGCACCTGATCATCTGAAGTATCTCTTGCTCGGATGGGACGAATTCCGCGATGGAGATGACCGTCATATGAAGAAGCCTGCGGATCTGTCTACCCTATTGGATAAAAAAGCAAGAGCGAAAGAGTGGGTGAAAATGAAATGAGTATCCTATTGATTGTTCTTTACGCTCTTATGTCTGCATCGTTCTTCGTTTTGGCTGCTTTAGCCGACGGAAAGACTGTTAAAGTATTAAACAGTGTCACAGCAGTTTGTTGGTTGGTCAACTGTATTCTTACTATAATCAGAGAATTGGCAATCTAATTACCACATCAGTTCAAGAAATCGGTTTGCAAAAAACAAAAAAATAAGTTATAATAATTATAGAAAGTGAGAAAGGAGATTTCTTGTAGTGAGCGTTGATTATCGCACCGAAATAGTCTACGGAGTTCTTCTTGATAAGAATGAAATTAACATTCTTAATCAAAAGGATGATGAATTTCGGGATACAAATTGTAATTTTATTCACATAGCCGACTGTTATACTGATGCTAGCGATATTGTCATCGGTGTTGAAATAGGCGGCGCTATTGAGGAAGGTACAGCTAGAAAGATTGCGCTTCCTGAAATCATTCCCGAAATGGATAAAGTGGAAAATATTCTCCGTGAACTCGGCGTTACACGAGAATTTGCATGGTATGCAATTCATTGTGTCTCATAGTCCAAGAAATTTTCTTGACTCTACTCAAAAAATATCATATAATATAAATACAATAAAACAAGAGAGGAATTGATTAATTTATGTCTAACACTGTAAAGAAGCCCACTAAGAAAGCCAATTATAATGCTATTTTGAGCATTCTGTCCGCCGCTGAAGGCGAGGGTCTCGTTCTCGAGTCCACAGAGATTACCTATGATAGTCTGCGCGAGTTCATTGAGCATGAGGTTGAGCTCCTTGATAATAAGGCCGCTGCTGCCGCTAAGAGAGCTGCTGCTAAGAAGGTCGAGGGAGATGCTCTTCGCGAGAAGATTTATGATGTCCTTACCGATGAGCCTATGACCATTAGTGACATTGTAAAGGCTCTGAACGACGAGGACATTTCTGCTCAGATGGTAACTGCACGTCTGACTCAGCTCGCTTCTCCTGAGGTTAACCGTGTTGTGAAGGAGACTGTGAGTGTTCCTGCCTCTAGCGAGGGTGGAAAGAGCAAGAAGCTTTCTGCTTACCGCAGAATTGGCTAATTAAAACCTTTAGAAAGGTAGCTACGAAGAGTAGCTACCTTTCTTTTTATCCACATTTTAGTACAAATTGCAAAGCCAGAGGGCCCTCCTGGGAAATTCATAATGTGACATACCGCACATAATATAATAACAATAGCAATAATAATCAGAAACATAGGTCAAACTCCTTTAACTTTTATTATATATTTATTATAACAAAGCAAAAGCACAATGTCAATTTGGCATTTTCTTCTCAAGATTGACGGGTTATTTATTATATGCTATAATAAATATATAATAAAGGAGGGTTGTTCAATGATATTTAGTTTAAATTATCATTCCGACAATAAGAAAAAGGCTGGAGAGATTAGATGCCCTTATAATCAACTAGGAACTATTATTAAATTTATTAAAGAAAATCCAACAAAGAGATATAATATTATAATTCCAGATGATTTAGTTCAAATAGAATTAACAAGATTAATTGAACAAGTAGATATAGTAAAATCAATAGCATAGGATTACACAATTCAATGCGGAAATATCTTACAATTACAAGACTTAAAAAATATGGGATATAATAGATATTTGCGTTTCCCTGTTACTGATTGGGAAACTTTTCAGGAATTGCGGGAAGCCGAGGTTAGTGACATCTATATAGATGGACCACTAGGGTTTCAAATGGATCTATTAGAGAAATATAAAGGAGATATAAAGATTAGGGTATCACCCACTATTTCTCCTAATGCCTCACTGTCCGCAGAAAGAAAACCAACGAGCTTCTTTATTCGCCCAGAAGATCTTAGTCTCTATTCTGCTATTGATGTAATAGATTTTAGTCAACCATCTAAAGATAAAGAAGATACATTATTCAGTATCTATACTAGAGGTTCTTTTAGTTATGATATAAACCTTCTTATTGATGGGCTACCTTCAAGAAATAATCTATTATTTAAGGAAGAATTTGGAAAAACTCGTTTAAACTGTAAACAAAAATGTAATATCCCAGGTCATCATTGTCATTACTGCGACACTTATTTCTCTGTTGCTTCTCGTTTAAACGAATTCGCTCAACTTAGTAAAAAGTAAAATTAGATTTTATTATTTTTATATATTATAATATAATTATAAAGATAATAAAAGGAGTGTTTCTAAAATGAAATGGTCAGAAATTCTCCCTCAAGACGCGTTAAATTTGAGTGTTCAACTTGAAAATTATGCTTTGGAAGAGCGTTCAAGAGGGAAAGTTTTATTTCCAGAGTAGGATAAAATTTTTCGAGCACTTAATCTCACGCGTCCTGAAGATGTAAAAGTTTGTATTGTTGGGCAAGATCCATATCATACCCAAGGCGCAGCTAACGGTTTGGCGTTTTCTATTTCTGATGGAAGTCCAATTCAACCTTCTTTAAGAAATATTTTTAGCGAGCTTAATAGCGACTTAGGGCTGCCAATCCCGCAGTCAGGAGATTTAACGCCCTGGGCTGAACGAGGAGTGTTACTCATTAATGCGAGTCTAACCGTTTATGAACATCAAGCTAATAGTTGCGTTAATTGGGGATGGAATAAGTTTACAACAGCAATATTAAAGGCTGCTACCCAGTTACCGCAGCCTATTGTTTTTATGCTATGGGGAGCTAATGCTCAGAATTTATTGAAGGATTTAAATTCTAGTCCTATGGTATGGGACGGTCCGGGAATAGCAAGAGAGAATTTAATTAAGAAAGCCTATATTTTATCCTCCCATCCAAGTCCCTTTAGTGTAAGTAAGCCATGTAAGGGAACTCCCTCGTTTAAAGGTAGTAAACCATTTTCAACAGCGAATAGTTTATTGCTTTCAATGGGAGGAGAACCTATTGACTGGACTCTATAAGATGGGAGATAAAGCATATAGATGATAGATTTAAGAGAATTAAAAAATGATTTTGAATCTATACTTGTTCATTCTCAGGATTACCCCTTTTATTTAAACTCGGAGAATTTGATTTCTCAATGGTTAGAGGCTAAAAGGGATATAATCAACCTTTTTGGTGGAGAGTTGGTATTAAGGAGTAAAGAACCAGTTAAAATTTTCTTAACAGAAGAACAGAGAGATAAAAGATTTGAAGAGTTCTTACAGGCTCTTGATGAAAACGGGATTCTAACAGAGGAATTTGAATTATTTTTGCGCGTTAATAAAGATGGATTCTTTGATAATAAAGTTATGTTACCTTATCCATCTTTTAATATTCCGTTAGGATCAAAGCTCTCAAAATCTTTCAAAAAGTTTCTTAATAGTAATGAGATTGTCAGATGGGCTCAAGATATAGCATCAAGATATATTCAAGAGAATAAAATAGAAGGATATTTATATTTATCTGTTCATCCTATTGATTTTCTTACTATATCAGAGAATAATGAAAATTGGTGGTCATGTCAATCTTTAGACGGGGATTATAGAAGTGGAAATTTGAGTTATTTAGTAGATAAGACTACAATAGTAGCATATCTATCAAATGGGAAACGAGAATATTTAAAATGTTTACCAAAAGGAATGACATGGAATAGCAAAAAATGGAGAATGTTAGTCCATACAGATGGAGAAAGAAATATCTACTACAATAGACAATATCCATATGAATCTAGAGATTTATTATCTAGTGTCCATAGTATGTTAGTTTCATTAATAAAAAATGAAATGACTGAACCGATTGACTATGGCTTTAAAGTAATCCAATCTCAATGGAGTAGCGGGATGCTTACATATAATCAGATCAACGCGGGTGGACGCACTTTTGATGCTAGAGACGTGATTGATACAAGTGACTATCTTGGCTATTCTGATTTAATTATCTCTAGTACATATGCTCCGATTATATCAGTAAATGATGACAAATTTCATGAATATGCTGAAAGTATAGACAAGGGTAAAGAAGTTGAGGAAATGTTCTTCAATCACGCTTTTGAAATTAAAATTGGAGAGCGGCCAATCTGTCCATGCTGTGGAACTGAACATATTAAACGTGAAGATTCATTTCTTTGTGACTATTGTATTTCAGAAAAAGAGGCAGATGAAGATTTCTTTTTGACTTGTGATAGTTGTTATCGTAGAATATATGATGAAGATGAAATTTATTGGATGGATGGTAGACCATATTGTAAAAAGTGCCATAATCTAATGCAACAAGAGGATAGATTAATCGAGGAGGACGATGAATAATGGCTAAACGTGGAGATGCAGCTCGTCAAAATGTAATGGATACAATTTGCAAGGCTTTTGGAGAAGACTTTGTTGGAATTCAAGATAAAAAAATCTATGTGTGGGCACAAGATGGCGTAAATGGAGAGAAAATTCAATTTGCGGTTTCTATTACTATGCCAAAGACACCGATTGCGGGTGGTGGAGATAATGCGCCCTCTACATCAAGCTCAGGAGGGGCACCAGCAACTGAGTTTACTCCTACTGAGTTAGCTCCTGAAGATAAGGCCAAGATCGAAGAGCTAAAAAGAAAATTAAATATTATTTAACTGGTCACTTTTGATTATATCTGTTTTAATAATTTTTATATTTATTGAAACGATATATGATAAAGGAGAGAATTTTATGGCACCATTAAAAGATTTAACGGGATAGCGTTTTGGAAAATTGTTGGTTATTAAAAGAGTAGAGAACACTAAAGCTAATAAAGCATAGTGGCTTTGTAAATGCGACTGCGGAAATGAAGTTATAACTATAACAAATTAGTTGACAAGTGGAGCAAAAACTTCTTGTCCAAAATGTTCTAGGACTTTATACAGGAAAGATTTAACTGGACAAAAATTTGGAAGATTAACTGTATTAGGTTATGACTAGGAATATACAGACTCGTGGAAACAAACGCATACTGGGACTGCCGTATTTTGGAAATGCTAGTGTGATTGTGGAAATATAACCTATGCAAAAACCGCAGAATTAAATAACGGAGCTAAAAAATCTTGCGGATGTCTACAAAAAGAAATATCAGGCTAGATTATGAAAGAAATAGTTTAGCCTATAGGAGTTGAAACGCGCTTAGCTCAAGGGGATCTTACTGGATAGCGTTTTGGTAGATTAACTGCTCTAAAACGATCAGAAGATGATCACAGATATTGGATTTGTAAATGTGACTGTGGTAATATAAAAACAGTATCCCGTAGTGCTCTGATGAATCATGATACGCAGAGTTGCGGATGTATTGGAAATTCTCGCGGAGAGACTAAGATAGCAGAAATTTTAACTTAGTATGATATACCTTTTATAAGAGAATATAAATTTAAAGATTTAAAAGATAAATCTTATTTAAGATATGATTTTGCTATTTTCAAAAATGAAAGACTTATAGGGTTAATTGAATATGACGGTAGGCAACATTTTGATACAAGTAGTTAGTGGTATAGTGAGGATAACTTAAAAAGAGATTCTTTAAAAACTGAGTATGCTAAAGAGCATAATATACCTTTGTTAAGAATCGCCTATACAGATTACGAAAAAATTCAAGAAATTATTGAAAGATTTTTGGGTATGGGTAATTAAATTATTCAGTATAAAGTTTAATAATAGTACACTTCCCTCACTAAAGAGAGGCGTAAAGAAAAGACTTTAGATTTTACGCCTCTCTTGAAAATTAAAAAAAATTATTATATAATATATATAGAAAGTTAAGGAAAGGAAGTTCTGAGTTTGAAGATTTATCTCGACCTGGAAGCTAATTGCACCACCAATGAAGCAATTTCTATTGGTATGGTAACAGAGAATGGAGATACATTTTATAGTCTCATTCGTCCGCATACGAAACTTGACCATAATATAAAGGTTTTGACAGGAGTTTCTCAGGAAGATGCAGACCAGGCTCCTAGTCTTGAAGAAGCAATGTTAGGAGTTAGAGAGTTCCTTTCCTTTCTTGATGAAGAAAATACTTTCTATCACTACGGCAAGAGTGATAGGGGTTTTCTTAGAGCTTCTATGGGCTTTACGACTGATATGAAAGCTCTTACTACTCTGCAATACATTCACAATAGATGTGAAAATGTTGACAAAAGGGTGGCGTCTCATTTTCGCAGGGATGCGATTGGTCTTAGGTCTGCGTATCTGACCATGAAACTTTCTTCTGAGGATCCAATTCAGAATCATAATGCTTTAGAAGATGCCTGGATGTTGAAATACGTTTGGGAAAATATTGATGGATACACTCTTCCTGATGGGATTGAGCCGGTAAAAGTACCTAAGGTCAAGATGTCTTATGGTAAAAGCAAGGCTAATCCTGCAAGCCCGGAAGAGCTGATGAATCGCAGACTGACGGCGAAACAGCCGCGTTCCCGCAGAAATGAAGCGATTAGGAATTGTCCTGCTATTGATGACGATAAGTATAAGATTGCGGGAGTGGCGATTAAGGGTGAGCGTGAAATTCCCTTTAAAGAGATTTATGAAGTAAAAGGGTTCGTTCATACGGGCAGATTTAAAACTGCGGCCCAGGTTCTTCATGCTCTTGATGTTATTTACGCGGCCATGGAGACCGGTAAAGGTAATCCAGATACCAAAGGCTGGATTTTTAAGAAAGTTGAAAAACAATAAAAAATATTGTATAATATTTATGTGAGTTGTTCTGTTGCAGCAGAACTTATAAGCCGCAAGTGAGGGCTTTATACTCACTTTTATATCCCGCGGTAGCTCAACGGTAGAGCAGCCGGCTTATACCCGGTATTAGCGCCAGATTAGCGTGAGGTTTGGGGTTCGAATCCCTGGCGCGGGACCATAGGCGTAACGCCGCACGCCCTCGAAAGAGGTATCACAGAAGGCACATACAGCAAAGTTATTTTCCGAATAGTCTAATGGTTGGACATTTTAATTGAAATAAAAAGTTATGGGTTCGAATCCCATTTTGGAAGCCATCTAGTGCCTTGAAATTATTTGAAAAACTTTTATAAATATGATATAATATTTATAGAAAGTGAGAGAGGAAGTTGTTTATGGATAAGAAATTATACCTCGCGCAACTTGCCGCTAAGGCCATGTCCTGTTACAGCGATGAAGATGTAGTTTGTGATAGCCTTTGGCTTATGAATGGCGGCATTGGTGGGCCAGAGGAACAGTGGGAAAACTTTCTCAAGGTTTTTAAGGATACCTTTGGTATTTCCTATGATGAAGCTAAACAACTGAATCTTTTTGAAAAACAATAAAAAATATGTTATAATATTTATATAAGGCAGATACAGCAAATTATTTACAAATAAAACGCTTATTTTGGTTTAAGAAAGTTTATTTATTCTGCCTTGAGCTTGGGTCGGTAGCTCAGAAAAATTTTTGGGTAAAGTGAGCTAAAGATAATTCACTAATTCTTATATATTATATAAAGGAGAGTGAATTGTTATGCCGACAGCGTTGGATTTAACTGGACAAAAATTTGGAGCATTAACAGCAGTTTCAAAAGCTCCAAGTAGAAGTGGTAAAACATATTGGCTATGTAGATGTGAATGTGGGAACGAGAAAGAAGTTTAGACAGGTCATTTAACTTCTGGAGCTATTTAGAGCTGCGGATGTAAGTAGCATTTAAAGAAAAATAGTGGAAAAAATGTAGTTAATTTTAGAAAACGAATTAAGCTAGCATTGGTGGAAGGTTTTTCTCATAAATGCTCTTACTGCGGATTGCGGGATGCACCTCAGTTATACGACTTTCATCACGTTGACCCATCTACAAAAAGTTTTGGTATCGCAAATTCTTCTACTACAAGAAGTAAATAGGCTTATGCAGATGAAGCAAAAAAGTGTATAATGCTATGTGCTAATTGTCACAGAAGAATTGAAAATGGTCTAATTTCTTTAGATGATTTTACGCCAATCTTATTTGATGAAGAGAAGTATTTCAAAACTCTTGAGGATTTGATTTCATAATCCTCAATATGGATCGCTAGTTCATCGGTAGAACGCAAGGCTGTTAACCTTGATAGCATGGTTCAACTCCATGGCGATCCGCCAGAGTCAAGTTTGTGAGTAGCGTCGTGACTTTAACCCTAAACTCTCAATTCGTCCACTGCGAACTAAAATAATAGGCTGGCCCATAGAGCGACGGGTAGTTCTGAAACAAATAGTTGCTCTTTTATGTTCTCGTGGTGCAATAGGCAGACACGCGTGGTTTAGAACCATGATGTTGCGGGTTCGATTCCCGCCGGGAACACCAGATGGTTCCGGTGACATTGTCTTAAACCCATATAAACCGGCGGAGCTATGGCCCGTAGTTGAAGACTGGATTTCTTGTCGTAAATGGCCAAGCATTTATGATGGCTAGTCAGTATTAAAAGAGGAAGCCTTGGAACTCGATCAATACCATAGAAATATGCGCGTGTGCTGGAATAGGCAGACAGGCAAGCTTGAGGTGCTCGTGTTCGTAAGAGCGTATGGGTTCAAGTCCCATCATGCGCACCATGGTTTCTACTGATTTCCCATGCCCAATAAGTCAGAAGTGTGATATATGTGAACGACGAGGCGCAAAGCACACGGGGTGCGTACGACCCTTCCTCGCCTTATACGGTGGCGTAGTTCAGTAGGCTAGAACGTCGGCCTGTCTTGGAGATTAATAGAGAATATCTTTAGAGGGAGGATTGATAGCATTGGAGAAATTAAATCCATCCCAGATTGGAGATATTACAGAGCTTAAATGTTAGGCGTATTTAATTGAGAATGGTTGGAATGTTCTTATTCCGATTGGAAATCATCAAAAGTATGATTTAGTGATAGAGAAGAACGGCAAATTCTATAAAATTCAAGTAAAACACGCTATGCCGGTAGAGGAAACTGGATTTCTTGTTCGTACTAAATATGAAGTGCGAGAAAATGGAAAAGTTAAAAAAATGACTTATTCTGCTAAAGATGTAGACTATTTTATGACAGAGTTTAATGGAAGGTTTTATATGTTCCCTGTTTTTGGAACAGTAGAGACTAAGTTTTGGACTGTTGCCACAAGATTATCTACTCAAAAGCAGGCTAAAGATTTTAAAGCTGAAGATATTCTATCCACACTATAATCACTAAGGCACGCCGAAGGTCACGGGTTCAAACCCCGTCGTCATCGCCAATTTGAAAAACAATAAAAAATATTGTATAATGTTTATACAAGGTTGAGAAAGAACAAAGTATCGCAAGTCGTATATAGGCAGCGATAGCGCGCAAGTGAATCAGCAATGCGGTGTCCCCTTTGGGTTGATGCCTGGCACATTGGACTGTAGTAGCCGATAAATTAGAGCGTAGTTCTCCTTGATTGACACGACCAATCATCTTAACCATAGTATGGGGCATTAGCTCAGTTGGGAGAGCGCCTGCCTTGCAAGCAGGAGGTCACGAGTTCGACCCTCGTATGTTCCACCATAGGTATCTACTAACAATTATACATATGATACCATCTAATGATTACAGGTTTTTATTGATTTCATTGCCATAAAACAATAGGGCATTATCTATTTCCGCCCTCAATAGAAATAGGTGGTTTTCAGTGACGCCGCTGTTCACCAACTGGAAGAAAAGTTAGTATCTTAATAAAGTAGATGATAGAAGTAAGATACTAAAAGTGCGTAATATGCTCGGTTAGTCAAGCGGTAAAGACGCTGGCCTTTCACGCCAGAAGCACGGGTTCGACTCCCGTACCGAGTACCATAAATCAATAGGAAAAGGAGATAAATCTTATTATGAAGAATGTTCACGGGAAGTTCAATTCTTTTGTCGCGCTCGGTCAGGCCTTTGGTATTAAGTGTGCGGTTGAAGCTGAGAAGGTACATAAGTGCCCTAATTGCGGGAATGAGCTTCGCAAGGTTGGTAACACAAATGTCTATGTTTGTGATTACGGAACTCTTGAGGATGCAGATTTGAAGGGAACTCCCGTGCAGGTGCTCACAAAGTGTGGCACTATTGAGATTGACAATACTTAAATAAGTGGAGACCTAAGCAAGTCGATAAACTGCTTGTTATATGGCGCCTTCCTCTAAATGGCATAGGAGGCCGGAACCTCACTCCGGCAATATGAGTTCGAATCTCATAGGCGTCACCAGACGTATGGACTCCACGGCTCAACAGAGAAAACGGGTCTTTCTTGTGCGTAGAGTATGGTACGGCAAGAATGTAATTATTAATTGGCACGCCCTTGCTTTATAAAGGGAAACGGTTCCGGCTGATACATCCAGCGGAGGGGCGCAAGAGTACCGTGGCTATTAGAGTTATTCCAAAATATAGAATATATGAGGCGAGAATAAAAAGCGAGGAGTGGCAACGCAGACCAACTCAAGAGCGTCTAGGCGTTAAGTAGTAGAAATATATTTTGGTTTCATTATAATTTAATTCTAATGGCCGGATATCGCGGGGAGGGTGTTGGTTCTCAGTTGAGTCTCATAAACTTAATTACGCGAGTTCGATTCTCGCTCCCGCAAGAAGTGCATTTGAGAAGCCTCCACGTGGCGCACTTTGGGTAATGCTAATTCTCAAGATAAAAAGTATTAAGGAGGTAATAAAATGATGGATATTGATGATTTCATTTTCGCAGAAACAGAAGTTATCCCCAGCAATAGGTAAGATAACTTATATGTTCAATGCGGCCACCGAGAGGTGTTGGTTCCAAGCCCATGAAACGCAGAGGAAACATATTTGGAGGGGTGGCAGAGTGGTTGAATGCAAGGGATTGCTAATCCCTCGGCCATAGAAATGTGACCCGGAGGTTCGAATCCTCTCCCCTTCGCCAATCGCCAATCGGGACAGACACTGTTGTATATGCCGGCCGCATATAAACGAGGCGATTTGTGTTAATAGCGAAAACCGACTAAGCTATTCCGTTCGCTTGCGGCGATAATACAAGCAACTTAATAAGTCCGACAAGTTTGGTGGTACTGCTGCGGACGCCGAGAGGGACAGGGGGCCAAAACCACAAGACAGAGGAATGGGTTCGATTCCCATACGGCCGGCGATTAGGCTGGCGGTTGGTGTATAGTGTGGAAACGAGCATACTGTCAATCTTCTTTAATCTAGGCCGAGATTTATATCGACCATTATATGCTGGATTAGCTCAATAGGCAGAGCAATCGCCTTGTAAGCGATAGGTTAAGAGTTCGAGTCTCTTATCCAGCTCCAGCCTCGGCAGAGGCGTTTAAACGCGGCAATGGAGTGATTCCTCCTACCTGTAAGATATTGTGGCCACTTTATCGAGCAGTCCGTATGGTAAACCGAGTCGGATAGGGTTGGATAGGGCGCAGAGAATTGTACCGCTAATTCCGAGTGCAAAGGCAGGACGCCGATACCTGATATTAAAATCTATTGCCAATATGTTGTGAGTAGCTTAACTGGTAGAGTCCCTCGTTGTGGCCGAGGTTAGTGCGAGTTCGAATCTCGTCTTACAACCCATAGACCTATTCAGCAAATTTTCAATCATATGTTTTTGGGTACATAAGAAGATGAAAAGGGGTCTAGTATAATGAATTTAAAAATAATTAAACAAGCACAAAAGAAATCTCCTGCTGAATTACAGGAGTATTTATATTTCAAACGAAGAGGCTCTATAACAAGAGCAAAGAAAGGAAAAGGCTCTTTTAGTAGAAAGTCTAAGCATAAAAATCTTCTTGAAAATTCTTAATTTTTATTATATAATATATATAGAAAGTTAAGGAAAGGAAGTTTTGAGTTATGATTATTGCTTCTGCAATCAAGTTTACTCCTCACTTTGGTAAATATCCTGTCGTGATTTGCGGGAAGCGCCATGCAGATTGCTTAGAAGAGGCTTACCAGATGGGTTATGAGTGGGGCAAAGAAGAGTTGGTTCAGGGTTTTTTCACAGATGATGGAAGATTTCTTGATAGATATGATGCAAAGATTGAGGCTCGCAAATGTCGTCAATTAATCGAAGATGATGATAAATATAGAGAGCTTTTTAGTGAAGATATTTGGCCTGAATAAAGGCTAAATTCGCGTCCGTGGCCAAGTTGGTAAGGCACCTCACTTTTAATGAGGGGATCGGGAGTTCGAGTCTCCCCGGACGCACCATATCCGGTTGTAGCGTAATTGGCTAACGCACCTGCCTTCCAAGCAGGGGACTGCGGGTTCAAGTCCCGTCAGCCGGTCCAAGTAAGGTTAGGGAAAGTCCGCGCCCGGCACCTGACAATTAAAGACGGACTGGGTGAGAGTAACAGCTCCGGTTAGTTACCGTGAATAGACTAAGGTATGGTTTCGAGTACCTCTTAACCAGAAAAGCTCGGCGACTGGCAGACGAAATATGCTCGTTAGGCCTTTCCTGAAACGAACATGGAGTGGCGGCACAATCCTTGTCGAAGAGTGGTGCTCATGGATATTATATGCAACCATAGCTCAGTTGGTAGAGCACAGTGCTGATAACGCTGGGGTCGCAGGTTCAATCCCTGCTGGTTGCACCAATATAAGGTGGTCGGTTAATTGGCTAAACCAATGGTCTCCAAAACCATGACTGTGGGTTCGAGTCCCACCCATCTTGCCAATATTATGAGAGGAGGCTACTCATGGCTGCTAATTATATCGAAGTCAGAGATATGGTAACTCGCGGAGACAATGGTATCAATAAATATTGTATTATTGCTTGCGATGGATTTTCTTTTGAGGATTATCCAACATATGCAGTTAGCTATGAGGATGCCATTGTTAAAATTGGAGAAATCAATAGTTCAAGTATGCAAAGAGTGATGGAAGTATATAACTATCAAGAAGATATTGAAGAGCAGCTCCGTGAAACAAGAGCGTGGAGGATTTGAATGAAGTTTTATACTTCTTATTTCTATCAAATCCGCAATTTTACTCCTAATATGATACCTCTTTCTACTGCTTGCGGAGACCCCTTATGGTTTCATAAGGGCATGGATAACGGTTATACTTTCTTTGATAAAAATGGAGTTATCAATGGGCTAAGAGCTGAAATGCTTCATCCAGATAATTCTTGTTCTGGATTATGCGAAGGTATGGCTTGTCCAGAAACTCCAGATAATTGTTTATTTTTACAAAGATATAGAACTCAACTATCTAAAGTTGATTTTATAGACTTTCTTGAAAGATGCGATAGAATAACAAGAATTATCCAATCCGCTAATAATTTCGAGGGAGAACCTATTATTGTTCTTATCGTCCATGAAGCAATCAATAATCCCTGTTCTGAAAGAAAAGTATTACAGGAATGGATGATGAGTCATGGTATTCTTTGTGAAGAGTTACCATATAAAGGTAAGCAGTTTAAGGGATTTTAGTAAGCCCCGTTAGCTCAGCTGGAAAGAGCAACCGCCTTCTAAGCGGTAGGTCATTGGTTCGAGTCCAATACGGGGTACCATACGGGTTGTTAGCTTAACGGGCAGAGCAGTAGGTTGAAGCCCTACGGGACGAGGTTCGAGTCCTCGATAACCCACCAGCCGAGAAATCGGCAGACATTTTAATTTCATTACAAAAGACCCTCTATGGCTATAGAGTCTAGAGTTCGATTCTTTCTGCAATAGATAGAGGGTCACTATATGGGGATGCGTAGGTTCGACGGGGTAATGAGAAACTAGAATACACGGGTAGGCATACCGCCTTAAGGGGCAACAAAATTAAACGACAACGATTATTTTTCTAGTAATATCGCAGCTTGAGCATAGCTCGCTGTTTTAATCCCTTGGATTTCTCTATTTGCCTTTAATTAAATAGAGTGGTGGAGGCAGAGTACAACTGGTACTGCTCTATGGTTATTAGTAGTTTCAGCTAAAACTCCATTTATAAAAGTTTAAAGTGAAACTATCGTGTAATAATATTCTAGTTATGTAGTTATTTCGGACACGGAGTGCGACTCTCCGTCATCTCCACCAAGAGTTTCTTTCTTCTCTTAAAAAGAAAGTGGTGGATAATCGAAACCCAATTCGGCTCCATATATAACATATGTGGAGGAATTAATATGACAGAATTAGAAAGAGGATATTTGGCTGGCATTATTGATGGTGAAGGAAGTATTACTCTCACCAAGGATAAATAGTTTAGGTATCCAGTATTAGAAGTGTCTAGTACAACATATCAAATTGTAGAATATCTTAAAGAGCATTTTGGAGGAGTTATTTCCAAGAAAAATGAGCGTAATCCAAAATGGAAACAGGCTTATATTTGGAAGATAGAGCGGAGAAAGGCTATTTCTTTATTAGAAGAGATTGTCAGTTATCTTAATGAACCAAAGAAAAAAGCTAGAGCTTAGTTAATAATTAAAGACTATATACGCTTAACTCCTAGAAATGGAAGATATTCTGAAGAAATAAAATAGCAAAAACTTAAATTTGAAGAAGAATTTTTCAAGATAGAATAATTTACATAACAAGAGGAAAGGAAGTTTATGATGGAGATTGAAAGAAAGTGGATTCTTCAAAGAGTTCCAACAGAGTTTCGATTAGTTAGAAATTCTCAGGTAGAGCAATTCTACGTTTCAACAAGTCCTGAAGTGCGCTTGAGGCACAATCCCGCAAGCAACGAACCTTTTAGGATTACAATTAAGGGCGAAGGAACTCTAGCAAGAGAAGAGATTGAAACAAAGATTTCTGAAAACTTCTATAATCAAGTCAAAGAGTTCGTGAATAAACCTCCGATTAAGAAAGATTATTCTATCTTTAATTGCGGCGGATATCCACTCGCGGTTTCTGTAGTAGATGATGGAGCTTTTATCTACGCAGAGGTCGAATTCGAATCGGAGGAGCAGGCCCGCTGCTTCCAACTTCCTATTGATGATGCAGTCGAAGTAACTGAGAATACAGATTATAAGATGAAGAATTATTGGTTACGCACTCGTAACTAAATTATAGGCTCATTCAGCAATTATCGCCTTGATGGGGCATCTGACAGTTAATCAGACTTTACATAGAGCCTAGTTATTTGCGCCAGTAGCATAATGGAAAGTGCACAAGGCTACGGACCTTGGCTAGTGGGAGTTCGAATCTTCTCTGGCGTACCATATGCAGAGGTGGCCGAGTCTGGTTTATGGCACCTGCCTAGAAAGCAGGCGGTCGAAAGGCCCGTGGGTTCAAATCCTACCCTCTGCGCCACATTGGTATCTTGCATACAAGTCCGAAAGGCAGTAAGAATAAATCGTAGGGCCTTAAATCCGAGCCAATAATAGGAAAGCTATATTCCGAGATACCCTTCGAGGATTGGAGCAACGAAGGTAAAAATAAAGTCCCCAAGATGTTTTCCGGTATCAGTACACAACCGGCATAGAGCAGAAGGGTTCAGGGTCGGTGCCTCATATAGCATTAGAGGAAACGGTAAGGACCAGGCATGGAAATCTGCGGAAGTGCGAGAAACCCCGAATATCTGGGTGTAAGTCAACTGGTAGACGGCGTGATTTGGGTTCACGAGGCTTGTGGGTTCGAGTCCCACCACTCAGACCATCTCGCTTAGAGCGAGAATATGTATCACTCCTTTCCTATAAAGGCTCAATACAGCAAACAAATGTATATGTAATACTTGGGAAAACCAAATAGTTCTATTACTATTAAGTTTTATGCTATGAAATGCTTCTATGTGCAAAGGGAAGTTAAGAAGTATGGAGCTATGCAACAAGCCCTTTTGAGCCTAGATTGAAAAACTTTTGAAAAATTAAAAAATAAATGATATAATATATATAGAAAGTTAAGGAAAGGATGTTTCAAATGAAGAATTTTGTTGGCATGGGTCAGTTTTATCGGGCTAATCCTTATGGTTTAGTTAAGACCGTTTGTCGCGGTTTTGATGCTAACTCTGGTGATGCAATGATTGCTTATGTTCAAGTAGGCAAAGGTGGCTGTGCAAGCGAAGTTTTTTTCATGCTCGAGGATGAATTTAGAAACATCTTTCTAAATTAAATGCCCGGTTAGCTCAGCTTGGTAGAGCATATCCCTTACAAGGATGGGGTCGGCGGTTCGAACCCGTCACCGGGCACCACTTAATAAGGAGATAATTATGGACTTTGTTGTTGGAGTTCTTAGCTTTTTTGAGAATGAGATTGAATTAGAGAAAATTTCTGCCGAATCAGAAAAAGAAGCTCTAATGAAACATTCTCTTTTGAATGGATATATCGTTGATGAAAATGCTTCATTGGAAGAGATTTATCAAGATTTATCTGGAAGTGATATGGTAGCGAGTGTAATTAAGATATAAAGTAGTCTTTTAAAGACGCATACAGCAATTCTTCTATTAAGAAGATACAGGTTCAAATCCTGTAAAAGCCCATTGGCTTTTTGGCGGAATGGTTCACGCAACTGTCTGATAAACAGTCTTTTCTTTAATGCGTCTTGTATTTATAGCCGGTTGGCGTAATGGTAACGTAGGGGACTTTGACTCCTTTGTTAGAGGTTCGACTCCTCTACCGGCTGCCACTGTACCTTGAAAATAGAATAACTTAGATATGGCTATAATGCAACTCAGTGAAGACACAACGTCATGTGGCTGAGAAACCCAATCCGAGCTTAGGCTGGGAGAATCGGATAATGGAGGATACCCCAACCATCCGTAATGGGCTTTAATGGTGACATTAGAGTTCTCGTGGTCGAATGACCGGCTCCTAGGAGGGTTGTGCTGACATAATCGCATCTAAAAACACTGTCTTATCGCTCTCGCAATAGACGCCCCTGTGGGGAATAATCCAAGTTAGGTTAAAGTGTGGCAACTTTGGCAATCCTTGGAAATGCCAACAAGAGAGTTTGCACTTGAACCAGAGAAATCTGGGTATAAGATAAGGTCATGATCTGAGTAGCCCAAATGTGCAAAGACTTTGATGATTAGATAATAAGATATTGCTTGTTCTAAAATCAAATTTCTGAATGACGGGTGAAAGGTAAGGGTAATCAATCCCTTTTGAGAAATGGAACAAAAGTTCTGGGGCAAGAAGTTAGAGGTCGCTCCTCGAAGCTCAGACTTGTCTCCTCAATGGTTGAATATAGATGAAGATTAAACAGTTGGTAGGGCGAAGGCCCGCATTATAGTTATATTTAAGTTATTCTATTTTCTTTATACCGCTTTAGTGTAGCGGTCTGCACGCTTGGCTCTGAACCAAGAGGTCTTCGTTCAACACGAAGAAGCGGTGCCAGTAATAGAAGCAATACGTATAGAAATCGTAAATAAGACTTCTATTGTCAGGATGTAGGATTGAAAGCGTCCACCATTCAAAGAGTGGCGAGTAGACCTGCAGGACTCGCCTTTGGCGTAGTAGCACACTGACAAGGTTCACGATTAACCTTAACCAAAATCGTTTTTAATATGGGGAGTTAGCTCAGTAGGTAGAGCGCGTTAATAGTTTGGTCTTGTCAAAGACCGTAACAGCAATCTTTACTACTTGCTTATGGTGCACGATGTCGCAGGTTCGAGTCCTGCACTCCCCACCGAATATGCCGAAGATACTTTCATCCGTCGGGGAAGAAGAAGAGAAAGGTGAGAAGCGCAACTCAGCATAAAAATGTGCATTATGCGGGAGTGGCGGAACCGGTAGACGCCACGGACTTAAAATCCGTTGAGCTTGGCTCGTGAGGGTTCGAATCCCTTCTCCCGCACCACTAATAGCGCCATGGTTAATGGTTCAAATTCTGCCAGCAAATAAACAATAGAAGTCCCGCATGGGGAAGGCGTTCTAATAGGATGTTCGGCGCTTTTATATATGGGTCAGTAAAGTGATAAAGTAGACACCCCGGTCTGTGTTAAATTCCTACTTAGGAGGATATTAATGGTCATTACAAACAATCAGTAGAAAGGAAATGCTGGTCTATCTTTAGCAATAGGATACTTTGGTTCTAATGGATACACTGTATCAGTCCCACTGAATGATACTCAATGGTATGATTTAGTTATTGAAAAAGATGGAGTTTTCCAAACAGTTTAGTGCAAATTTACATCATCGAAAACTGGAGAAATTAATCTAAAATCCGCAGGTGGAACTAAAGGAAATGTTTATGATTCGATACTTAACCATCCTTTAGACTTGTTGTTTTGCGCTAATCAAGATATGAATATGTTTGTAATTCCAATGAACGATTTGATTCAAGCTGGAAATGTAAAATCAATAACTTTGAGAACAACCAGTGCCCCAAATTGTAAATTGGATACCAGTAAATACTTAGTTCGAATCTAAGATTTAACTCCAAAAACCGGTGCTTTCGAGCTCGAGTGGGTGCGATTCCCTCCTGGCCCACCAAACCAAACAATAGGAAAGGAAGTATGTAATGAATATTGTTCATACAGGAAACCGTTTCCAAGTATATGGGGATGATGTAAAAACTTATAAGGAGTTGCCTGCGGGTACATATTCGATCGGCTTCCATCCTCAAATGGGAATTTGGCTTCAGTTGCATAATAACCTTCAAGTAAAAGAAGAAAAGGTTTATGGTTCGCACGAAAGAAAAGTAGAAAAGGTTTTTAACTCTTTTGAGAAAGCTGAAAGAAACTTTGGCATAATTCTTTCTGGTAAGAAAGGTATTGGCAAATCTCTTTTTGCTCGTATGATTGCGGAAGCCGCGATTAAGCGAGATATGCCGGTGATTATAGTCGATTGTCCAATCCCCGGAATTAGCAACTTTCTAAGTTCTATTGAGCAGGAAGTAGTTATCATCTTCGACGAGTTTGAAAAGACTTTCGCAAGAAATGATGACGGGGATCCGCAGGTAGAGCTTTTAAGTTTGTTTGACGGCGTTGATGATGGAAAGAAACTTTTCGTTATCACGTGCAACGATACTAAGAGATTGAACGAGTTCCTCATTAACAGACCCGGTCGTTTCCATTATCATTTTGAAATTGGATGCCCAACCGCGGATGAAGTAAGAGACTATATGATTGATGCGGTGGGAACAGGATTTCAAGAGGAGATTGAAAAGGTAATTAAGCTATCGCAGATCGCGGATATTACCTATGACAGTCTGAGAGCCATTGCTTTTGATTTGAAGCAGGGCTACCCTCTTGAGGAAACCCTGATGGATTTGAACATTAACTATGAAAGAAATTCTGTCTTTGATATTAGTGTTCGACTAACCAATGGTTGGGCTATGACAGTGTATGGCTATTCTCTTAACCTCTATGACAAAGAAGAGCAGCGAATTAGATTTAGAAAAGATAAGAATGATTTTATTCTTGTTTTTTCTCCAAGCAATATCAAATCAGTGAATGGCACCCTAACTCTTATGGGAATGGACGCTGAGATTTGTTGCGACTTCGATACTTTCGATTTGAATTATCCCTCTGAGGAAGAGAGAGAAAGAGCGAGAAAAGAATTTAACGAGAACGTGAGAGTTGAAGGAGTAACCTTTACTAAAGTTACATTTTATAATGTCAATAAGTATATTGACCTTTAATATAAAGACCTAAGCAAGTCTTAAAACTGCTTTATATATTGCGGGTAGGACAAGTGGTTAAGTCGCAGCCCTCATAAGGCTTGAGGAATGAGTTCGATTCTCATACCCGCAACCATCCATCGTTGCAGCGGTGTTTATATATATTTCATTTATAAATGTAATATGTATGATTGGAGTTCTGCAAAATTCCAATCCCCTAGAGGGGCTACCAAATAGGTAGCCCCTCTTTCTGTTTACCCGTCCTGCTCCGAGTTTTCGTTCGCACAGGCCCACCAAATTTTTCTTTCAAAAATAGGCTTTGGACAATTTATGTAAAACCTTTTGTCATTATTGTTATATAGTATAAAGAGAGATAATTTTCTCTACTCTTTAAAGAAAGGAGAATAAGTATGATTACTGTTGGTAAAAATACAGCCAATAAAATTATATATGGCGCGATTCATTTTTTATGTGATTACCAAAGTGATGTTGCTAATCTCCCTACAAACCGAAAGCCAGGCAGTTCGGCATATGTAATTGAAAATGGAAATAAATATATTCTCAATTCTGATCATGAATGGGTGTTGTAGCCCTCTGGTGGAGGCGGAGATTAGCCTCTTCCTCCAGAAGATACAACTATTATTTATGATGGCGGACTAATTGGCTAAAGGAGGGAGTGACTTTGGCTGAAGTTGTTTATAAAACAATATTTTAGTTCAAGCGAGGAACATCAGAGAAGTGGACCGAATTAAATCCAATTCTTCGTCAAGGTGAGCCGGGATTTGAAATAGATACTGGAAAGTTAAAAATTGGAGATGGAGCCACCGAGTGGAAATAGTTAAAATATATAAATAGTAGTTTGGTAAATGTTGATGTAGACAATCAATCTATTGTTATTGATGGAATTGGACAGATTTCATTAAAAGGATTTGCAGAAGCATCAACAGGGCAATCTATTAGAAAAAGAGAAGATGGCACATTAGAGTGGTATACTCCAATATCTTAGGATAAAGTAATAGAAACTATCTCTATCGGAAATAAAGATTTGCCGGTTGAAGATAATAAAGTTACTATTCCGGCGGGAACAGAAGAAAATCTTGGTTTAATTAAGGGGAGTAGTTAGAATAACTAGATAAAAATACTTTCAGATGGAACCGGAGAAATTAATTCTGTAGGACTTGATAAAATAGTGGATGTTGAAGGTTTTACTTTAATATTAAACTGTGGGACAGCAGTAGACTAAAATAAGGAGGCATTTTAAAGATGGCCAATGAATTAAAAACTAGAATCCAATTAAAATATGACACCTATGAAAATTGGAACACCAACAATCCAACTCTTCTAAAAGGGGAAATGGCTGTTGTTGAAGTTCCAGTTGAAACAGGTGTAGCTCAAAACGAGCCTACCTATTTATTAAAAATAGGTGATGGAGAATCAGATTTTAAAACTTTAAAGTGGGTGAGTGGAACTGCTGCTGATGTTTACGCTTGGGCAAAAGCAGCTACTAAACCTACATATCAAGCAAGTGAAATTCAAGGACTTGAGGACTTCATTGGAGAGAAAGTTGAAGATACCGATACACAGTATCAGATTGTCAAAAATGGTAATATGGGATTCAAACTTCAATCTAAGCCAAAAAATGATAGTTCTTGGACCGATGTAAGCACAATCGCTCTTGTTGCTCCAACCTATAGTTTGCTTGAAGGAGCAACCAATGGTACTGTTAAATTTGGAGTAACTGGCTCTGAAGTAGAAGTAAAAGTTCACGGGCTTGGCTCTGCTGCTTATACTGAGAGTTCTGCCTATGATCCTGCCGGTAGCGCAGAAACAGCAAAAGAAGAAGCTATTGAAGAGGCTGGAACCGCGGCCGATGAAAAAATTACTGCTCTAAATATCTCCCAATATGCAAAAACTACAGAGGTAGAGTAGAAAATTACTCAAGCAAAAACAGAATTAATCGGTACTGGTAGTGGCTCTTCTACAACTATTAAAGGCGCATATGATGAAGCTAAGACCTATACTGATAATTAGATTGCTGCGAAACTTGCTTCTACTTACAAAGCTGGAGGATCTGTTGCTTTTGATTCCCTTCCAGAATTAAGTGCAGTAGAGGAAGGCAAAGTATATAATATCATTGATGAATTTACCACAACTGCTGACTTCGTGGAAGGAGCTGGTAAAGACTATCCTGCTGGTACTAATGTAGTATGTATTGATACCGGCGAGGATGAGTTTAAGTGGGACGTTCTTGCTGGAATGGTAGATCTTTCTGCATATGATACTGCAACAGTAACACAAGAAAAGATTAATACAGCAAAACAAGAGGCACAACAATATGCAGATTCTAAAATTAATGCCTTAGACAAAGAGGATTCTGCGGTAGCAAATCAATTTGTAACTGCGGTTTCCGAGGTTGATGGTGTTATCAATGTAACTCGTGCGCAGCCTACTATTGAGAATGTTAACGGATTATCCGCAGCTCTTGCTTAGAAAGCCAATAATTCCGATCTATCTACTGTAGCCAAAAGTGGGAAAATTGATGATTTAACTCAAACTGCTACAATTATTTTTAATTGTGGAAGTTCTAATACAGTGATGTAATTTAATAAAGCCCATTTTTAAATGGGCTTTATTTTTATTTAAGGAGGCTTAAAATGGTAACTTTTAATAGTAGAATTTCGAATAAGAAAGATACAAGCGAGAATTGGGAAGCCAATAATCCTATTCTATTAAATGGAGAATTGATTATTGTGATTGAAGATTCTGGCGAAATCCGTTTTAAGGTCGGAAATGGTACAAGTCATTATTTAGAGTTGCCATTTGTTGAAACCGGTGTTTCCTGGGGTACTTTCTAATTTGCAAAAAATTAAAAATTATAATATAATATATACAGAAAGTTAAAGAAAAGAAAAATTAAAATTATAAAGGAGAAGAATTATGATGTATCCCACTGAGAAGTATCGTTATTACACCAATGGCCGGCGAGTTATCGCCGTTTCTACTTATGCTGGAAAGACTGTTCGTGGTGTAGCAACCTGTGACCCCAGTGACGAGTTCTCTATGGAGAAGGGAAAGGAGCTTGCGGCCGCTCGATGCGCTTTGAAGATTGCCTATAAGCGTTATGATCGAGCTACTCGTAAGACAAAAGAAGCTTACGAAGCCTGTCGCGCCGCAGAGGCTCATCATGAGAAGATGTATGATTACCTTATTGATTCTGAGGCAAGAGTTACAGAGGCTGAGGATTACCTCGCAGAAATCTTGAACGACCTTTAATATAAGGGCTTCGGCCCTTTTATGGCGGAGTGGCCGAGTGGTTGAAGGCACTAGTCTTGAAAACTAGAGACGCTGAAAGGCGTCCGTGGGTTCGAATCCCACCTCCGTCGCCATTTTATACAAGGGGATAGAGTAATGCGCTGGTTAGTCAACTATATCCGACAAGTTTTTTGTAAACACGAATTTGTTTTTAGTGAAGGATGGGCTGAAACTTCCAATAGCAGCGGTTCATTTCATCGAGGAATGAAAGTTTCATGTTATTGTAAAAAATGCGGCTATCACAAATCCTGGTGGAAATTTTGACAATAAAAAATTTTTTTGATATAATACTTATAGAAAGTTGAAAGGTATGAGCAACTGTTTAGACTGTGATAAATGTTGGGTCGTAAAAGACCCTGACCCAGAGGATGATACTTGTTTAGCTGTTTTCTGCTCAGAGTCTAAAGCAAGAGGAATGAAATGCAACGAAATTTCGTATCTAATGCCTTTAGGTTATAATTCCGCGTTTGCAGAAAGTCCTCTTCCGGTAAACCCATGGATTACAGTAGCAAGTCATTGGTCTGAGCTAAGAGAAAAATGCGAAATTCCTGATTGGTGTCCATTAAACGGGCTTACATCAGGAACATACAGAGATGCGACTGATAGAACATCAGTTGCTATTATGCAAGAACGACAGTAACATAAGACACTAACAGCTATCTTTACATAAAGTAAATTTTATTTTTTTTCAAATACTTGTAGGTTTTTAATATAGTGTCTTGATATGTATGTTGCGGAGTAGCGTAATGGTTAGCGCAGGGGTCTCTAAAACCTCGGGAGTGGGTTCGAATCCCACCTCCGCTGCCAATAATAAGGAGGTCTAACATGGGAAAGTCTCGTAAGAAAACCCCGGCTGTATCTTCTATCTCTTATAATGGAGGAAAGAGAAGAGCCAATAAAAAAGTTAGAAGGCTCCTTAAAGACCCGGAAGTAAACTTTGATAAAGGGTCTTTTAAAAAGGCTTATTGCTCTTGGGATATTCGAGATTATCGAGAAGTAGCTCCTTCCTTTGAAGTTTTTTCAGAGAGATGGTTGGAAAGATGGAAGAGAAATAGAGCTAGGCTAGGAAGGAGAAATCCTGAAACTCCTCCCACCAGAAAAGAGCTTTGGCAGACATACCAGAGATGGTACTTGAGAAAATAAATCCTTCCTTTCTTTTAACCGCGAGAGAGTTATCTTAAATAAATACTAATAGCTCTCTCGCATTTCTTTTATTGAGGAGTTGGCAATTTATGTGGCAAAATAATATTGAATTTTTAGATATTATTTCGATTATTTCTTTTGTGCTTTAGTTGCAAAATGCTGAAAGTCACGAAGTGGAAAGATTAAGAAATGAAGTTTCTAAACGCTTTGATGAACAAACCAAAATTCTGTTAGATGCTATGAACAGTAAATTGGACAGAATTGAAATGATGCTCAAAGATTTAAATGCTCGAGTGGGCTAATTGGTATAGCCGTCAAGCTCAAACCTTGATGTTTGTGAGTTCGAGTCTCACCTCGAGTACCATTTCTTTATAAAGAACGGGAGCTTCCTGTGCCTCGTTAGCAGAACTCAGGATGGTTGGCGCTGTGAAAGTTAAATGCGTCCATGTGCGGAGCGAAGGTTGGTCGCCGCACGATATGGCAATGTACTCAAGTGGATCAAGAGGCTTGTCTGCAAAACAAGTATACGCCAGTTCGAATCTGGCCATTGCCTCCAGTATGAGGTTAGCTACCTCCAGGTTTAACGATACCTTGGGATTTAGATGCTTGTGGGGCCTAAGTCATTGAATCGTTATCTCTCTCCCTTGTCCAAGGGAGCAACTAAACTTTAAAGGAGATTGATACTATGAATACAATTCTTAACGCTATGAAGCAGATGGACAACATCACCACTACTGAAAACGGCGGCATTACCTATAAGTCTACGATGAGTGGAATCATGGATTTGTTCGCCATGGGAGCTGCTTACCGCAAGCGCTCCGAGGATGACGTAATCTTCCTGTTCGATAAGGCTTTTAAGGAAGATGAAACTTATGCGCTCAAGTGCTTGTTTTATCTGCGCGATGTGCGTGGTGGACAGGGCGAGCGCAGATTTTTCCGAGTAGCAACTAAGTGGTTGGCAAATCACCACACCGATGCAATGCGCCGCAATCTGAAGTATGTTCCCGAGTTCGGCAGATGGGATGACCTCTACGTCTTCGTTGGAACTCCCCTGGAAGATGAGGCTTTCGACATTATGTACCATCAGTTGGCTCTTGATGTTGAGTGTAAGACCCCTTCTCTTCTGGCTAAGTGGTTGAAGTCTGAAAATACCAGCTCCGCAGAATCTCGTAAGTTGGCTACTATTACTCGCACCCACTTCCGTATGACTCCTCGCCAGTATCGCAAGACTTTGTCCGTTCTCCGCAAGCGCATTAAGGTTCTTGAGAGACTTATGTCCGAGAATCGTTGGGACGAAATCGAGTTCGATAAGATTCCCTCTAAGGCGGGATTGATCTATCGTAATGCTTTCGCCCGTCATGACATTATGAGGGAGAAGGCTGATAAGCAGACTTATGCGGAGTTTGCTAAGAGCACTGACACAAAGGTAAATGCCAAGGCCTTGAACCCCTGTGAGGTTGTCCATGAGGCGGTTAAGTTGAGTAGAGCATATCATGCTGATGATACCGATCGTCTGATGATTGGCAAGTACTGGGATAATCTGGCAGATTATTTCCATGATGCCGTTTTCAATGGGGTTGCTGTTGTAGATACTTCTGCGTCTATGACAGGTGGCTTCAATGAGATTAATCCTATTGATGTGGCTATCTCTCTGGGAATGTATTGCGCTGAAAAGTGTAATGAAAGTTCTCCTTGGTATGGTCACTACATCACCTTCTCTCGTCAGGCTAGACTGGTACCTGTTGAGGGCATCGACTTCGTTGACAAGGTACATCGCATTTATAGCAAGAATCTCTGTGAGAATACTAACATTAAGAGTGTATTCGACTTAATTCTCAAGCTCGCTATTGAGAATGGAGTAAAGCAGGAGGATATGCCTAAGAATGTAATCGTAATTTCTGATATGGAGTTCGATTCCTGCGCCTCATTCGACGATAATTACGGTTATTGGAGTCGTTACAATAGAGATACCAAGTCTGAAATGGAGAAGATTGCAGACATTTGGAAGGCCCATGGTTATGAATTACCTAAGCTCGTTTTCTGGAATGTCCAGGCTCGTCAGGATAACATTCCTATGAGAGATAATGGCAGAGTTACCTTTGTCAGTGGTTATTCTCCTGTGCTTTTCGAGCAGATTATGACCGGCAAGACTGGTATTGATCTTATCCTTGATAAGCTCAATAGTCAGAGATATGCGGTAATCCACTAACCCTATTCGGGGAAATGGCAAGAAAAATGCCATTTCCCCGTTATTTCTATTTATAGACATTTAATTAAAAATATTATATAATATAAATAGAAATAAAGAAAGGATTTGTTGTAATGACAAAAAGTAAGTTTATTGAATATGCAGGCGAAGTGCAAGACTATTGCCTTATGCTTACTAAAACCAGTGACGTAACAGGAGTAGAATATTTTGAGTCTGAGTTCGCTTCTCCTCTTGATATTATGGAGAAGATGATTTTTGACCAGTTTGATAAAAAGTTCGATGACTCTTTCAGTGAAGAATTTTGGCATCTTGCTATTATGGAAGACACTGATAGAGATGATTGGGCAGACTTTTATGATAAATTGATGAAGGGGTAATTATGCCAGAAATCCAAAAAGATCTAGTTTTATCCCCAAATGAGTACGCTTATGTACTTGATGAAACAAAAGGTAACGTCGCCTGTAACGTAGGCCCGCATAAGATGAGCCTATCTCAGAGCGATAACCTTGTAAAATTTGATACAAAGACAAAGAAATTTATTCCTTGTGATAGGTATAATGATGCTATTTCTCTGTTTGTAACTGCGCCTGAAGGTTGGTATATCGCCCTGAAGAATCCCGCCCCTGGTAATAAACATCCGCAGGCCGGCACCAGTAATTCTATTCCAGAGAATATGGAGATTGGTAAGAAAATTAACATTCCCGGTCCTGCTAGTTTTGCTCTTTATCCAGGGCAAATGGCTCAAGTCATTCAGGGGCATAATCTCCGCAGCAATCAATATCTTGTCGCTAAAGTCTATGATGCGGATAGTTTGAATACAACAAAAGAAGATAGAGACGCCAGCGAGAATGAGCCTTACTTTGTAAACGGCCAAGTTTTAATTATTAAGGGTACTGAAATCTCCTTCTATATTCCTCCTACCGGAATTGAGGTAAAGGCAATTAACAATGACCCAAGCAAGGGATATGTGCGGGATGCCGTGACTCTTGAGCGTTTGGAGTATTGTATCTTGAAAGATGAGGATGGCAACAAGCGATATGTGCATGGTCCCACGGTAGTTTTCCCTGAACCCACAGAGAGCTTTATTAAAGATGGTAATGGCCATATTAAACGTAATGCTATCGAGCTTTCTGATATTTCCGGCGTTTATGTCAAGGTTGTTGCCGACTATAAGGATGACAACGGCAAGGAGCATAAAGCTGGAGAGGAACTCTTTATCACTGGCAAAGACCAGATGATTTATTATCCTCGTCCTGAACATACCTTTATTACTTATAATGGTAAAGTAATGCATCATGCTGTTGCTATCCCAAAGGGCGAAGGCCGGTATATTATGAATCGCATGACGGGCGAAATTAAAACTGTTAGAGGCCCCGCAATGTATTTGCCCGATCCTAGAATCGAAGTTGCAATTAAAAGAACTTTAAGTCGTTCTCAGTGTGAACTTTGGTATCCTGGAAATGTAGAAGTCCTTGAAGCAAATGGTCATCCTATTAGTTTAGTTGAAACTAATGGGTTTGACGGAGTTACCGCTTCGCTCAATAATCTGTCTAATGTAGTTGGCACATTCGCCGATCCTACTATGTCTATTTCTACAACTACGAAGTATGTTGGAACTCCAACCAAGACAGAAACCAATAAAATCAACAGAACTAATACCTTTACTCCTCCTAGAACTATCTCTCTTGATTCTAGTAAATATGAGGGTGCAGTCGCTGTTGATGTTTGGACTGGTTATGCGGTTAATGTAATCTCTAAGGACGGAACCCGAGAGGTTGTTGTTGGCCCTCAAACTATCTTATTGGATTACGACCAAACCTTAGAAGCTCTCGAATTGTCTACTGGAAAGCCCAAGACAACAGATAGGCTTGAAAAAGTTGTATTCCTTCGTTGTGAGAATAATCGAGTAAGTGATATTATCAATGTTGAAACCAGTGATTTTGTTCATGCTCAGATTAAAGTCTCTTATCATGTTGACTTCAACAAAGAAATGAAAGATGTTTGGTTCTCCGTTGATAATTATATCAAGCATCTATGTGACTGGTGTCGCTCTGCAATCAAGAGAGAAGCAAAAGATTTTACCATTAATGAGTTACATGAAGGCTATCATGACATTGTCCTTAATGCAATAACTGATAGTGGAGTTCCTGAATATCTCCATGAATTTGCAGAAAATGGCATGAGAATTACTGATGTTGAAGTTTTGTCTATTGAAATTGAAGGTAGTATTCAAGCCCTAATTGATAAGCATCAAGGGGAGATTGTTTCTCGTTCTCTGGCCCTCGCAGCTGCAAAAAACTCCGCGGAGACAGAGAAAGAAATTATCGCCTTGAATAAGGAGAAAGTCCAGCTCGCAGAAGACTATGCTCAAAGTAAAGCAATGCTTGAAGCAGAAACAAGAGCTACAGAGTTTGAATTAACCGTTGCGGCTCAGCGAGACAAGGACGAAGAGGATAAGCGCAAATATGAGATTGAGAAAGAGATTCAATCTTTGAAAGATGCTATCTTTGAAGCAGAGCAGCTGAGACTCCAGAAAGAGCGCGAAGCCGAGTTGGAGCATCGGAGAAAAATGTTTGAGATTGAATCTGCTAGAGAGGCCGCGGCCGCAGATTCTATGAAAACAATTCTTGAGGCTCTCGGTCCCGATCTCGCAGCGGCTTTAACTACCAGAAGCAATCAAGCGGTAGTAGAAAAGATCGCAGAATCTATTGCGCCATACGCCGTTGCTGGCGGGCAGCCGGTTAGCCGTGCGGTTTCTGAGCTATTGCGCGGAACTACTCTTGAAAGTGTAATTGATACTCTCAAAAAGGAGTAACCGAATCTTTAATAAAGGAGAACGAGTTAATCGTTCTCCTTTATTTTTATATTTATATATGATATAATATTTATATAAAGGAAATGAAGAAGGGAAGTTTTAAGAAATGGTTATTACTAAACATAGTAAGCAGAGAATTGTTGAAAGAACCAATGGGGTGTCTACTTTTGCAGAAGCAAAAAGATTGGCTAAGCAAGCTAGGATTTCTGGTAAAACGCTTAATCATTTCCAAAAGTATCCTAAATTCTTTTCTTATCTTCAAAATAAAAAGAATCAAACCAATGATTGTTCCATCAGAGTTTATAGGGGCTGCATTTATATTTGGAGAGGAAGAAATAAGACTCTCGTAACTGCTCATCCTATACCCGAAAGGTATATCAAAGAAATGGAGGAGATTGATAATGAAGCTGTGGATTGATGACCTACGGCCGGCGCCCTTTGGATACCGCATTGCTAGAAGCGTAAATGAGGCTATCGAGATAATTGAGACATATGAGATTATGCACCGAATGAGCGGTGGAAAGAAAATCTATGAAATTGAATTGATAGATATTGACCATGATGCCGGAGATTTCTTTCAAGATGGCGGAGATTATATCAAAATTCTTGATTGGATGGAAGTTACTAATAGAAACTACCCTATTCATATCCATAGTATGAATCCTGTTGGAATAGAAAATATGTGTCGTATTATTCAAAGAAATGGATGGAGAGAAGTATGAGAGCATTTCTTATCGTTTCCCTTATTGTCCTTTTTTCTGGATTCATTATTTTCCTCATTTCGTACAATATAGCTTTTAACAATAACGGAGAAACAAAACTTAATTTATCAACCTTTAGAAAAATATATAAAATAAATCCCCGGAAATGGTCGGTAAAAGAAAAATGGGAGGATAGCATTAAACATTTGTATTACAGCGGTCATAAAGTTAAATTAAGCTTCTTGGCTTTTTGTTATTTTCGATGGGATAGAATTTTCTCCAGATTTACCGAAAACAGAAAAGACCAAAGAGATACTTTAATTTGGGTACTGCAAGATTGTCAAAGGGACATTGAGATATTAAAAGAAAAATCAGAACGCCAAATCCAAGACGCATTGGAGCAGCAAAGAAAAATTTTTGAGAGATGGGAGTGATTAAATGACAATTTTTGAACGAGTAAGAGAGCATTATGATGAAGCTCTTACCCATTTCACAGAAGACCAAGTTGTGGGAATCTTTCTTCAAGGTTCTCAAAACTATGGACTCGATACTCCGCAATCGGATGTAGATACAAAGCTAATTGTAGTTCCTAGCTTTAAAGACATTGCTATGAACCGCAAGCCAGTTAGCACAACTCATATTCGAGCAAACGATGAACATACTGACTGGAAAGATATTCGCCTCTACATTCAGACATTCCGCAAACAAAACTTAAACTTCCTCGAAATTCTTTACACAGACTTTGCTATTGTTAATCCCATCTATGAAAAACAGTGGAATCGTTTAATTCAAGCAAGAGAAAGGATTACTCATTTTAATCCTTATCGTTCTGTTCAAAGTATGAAGGGTATTGCGCTAGAAAAATATCACGCTATGGAGCATGAATACCCAAGTAAAGTTGAAGTTTTAAAGAAGTATGGTTACGATCCTAAACAACTCCATCATCTTGTTAGAGTAGAAGATTATCTTGGAAGATATATCGCAGGAGAAAGTTATGAGAGTTGTTTAAACCCAGGCCCATTCAAACAAGAGCTAATAGAAATTAAGATGGGCAAATATTCTCTCGCGGAAGCTAGGATTGTGGCAGATAAATCTAAGGCTCATGTGGAAGAAATGGCAGAGTATGCGTATTCTATCTATCCAAATAAAGAAGACGCGGAAGTCAATGCTCTTCTTGATGATGTGCAATATGAGATTATGAAATTAGCGGTTGAAAGGGAGTTGAATAAAAGATGATTAAGAATTGGCTCGTGACTGGAGATACACATGGGCGAGTTATGGAGCGCCTTTCGCAGATAGATAGCGATAAGTATATTCCTGACGAAACGGCTATCATTATTCTCGGTGATGCCGGAATCAATTACTTCTTGAATAAGACCGATGTAAAAAACAAGAAGTCTATTCAGGCAAGTGGCTACACTATTTATTGCGTCAGAGGAAACCATGAAATGCGGCCGGAGCGTCTTCCCGCAATTAACTGTGCCTTTGACTTTGAAGTTCAAGGTATAGTGCGCTATGAAGAGGATTATCCTCATATTAAATATCTTGTCAATAATCAAATCTACAAATTTGGTGATTACTCTGCTCTTGTTATTGAAGGAGCCTATTCAGTAGATAAATATTATCGCCTTGCTGGAACTGGATTAACTGGGGAAGAGGATTATGAATTAGTCGCCAAGAAAGCTGGATGGTTTAAGGACGAACAGTTATCCGCGGAAGAAATGAATTTTGCAACATTGGTAATCAAAAATAAGCAAGTTGATTTTGTTCTTAGCCATACTTGTCCGCTCTCTTGGCAACCAGTAGATCTTTTCTTATCTGCCGTAAACCAGTCAACAGTAGATAATACGATGGAAAAATGGTTAGACTCTTTAAAGAATGAGTTTCAGTGGAAAATTTGGTTGTTCGGCCATTTCCATAAAGATAGAATTGAACGACCCCACGTAGAGCAGTTTTTCCAAGATATTCAGCCTATTGATTCTATCTATAATAGATGGTATGGAGAAAAAACTATTCACAAAGAATGGTACTTAGAAAAGTCGCCTAATTACTATTTAAAGGGTGATACGCCTTTCGATGAAGATTTAAAGGAGGAGCTTTAAGCCCTCCTTTATTTTTTTATTTTTTTATGATATAATATATATAGAAAGTTAAGGAAAGGAAGTAATTTATATGATGCCTTATGTATGCGAAGGAACAATCGTAAAGACTCTTAATGGTCGAGAGGGCAAGGTAGTTGGTGTTGATCGAAAGAATAGGATCGCAGTTATCTACAATGGAAAAACTTCCTATACCGAGAAACTTGAAAATATCAGAGTTGTTTCTTATAAGGAGGTAGAGTGAATATGCCTGGTCGTAGAACTTCTAAGTTTACGAAGGATCAAAACGCCCTTCTTCAGGGAGAGGTTATGATCATTCTTGCGGAAAGTGAAGAGGCATTAACTATTGAAGAAATTCAAGCAAGATCAATTACTCTTACAGGACTTTCTACTCAAAAGATTGCAAGACTACTCGGCCATTTGATTGAAATGGGAAACGTAACAAAAGCAAAGAGTAAGAGTCTTGGTAAGATGGTATATAAATCATTGGCCGTGATGAGGAGGCAGGGATATGATGTTTATTGAGGACACCTTTGATGTTATCTTCACTATTTATCTAGGTAATTAGGTTATTGAGTAGTGGAGAATGCAAGCTCCTAGACCTTTTATTGAAGCTCAATTCATTTAGATAGTTCAGCAAATTGCTTCTTAGAAGTAGCCTATGAAAGTAGTAGTATCAAGAGAAGAAGTGATTTGGGACTAGTTTGAGCAAAAACATAAAGTTCTTCCAATAACTATGGAATTTCAAAACTATAAGGAGTAAAGATGGAATTATACAACTTATATGCAGGCTTGAGCGGTGGATTTGGTGGTTACCAATATCATTGTACTGAGGAGTATAATTCTAAAGATGAAGCTCTGGAAGCCGCGAGGCAACTTGCTATTGAAGAATATCAATCTTATGAAGGTTGTCATGGGCTAACTTCTGAAGAAGATATTCTTGAGCAATATTTGAAAGACAATGGGTTATCACATGATGAACTAACTGAATCTGACTATGAAGAAATCTGGGATATGTATATGGAAGAAGTTGAAGGTTGGTTGTCCTATTTAGCAACTACCATAGAAGAAGATCCTGATCATGATAGATATTATGAATGGTAAGAAAGGAGTACGATAACATGGGTGGTTATTACGGAGATATGGATACTTTTATGATAGATGAAGGTATCCTGAATAAACTGGTCACATTCGGTTCATATGATGGCTTGCTCTTGGCAGGAACAATCAAGTATGTTATCAAAATGGATAGTGATTTCCTTATTGGAATTATCCCTGATCGAACTCCAGAAGATGTAGATGCTAAGCAAAAGGAAGATACAGGTATAGCTTTTGTACCTCTTTCTCGACTAATTAATTCAGATATATTTAAGATTTTTATGTAATGAGGAGGCATGAAAGATGGCTTATTTTGGTCTGGTGACTAAGATTCAGAACGTGCGGAAAGATCCGAATTCCGATCGGCTATATCTGGCGGATTGTTTTAGTGAGGGCGTAATCGTAGGCCCTGACATGAAGACCGGAGATCTGGTGCTCTATCTGCCCACCGATGGAGAAATTGAGCGTTGGTTTGGCAATGAGTTTTGCCTTTTCCGCAAGAATGAGGATGGATCTGTTCAGGGTGGATACCTTGAAAATAACGGCCATGTGCGGGCTATTAAGCTCCGCGGCAACCAGTCTTCTGGTATTGTCATTGCTCTTGATCGAGTCTATGAAAAGTTTGGTGACTAGCATTGGAGTGACGGAGATAAAGTAACTACTATCAATGACAAGGAGTTTTGCCGTAAGTATATTCCTAAGCGAAAGAGCAATTCTACTTATGGAGTAAAAACTTCTTACAAAGGACGCAAAGCTGAGGGGATTACTTATCCTGAGTTCTCTATGCACACTGATACTGAGCAGCTTGCATATAACTTTGATAAGTTCCGTGAAGGCGATAGACTGAACATGACCCTCAAAATGCATGGCACCTCTCAGCGTTCTATGAATACTTATGCAGAGCTTCCTAATGGTTTCTTCCGTCGCCTTTTCCATATGAAGAAGCGTACTAAGCAGGCTTATGTTCTTGGAACTCGCCGTTGCGTAGTAACTGAAAACTCTCAGGGATACTATGGAAACGATCAGTTCCGTATGCCTCACCATGAAGCTCTAAAACCTCACCTTGAGCTAGGTATGGAAGTTTTTTACGAAGTAGTAGGCTACTATGGGCCCAATGAAGAGAATACTATTATGCCTATTGGTGATAATACTAAGGTCAATGACAAGGCTTTTGTAAAGCAGTTTGGTAAACGGTCTATTTTCTCTTATGGCTGTGAACCCGGTCAGAGCAAAATGTATATCTATCGCATTACCTCTGAAAACGGAGAGAGAGAGTGGACTCCTGACGAAATCACTGCCTGGTGCGATTGGCATGGTTTTAATCGCGTTCCTGTAATTGAGAACTTTACATTTACTACTGTTGAGGATCTTCAGGAGCGCATCAATAAATACTTCGAGGATCTTGCGGATCCGATCGGCCGCACCCATGTTAAGGAAGGAGTAGTTATCCGAATTGTAAATCGGCGCACCTTTACTGCTTTCAAGTCAAAAACCTTTGAATTTAAAGTTATTTCTGGGATTGCTACAGAGAGCGTAAATTCTAGTAATATTTCTGAAGATATTCTTGCGGAAATGTAATTTACCCACAAATTTAAAAAAAAAGAGGGTAAAATGATTAAATCATCTCCTTTTATTTCTTATATAATGTAGACAATAAAAGGAGATGATTTTTATGCCAAAAGCATTAGATTTAACTGGTCAAAAGTTTGGAAAATTAACTGCTTTACGTAGATTACCAAATCAAGGTCGTAGAACTATTTGGGAATGTTAGTGTGACTGTGGTAATATAATCCCCGTCCGCGCAGAAAATTTAAGAAGTGGGCATACTACCTCATGCGGATGTAAAAAGAGAGAGCCATCTAAAAAATTTGTTGATTTAACAGGACAGAAATTTGGGGAATGGACAGTATTATCAAAAGCAGAGAAAGAGAGCTACTGGCTATGTGAATGTTCTTGTGGAGTAAAAAGAGAAGTATATGCCCCATCATTAAAGAGTGGAAAATCTCTTTCTTGTGGACATTTATTTAAAAATTAGATTCGTAATCCTATTATAGGAAGCAGATATGGAAATTTAATTGTGTTAGAACAATTTAAAGAAAATGATACTTGGTGTTGTAAATGCTAGTGCGACTGTGGAAATATCACGATTGTAAAAAGACAAAATTTAACTTCTGGGAATACCTAGTCTTGTGGTTGTATAATCTCAAAAGGAGAAGCTAGAATAAAACGGATCTTGCAAGAAGCAAATATACCCTTTATTTCTCAATGGACGCCACAGGATTATCCAAATCAAAAATGTAAATTTGATTTTTACATAGACAATAAGTATGTAGTAGAGTTCGATGGTCCATAGCATGAAGGTCAAGTAAGTGGATATTATACTAAAGAAAAAGTAGACGCTTTAATGCAAAGAGACTAGGAAAAAAATAAATATTGCCTATCTCACAATATTCCTTTATATCGTATTCCATACGAATATAGAGATACAATAACCTTAGAGCTGCTAACGGATGAAAAATTTCTCGTTAAATCTTGAATTAAAGGAGAGTCATATCTCTCCTTTAATTTTTTAATAAAATATGATATAATATTTATATAAAGGAAAAGGAGTATAACAAAATGTATAGAAAGATACTTATAATTGTTGATGCTCAAAATGATTTCATCACTAGGGCGCTAGGTACAAAGGAGGCGGATGCCGCAGTTCCTAATATTGTTGATCTAATTAAACGATTCTGTTGGGAAGAAATTATTTGTACCATGGATACCCATGATGACGATTACTTCGATACTTTGGAAGGAAAGAAACTTCCTGTTAAACATTGTATTAAGGCAAGCGTGGGCTGGTGTATGGATTCCAGAGTCGTGATTGCGTTGAATAACAAGTTTAATTATTATGAAAAAGACACCTTTGGCAGTACCGATATGGTTAATGAGGTATATGATTCTCTAAAGATGAAGAATCCAGAGGAAGTAGAAATTCATATCTGCGGATTTTGTACCGATATCTGCGTTATGGCTAACGCGGTTATGCTTCGTGCAGCGTTGCCAAATACTAGAATTATCGTTCATTCTAGTGCGTGCGCAGGAGTAACTCCAGAATCGCATGAGGCAGCGCTAACTATTTTCAAAGCTCAACAGATTGATGTGGAGGATTAAGAAATGATTAGTCTGATTAACACGCGCAGTCATTGGACAGATGTAATTGAGCAAAATCATTTTCCCGATGGAACGCTGCATATTAATATGCCGCCCAATTATTTTGATTACGATACCGTTCTTTGGGAGTATGAGAACGATGCAGAACTGTTCACTCTAATTTGCGTAAAGGGACACTTTAAAGATTGTCCCTTGAGGCTCGATATGCCATATATTCCTCATGCAAGAATGGATAGAGTGCAAGAACTTGAAGATGTGTTTACCCTTAAATATTTCTGTCAAGTAATCAATGGTCTTCACTTCGATAAAGTCATTGTAAGAGATGCTCATTCTAATGTAGCATTAGCTCTGCTCGATAGGGTAATTGATCTTACTCCTATTGGAGAAATCAAAGAGGCTATCAAACTTTTTGAGCATTATGAAAAAGAAACTCCCGTTCTATTTTTCCCGGACGAGGGAGCTATGAAGAGATATTCCACTCCAGCAATTAATCTTCCATACGCCTTTGGAATTAAAAAGAGGGATTGGTCTACTGGAAAAATTCTTGGTCTACAACTAATGAATGGTGAGTTGGTTAAAGATAAGGGTGTTCTAATTGTAGACGATATTTGCTCTCGGGGAGGAACTTTCTATCACGCGGCAAACGCTCTAAAAGAAGCAGGAGCAAAAAATATTTATCTTTACGTCACTCATGCAGAACATACTATGGTTGAAGGTGATATGTATAATCAGGATATTGTAAAGAAAATCTTTACCACTGATAGCATCTTTAAGCCTGAGTGGGATACTAGAGGAAAGGTAGAAATTGTTCGATGACTATTGAAAAGCTTCAAGCACTAAAAATTGCAGCTCTTAAAAATGGAGACGTAAATACAAAGAGAGTGCTTTCTGACATGATTGATTCGTGTCAGAAAGCAACAATTACTCCGAAGGGAAGAGTGGAACTAACAGAGCAGTTAATTGATGAAACTCTTATTAAGTATCAAAAAACTGTGCAAGAAATGATTGATACCTGCCCCGCTAACTATTCTGAGAAGTTGCATCAATATCAAGAGGATATGAAAATCGTAAAAATGTGTGCTCCACAGCTGCTTACAGATAAAACAGAGATTGAAACAAGAGTAAGAGAAATCGCAGCTGCCGCAGGTATAGATCTCCTTAAAGCAAACCGAGGTGCGATTATGAAGTATGTTTCTGCGGCACTCAAAGGTAAAGCTGATATGAAAATTGTAAGCACTGTTGTTGGGGAGATTCTAAAATGAGTTTGACTTTAGAGCAGACGTTGGCTTCTATTTTACAGTCTCTTGCTAACTTTTTTGGAGTAACCACTCAAACTATTATGGAAAATGCTCCAATGTGGTTGGCTAAATATGGCTGGTACGTAACCGTTAAAGATTTAGGATTTAACATTTTTGTTGGGGTTTTTATAGGTGCTATTATTTCTAGTATTATATGGTTTATACTATATCTAATGATTGAAGTCGATTTTAAAAAATGGCACCTGCACATTCTTACATTCGTGCCCATACTTTCAGTCATTATTACAGTTTGTGTTCCAATTATTACTTGCATTATTGCGCCAGAATACGTAGGAATTGAAGCATTATTCAGCTTGCTTCAAAATTGATAAAAAGCTCTCTTATGAGAGCTTTTTATTTTTATAAAAATATATGTTATAATATAATAAAGAAATAAGGAAAGGAAGATTTTATGAGTTTCTTTGATGTAGCACCTATGTTTGCGGCAGACTATTATAAGATTGGTCATGCGGTTAAAATGCAGCCTGCCGACGCAAAGATGGTGTATTCTACTTGGACTGCTCGCAGCAATAAATATCATAAAGACTGCGCCAAAACTATGGTGTTTGGCCATCAATATACCATCCAGCGACTGCTTAATTACTGGCAGGCAGAATTTTTTAATCAGCCCATTGATCTGCTTGAAAGCGAGTGGAACAGGGTAATCAAGGATACTTTCCATCCTGGCTATGCAGATTTCAGCAAGTTTAGGAAACTTTATGAGCTTGGCTATCTTCCCATTTCAATTATGGGAGTTCCCGAAGGTACACTTCTTCCTATCGGTATTCCAGATCATGTTATCTTTTCTACTGATCCTGAATTTGCATGGCTTCCGCAGTTTATTGAAGATCAGTGGAGTGCAAATAACTGGCTTCCTTCTACTTCTGCCACGACAGCCTTCTATCGACGTAAGCTAATCGAGCCTTATGTTAAGATGACCTGTGACGATATGTCTGCTCTCCCTCATATGTGCGGTGACTTCTCTCTCCGCGGTCACACTTCACTTGAAGCGGGCTATATCTCTGGCGCCGCGCACGCTTTGTCTTTTGATAGGACTGCGACCATTGGTTCTAATCTTCTTTTGGAGAAATATTATGGAGCAGATTTAGAGAATAATCCTCCTCTAATGGGAACTCCATCTCTGGAGCACTCTGTTGTTGAACAGGGTGTAGCATGGAAAAGAGCGCAGATGTTCAATGGTGAGCTAGAAGCCGAGGAGCAAGCTCTACTCAATACTTGCCTCTCTGAAAATTGGGAAGTTAATCTTATTGCTGAGATGCTCTTCCTGCGCCATCTTCTTATCAATATTCAGCCTACTGGGACAATGACTTATGTAGCAGATACATATGATTATTGGGGTGTAGTATCTAAAATTGTTCCTGCATTGAGAGACATTATCGAGCAGCGGGATGGATGCCTTTCCATCCGCCCCGATAGCGGAGATCCAGTAAAAATCATTTGCGGGGACACAAGTTTTGCTGTTGATCCTGACTCCCCGGAGGGTAAAGGAACTCTTGTCAGTCTCTTTGATACTTTTGGCGGCAACCTTAATAGAAAGGGTTATTTTGAGCTTCCCTCTTGTATTCGTGTTATTTATGGCGATGCGATCACTCCCGAGATCACTGAAAAAATATGTAATTGGTGTGTCAATAATTCTATTTCAGTATCAAATATCTGTTTTGGAATTGGCGCATATACTTATCAATATGTAACTCGTGACACTAGAGGCTATGCAATTAAGGCTACCGATTGTATTCTTGGAGAAGATGAAATCCAAATCTACAAGATGCCAAAAACCGATCCTGGGAAAAAATCTCCTCGTGGATGCGTAGCGGTTGTTAAAGACTCAGAGGGCCAATATAGGCTTGTTGAAAATCTTACTCTTAAAGAAGCCATCGAATATAAGGATAATGTAATGAAATTCAAAGTAAAAGATGGTGTTTTTGTACGCGAAAACGAGGAAGATTTTTATACAATTAAGAATCGACTGATGGGAGAGTAAATCTTATGACAATAAGAGTTCAAAGAATCATTAACTGGATTAAAAAATATTTTATCGACAACGGCCCGGACTGCAAAGCTGTTATTGGTATTTCTGGAGGAAAAGATTCTACTGTCGCTGCCGCACTGCTTTGTAAAGCTATTGGGCCAGAAAATGTAATTGCAGTTCAAATGCCACAAGGGTATCAATCAGACATTGATATTTCAAATGAAGTTATTGAGTATCTAGGCATTAAAGAACATTATAATATCAACATTGGAGAGGCTTGCAAAGCAACTTTTTTCTCCCTACCCTCTGATATTCGTAATCTTCCTCAAGTTGTAAGTAACGTTCCAGCAAGAGAAAGAATGAATATTCTTTATGCCATCGCGGCTGCTCGACATGGTAGAGTTGCAAACACTTGTAATAGAAGTGAAAATTATGTTGGTTATTCAACCAAATTTGGTGATTCCGCGGGAGATTTTTCAATTCTGCACAATTACACAGTAACAGAAGTTAAAGAGATTGGTTTAGAACTTGGTCTACCGGAGAAATTTATAGAAAAAGTTCCAGAAGATGGATTAACTGGACTCTCAGATGAAGAGAATCTAGGTTTTTCTTATAAAACTCTTGATAACTTTTTGCTATATCGTATTACTCCTCCGTATGAAGTATATAAAAATATTGAGCAGAGACACAAGAGAAACCTACATAAAACAGAGGAAATGCCAATCTGCCCCTTCTTTTAAATAAAGAGAGCTTTACGCTCTCTTTATTTTTATATTTTATTATGGTATAATATAATAAAGGAAGTGATTAAAGTGAGCGTATACGCTATTAGTGATCTTCATGGTATGTTATGTCTTTATCAAGAGGTAAAGAAATTTTTAAAACCAGAAGATAAAGTTTATTGCCTGGGCGATTGCGGCGATCGGGGACCTGATCCTTGGGAAACCATTAAAGCAGTTGCCGCAGATCCGCAATTTATCTACATCAAGGGTAATCACGAAGATATGCTTGTCAATGCAATGAGAGAATATGCGAAGTATGAATGTTTCGACAGAGATTATGCTTTGCTTTGTTTTAATGGAGGGAAAGACACCTTTGAAGGTTGGATAAGTGATGGTGCGAACCCTGATTGGTGTAATTATTTAAGTAAGTTACCTACTTATATGGAATACTGCAATAAAGACGATGTTAAAATAGCTCTTTGTCATGCAGGGCTTACAGCAGGTTCTAATCCAAATACAAGAGATTTAATCTGGGATAGAGAACATATTTGGGATACTTACTATGAAAATAATACTATCTGTGTTCATGGACATACTCCTATCCCCGGTATGATTAGAGGCTATAGAGGAAGTCTAAAAAATTTCTTTGGAGCGAGAGAAGACTCTTATGTTGAGGGTGCTTTTTGGTACTGCAATGACCATAAGGTAAATATTGATTGTGGCAGTTTCTTTACTGGACAAACCGTTCTCTTAAATCTCGATACCTTTGACGAGCATATTTTTATGGTTGATATGGAGGATAAACAGTATGAATGACCAACTTGGTACTCGTATGAAGGAGTTTTATGAACAGGTACCTAAAACTCACCTCATGCGCAGAACTCCAGTAGCAATTAGAATTGATGGAAAAGCATTTCATACCTTCACTAAAGGATTTAAAAAACCATTTGACGAAGTGTTAGTTGAAGCTATGCAAGAAACTACAGAGTATTTGTGCAGAAATATTCAAGGATGTGTTCTTGGATATACACAAAGTGATGAAATAACTCTAATTCTTGTTGATTACAAGAAATTAAATAGTGAAGCGTGGTTTGACTACGAAGTTCAAAAGATGTGCTCTGTTGCAGCATCTATGGCGACAATGGCTTTTAATAAAGCTTTTCATCGAGCGATTGAAGCATACGAAGTTGATTGGAAGTGTTCTCTAACTCCGCAAAGTGTAGAAATCCGACAGAAACATCAAGAATATATGAAAACTTTACGGATGGCAAGCGCAAAAGGTGCTATGTTTGATGCACGTGTTTTTAATATCCCAAAAGAAGAGGTAACAAATCTCATTTACTGGCGACAGTTAGATGCCATTCGCAATTCTATTCAAATGGTTGGTCAAGCAAATTTTTCTCATAGTGAACTTCAGGGTAAGTGCAGTAGTGAAATTTTAGAGATGCTTATTTCCAAAAAGGGGATAGATTGGAATAGTCTACCGACCTATTTGAAGAGAGGTTCTTGTTGTATAAAAGACTGCGAAGAAACGGAAAGAGAAGATGGCTCAATTCATTTTAAACACTATTGGTTTATTGACCTTAATATTCCTCTATTCAAAGATGAAGGTAGGACTTATATTGAAGAACTAATTCAACCAGTTGAGATTTAAAATAAAAATCTTTTGATATTTTATAAAAAATATATTATAATATTTATAGAAAGTTAAATGAATGGAGGAAAGCAGTATGACTATTGAAGTAAAAGTTATGGTCGGTATCCCCGGTAGTGGAAAATCTACTTGGGCGCATAAAGAAGCTGAGTTGCTTGAAATGGATGGTTTTCATACTACTATTATCTCCCGTGACGAGATAAGAAAATCTTTCGTTGGTGATGGAAGTTACTTCGGAAAAGAGAATGATGTATTCGAAGAATTTGTCCGTCAGATTAACGAATGTCTCGAAATCGGAATTGATTACGTCTTTGTTGACGCAACTCATATTTCCCAAGGATCAAGAGCAAAGCTATTGGGTAGACTGCGGCCGGACGGAAAAACAAGACTTGTCTTCGAAGTTTGCGATTGCGGGATTGATACCTGTATCGCTCGCAATAGCTTGAGAGAAGGATTTTCTCAAGTCCCAGAGTCCGCAATTAGGAAGATGGCTAGAAACTATAGATCTCCCACTCCCGCAGAATTTAAACTTTATAAGTACGGATTTAAAGAAGTAAGAATTAATCATCATGGAATGGAGGAGAGAGATAAATGATTTTCGTAACCTCGGATTGGCACTTCTCGCATGACCGTGAATTTGTCTATAAATCTCGTGGATTCAACTCTGTTGAAGAGATGAATGTTGCTCTTATCGAGAGGCATAACTCTATTGTCACTCCAGAAGATGATGTATATGTTCTTGGGGACCTCTGCCTCGGTGGAGCAGACGGTCTTGAGAGAAATAAGGAGTTTATTTCCTCTATGAATGGAAAACTCCACATTGCTTTTGGAAACCACTGTACGGATAGCCGCAAGAAAATGTATGCCAAGCTTCCTAATGTGATGGAAACTGCTTGGGCTATTGCTCTTAAATACAAGAAATATCACTTCTATATGTCTCATTTCCCCACTTTAACTGGTAATCTTGATGATTTAAATAAACCTCTAAAAAATAAAATTATAAATCTTTGCGGACATACTCATACTACTAATCCTTTTGTTGATATGGACAAAGGAATTATTTATCATTGTGAAGTTGATGCCCATAATAGCTATCCAGTTTTACTAGACAACATTATCAATGATATAAAAAATTTTACAAATTGATTTAATTTATCTACTCTAACATTTACTAATATTAGAGGTGATTGAATTGGGTAAAAAAATAAATTTAGTTGGTTAGCAATTTAATCAATTAACCGTCTTGGAAGAAACAAAGCAGCGAGATCATAGAGGTGGAGTTATTTGGAGATGTAAATGCTCTTGTGGAAATGAAACTTATGCGTCTAGCGCAGACCTTAAATCTGGCCATAAAAAGAGCTGTGGATGCTTACAAAAAGAAGCGGCAAAGAAAACTGGACATGATAATTTAAAAAATCTTGTTGGATAGAAGTTTGGATTATTAACAGTGATAGAATTTAATGGCACTAAGAAAAATCCAAACGGATCAACAAAAAGTTATTGGAAGTGCAAATGCGATTGTGGAAATACCATTATTGTGTCTGGTAATTCTTTACAACAAGAAAATACAAAAAGCTGTGGATGTATAAAATCTCTAGGTGAGCAAAAGATTGCAGAAATACTACGAGATGCTAAAATTCCTTTTGTTAAAGAAAAAATTTTTTATGGTACATTATTCCGATATGACTTCTTTATATAGGATAAATATGTTATAGAATATGATGGAAAATAGCATTTCTAGGATAGCAAATGGGGAAATGAAATTCATACAAAAGAAAGTCAACAAATTCGAGATACTGAAAAGAATAACTATTGCTTCGATAATAACATCCCAATAATTCGCATTCCATATACGCATTATCAAGATATAGAACTTAAAGATTTGCTATTAGAAACGAGTACCTTCATAATACATCCAAACAATAATTAATTTATCAGACCTCTAACCAATATGGTTAGAGGTCTTTTTTTTATGCCTAGCTTCGTGATACTCCGAGTTTCCGTGCGCATAGGCCCAGCAATTTTTTCTTCAAAATACTTAAAATAATTGATTTTTCTATAAATAAATGATATAATCTAAATATAAGATTTAAAAGATTAGGAGAAACTTATAATGAGTGTAGTAAGCGCAATATATAAAGCTCCAATAGTAACTGAAGTAATTGATGAAAATATTGGAGATACAATTATAGGTATATTATATGACGGTAAGTTATTTACAGGGAACGCAAAATTAGCAGAAAATGATAAAGGTTTTTATTCCTATAGAGTTGGTAGAAATATCGCTTTATCAAAAGCAAGAATGAATGCTATGAACTACGAGATTAAAAAATCTCGAAAAGAAATGGAATATAGATATGATTTCTATCAAGAGGCAACGAAGTACGGAAAAGCAGGTCCCGCGGAAGTGGACCCTACTGGCAACTTTTATCATGCTATAACGCGCTATATATCTCGCATTTCCGCTCTTAAAAAAGCATTAAAAACAGAAGAAACTAACTTAAAAACTTACATTAAAAATCAAACTAAGGCGCTCTCGATAGTTAGAAAATTTCGTCAGGGCAATAATAATTAAATCTCCTTCTTTTTTTGTTATATATAAAGAAGAAGGTGGTACATTTTGTTATATTTACTTATAGGTATTCTTATTGGATCGTTGGGTATTCCAATCATTTTGGACTTGAAAGAGCTTATTTCTGTCTTTGTAGAACTCTTAAAAGCGAGATTAAGTATAAAAATAGTAGAGTGTAATGCTAAAATAGATAGATTAAATAACTCTATAAATAAGAGTGTAAAAGCTATAGGATTTACTACTACTACATCAGAAGAGGAAGAGGAAAATTATGAATAAAGATATTCGGTTCTATGATACTTGTTCACTATTGATATGCGGAGAAGGCTTATTCAATAATGATGAAAAATTTATTGTATCATCAATTACTTTTCAGGAATTGGAAAGAATTAAAACCGCTAACAATAAAGATTCAGATATAAAATATTCAGCTAGATTATTGCTACATTTATTTGAAACGCACCCTGATATGTATGAAGTAGTAATCCATCAAACAGATTTTGAAGACTATATTAAAGAAATGTGTCTTGACGTAACGGATGATACAAGGATACTGTCTGATGCAATTTGGTATAATAATAATAAAAGAGTGGATGAAGTCATCTTTGTAACAAATGATTTAAGCCTAAAGCATATTGCAAATCTATTCTTCGGGTCTGACATGATAGAAAGTATTCCAGAAGAAACTGATAATTATAGTGGATATAAAGAAATTTCTGCTAGTGATGAGAATCTTACAGAGTTTTATCAAAAACCAGAGCTGAATCATTTTAATCTTCATGTTGGAGAATATCTCATTATAAGAGATATGGATGATAAAGTGGTAGATTTGAGAGTATGGACTGGAAACGACCATAGATATCTAAATTATAATGACTTTAATTCAAATTGGTTTGGAAAAGTAAAGCCATATCAAAATGATATTTACCAAAAATTACTTTTTGATAGCTTATCTAATAATAAAATTACCTTGATTAAAGGGCCTGCGGGATCTGGTAAAACATTTATTAGCTTAGCCTATTTAATGTCTAAGCTAGAAAAAGGCGAACTTGATCATATTATTGTATTTTGCAATACCGTTGCCACAGCCAATAGTGCAAGATTAGGATTTCTACCTGGAACAAGAGATGAAAAACTATTAGACTCTCAAATCGGCAATCTCTTAATATCTAAATTCAGCGGTAGAACGGGAGTAGAACATCTTATGAGCGAAGAAAAATTAATTTTACTACCAATGTCGGATATTAGAGGATATGATACCAATGGTTCAAGAGCAGGTATATACATTTCTGAAGCTCAGAATTTAGATCGTACACTTATTAAGTTGGCTCTTCAAAGAATTGGAGAGGATTGCATTTGTATCATTGACGGCGATGAAAAAACTCAAGTTGATGATATTCATTTTGCTGGCATAAACAATGGAATGAAACGAGTTTCTAAAGTTTATAGAGGACAAGATATATACGGTGAAGTAGAACTCCGTAATATTTATAGATCTAGAATCGCGCAAATAGCTGAATATATTTGATTTAAACCCAATCTCTTTAGAGATTGGGTTTTATTATTGAAAGGAGATAAAGTATGGGATATAGTATCAAAAAACATAGTCTCTATTCTTATGTTCAAATTGTAACAATTCCCTTCACAGACATTGAAAAAATTGACTTTGCCTTATGCAATCAACCGACGGAAACTCCAGATGCTTATTATAAAAGACAGGCTACTAAACCAGATATTATTACTAATGGAGGTTTCTTTGCCATGAATAATGGCAACACCTGCTTTAGTTATAAAGACGAAGGAACTGTTATTTAGTCTGATTTTCGTCATGGAGTTGCAATTAGCGGCAATAAAACACTTATATATACAACATTAAAAGATTATGAAACCGCTAGAGATTTTATCGCAGCTTATCCTGCATTAATTGTAGATAGCAAAAAAGTAGTTATAACAGATGGAAAAGAATTAGATTATAAAGCCCGCAGGACTTGTATTGGATGGAATAAAAATAATTATTATATTGTAACCGTAGATTCTCCAGGTCTTGTTTATGCTGCCCTATAGCAAATTTTTCTTGAATTGAAAGTAGAATATGCTATTAATTTAGATGGAGGCGGATCTACTAGATTACTAATAGATGGGAAAAGAAAAACTTCTCAAATTTATGCAAGATCAGTTGATAATGTAATGTGTGTATATTTTAAGAAAGAACAAGAGGTAGTTCTTTACAGAGTTCAAGTAGGAGCATTTCTATCTAAAACCAATGCAGAGAATATGTTAAAGGAATTGGAAGAGAAAGGATTTAGCGGGTATGTCAAGAAAGTAGGAATTTTTTATAAAGTTCAATTAGGTGCTTTCTCTGTGAAATTAAATGCAGAAAGACTAAAAGATAAATTAAAATCTGCTGGATATAGCTCTTTCATTACAAAAAAATAAAAATGACTAATGCTCAAATTATTTGGAAATATTTTAAAGGCAAAGGTTTTAGTGATTGCGGAATTGCCGGTTTAATGGGTAATCTTTATGCCGAAAGTGGTCTTAATTCTATTAACTTATAGAACACCTATGAAAAAAAATTAAAAATGACCGACGCAGGATATACCTCCGCAGTTGATGATGGAAGGTATAAAAACTTTGTAAAAGACGGAGCCGGCTATGGCCTAGCTCAATGGACATTCTGGAGCAGAAAACAAAATCTACTTTAGTTCTGTCAAAATCGTGGAAGATCTATTGGAGATTTAAACACCCAATTAGATTTTTTATATTAGGAGTTAGTTACAAGTTTTTCTTCTTTAGTTAATATTTTAATTTCTGCCGTTTCTGTTGAAGTAGCATCTACGGCAGTATTGATTTAGTTTGAAAAACCTGCGGATTAGAGTATTTATATGCAACAAAAGAGAACAAGTTATGGTCAATAGTATTATAATAAATTTGCTAATATTTCAAATATAATTGAAGGAGGTAATAAAATGAAATATAGTGATAGCAATAAACCACTTCAATGCATGATGACTAATAGCACTTGCTATAAATAGACACGCACTATGCAAGTTAAAGGAATTTTATGGCATAGTACAGGCGCGAATAATCCTAATTTAAAAAGATATGTTCAACCTAGCGATAATGATCCCAACTATAATACTTTAATAAGTAAAATAGGAAAGAATACAAGTAAAAATGACTGGAATCATGTATCTATTCAAGCTGGGCTAAATTGCTGGATTGGCAAGCTAGCAGATGGAACAGTAACAACAATATAGACAATGCCATGGAATTATCGTCCTTGGGGATGTGGTTCTGGAACTAAAGGCTCTTGTAATAATGGATGGATTTAGTTTGAAATTTGCGAAGATGGTTTAAATAATGCAGACTATTTTAATAAGATTTATGAAGAAGCTTGTTAGATTACTGCCTATTTATGTAAGATGTATAACATAAATCCATTAGGAACGACTACTTTAAATGGTATCACTGTTCCAACCATTTTATGTCATGCTGATAGTCATAAACTAGGATTAGGTTCTAACCATGCAGATGTAAACCATTGGTTTCCAAAATTTGGAAAAAGCATGGAAACAGCAAGAACAGACGTTTATAACCTAATGACAAATATTTAGGAGGATGATGAAGATATGACTGATGAAAAATTCGCTGAGCTTATGAATACTTGGCTAACCAATAAAGCTAATGAAAAAGAGACATGGGGTTCCGATAATCTCGAATGGGCTAAGACAAATGGAATTATGGCCGGCGACAGCGCTGGAAGAATGATGCCAAACAAATTCTGTACTAGATTAGAAACAGTAACTATGATTAGAAGATTGGCGGAAAAGCTAGGACTTTAAGATGAAAAAGATAGAATTTTCTAAGAAGCTCATAAATGATATTCGCTTGCTATTGTGGATTATAACCATATCAGGAATACTTTTAGCATTTATGTGCGTCTATATGGGTTATTTGGGGACTTTGCCATGGATTAGTGCTCTTATAGGTTTACCATGGAGTGCTCATGGTATAGTTTGCTCCTTCTATCTAACGATGGCTAAATCAGATCATAAAAAGGGTGGAATAACCTACGATTTAGCTTTAAAAGAAATTGAATCTAATTCCGCATCTATATATACTGTTTAGACAGAAGATTTTTCGGCATCTAATGATATTCCTATTGATCTCGATGGCCCTATTTAATATAAAGGCTTAATGGGTATTTATCCCATTAAGCCTTTATTTGTTTGTAGCTTGATTTTTCTTAAAATATATGATATTATATATTCAGAAAATGAAAAGAATTAAAATAAAGGAGATTTATGTCTTATGACTATATATACCGATGGTTCTTGCCTAGGTAATCCTGGGCCAGGAGGTTTTGGAGTTATTGTAGTTGATAATGATGTCGTTATAGACGCTTACTCAGAGCGTGAACCACAAACTACAAACAATAGAGAGGAAATGAAAGCTATTATATATGCGCTAGAACACTATGGCGCAAAAGAGGGAGATTTCTTTGTCCCAATAGTCTATAGCGATTCTTCTTATTGTGTAAATAGTTTCAATTCATGGATAAATAGCTGGAAAGCAAATGGATGGGTACGCGCAGGCGGAAAGAAACTTGAAAATCTTGATTTAATTAAAATTTATGATATGCTAAGACAAGATTACAAGATTGATCTAAGAAAAATTAAAGGTCATGATGGTGAGCTTTATAATGAACTAGCCGACGCGTTAGCCACTGAAAGAATGACTAAAGAAGAAATTTTAAGAGAGTATGGTGAATAAATGGCTGGAAAATTATATGATGAAAAAAGTATTGAATCTCTTTCTCCTCTTGAATTTACTCGTTTAAGACCCGGAGTTTATTGCGGAGACACATCTACTTCCACGCAGTTAGTTGTAGAGATTGTCTCTAATGCTGTTGATGAATTTAGATTAGGTCATGGAAATTTAATCACAGTAGAAATCCATGGAGCAAGAGTCACAGTTGGTGATCAGGGACAAGGATTCATTCCAAATTCTTTTAGAGAAGATGGAAAGACAATTCTTGAAGCTGCTTTTAGTGTTTTAAACACAAGCGGAAAATATAGAGAAGATGGAACTTATGAAGGTACTTCTTTAGGTAGCTTTGGTATCGGTAGTAAACTCGCTACTTATCTCAGTCACGAATTAATTGTTACAACATATAGAGATGGACAGGGAGAGCGAATCACTTTTAATGAGGGAGTTTTCGCAGATAGAGATTCTACTGAGGTTGATAAAAATATTCATGGAACTTCTGTATTCTGGAGAGCAAGCGAGGAGTTTTTCACTGATCCTCGTCCAGATGTAAAGGCTCTAACTGAACTGTTTAAAACTATTGTATGTCTCTGTCCGGGTTTAACTATCAAGCTCGATAACAACGGAGAAAAAACAGAATTCTTCTCAAAGAATGGTCTAATGGATTTACTAGACGAGGCCGTTAAAGGGAAAGAGATCTTAAAAAATCGTCTATCAATTAATTTTTCCGAAGCTAAAAATAAGTTGGATTTAGCTCTAACTTATACAAATAATTATTCTTCTACCATTGTTCCTTATGTTAATACTGGTTTAACAGAAACAGGTCCACATATTACGCAAATTAAAACCCTTTTAACAAGAGAAATGAATAAGTTTTTCCGTGAAAAAGGGTGGTTAAAAGAAAAAGACGATAATCTTACTGGCGAAGACTGTCAAGAAGGAATGTATCTCGTCTTTAATATTACCGCCCCCAATGTAGCCTACGACGCACAGGTTAAGTCAAGAATCACAAAACTTGATATGAAACCATTTACGCAAGCAATAGCAGAGGAATTGCAATATTGGTTTGCAGCAAACGAAAAAGATATAAAAGGAATCGCGGACAAGGCGCTTAATGCGCGTAAAGCTAGAGAAGCAGCCAGAAAAGCTAGAGAAGCAGCCAGAGGATTAAAGCCTAAAAAAGAAAATGGACTAAAGGCAAAAATGCAAATTAGTAATAAATTTATTGATTGCATAAACAAAAATCCCAAAGAGCGAAATTTACTTCTCGTAGAGGGTTTGTCTGCTGGCGCTTCTGCCGTAGAAGCCCGCAATCCAAAAACAGACTGTATTTATATGCTAAGAGGTAAAATTATTTCTCCCTTGAAAACTGCCATAGAGAAGATTTTATCTAACCAAGAAATGTCTGATGTAGTTAGAGTTATAGGTGGGGGGTTTGGTACTTCTTTTGATGTATCAAAGATAAACTTTGATAAAGTAGTTATTACCGCTGATGCTGATAGCGATGGAGCAGATATTGAGCTAATGCTTATTACATTCTTTTTTACTTATATGCGTCCATTGGTAGAGGCAGGTAAGCTATATCGAGCTGTAACCCCCTTATATATTGTTCGCCAAAGAGGAAACGAATACTACTGTTACTCTGACGATGAGCTAGAAGAGTGGAAAAAAAGTCATAATGGCTCTTATGATATTTTAAGAGCAAAAGGACTCGGAGAATTAAATCCAGAAGATTTGCAGAAAGTTTGCTTCATGAACGAAAGATATAAGAGAATCACTATCTCTGATGCAGAAGAGGCTACAAAGCTATTAAATGTCCTTATGGGTAGTGCAGTTGAACCTAGAAAGCAATATATTTATGACAATGCCAATGAGCTTGGATTTAATTTTGATTAAATGATGGTGGTGGAATAATGAGTTTAATTACTGAAGTTGATATTCTTGATGAAGCTAAAGAAAACTTCTTAACTTATGCAGAAGAGGTTCTTACTGATAGAGCTATCCCAGCCGCAGAAGATGGACTTCTAAGCGCCCAAAGAAAAATTCTTTGGACTATGGAAGATTATTTAAAGATGGATAATAAGAGTAAAACAAAAAAGTGTAATGCTATTGTTGGCTCTACTCTTGCAACATCTTACTTCCATGGTGATATAGCTTGCTATGGCGTTTTGAGAAAAATGGCTCAATCATTTTTAATGAGATACCCACTGATTACAGGTCAGGGGCAACTGGGAACTCAAGAAAATAATGATATGTTTTCATCCTCTCGTTATACAGAGGCTAAACCTTCATTATTTGCTGATTTAATGATGAATGACTACAAGAAGGAAGTCGTTCCAGTTAAAGAAACTTATAATGGAGAATTTATGGAACCTGTAGTTCTTCCTTCTTTATTTCCTAATGCTATCTGTAACGGACGACAAGCTATCGGAATTTCTATGGCGCATAATTCAGCCCCGCATAATTTAACAGAGGTATGTAACGCAGCCATTGCTCTAATCGAAAAGGGCGATCTTACTATTGATGAATTGCTTTCTTATATGCCCGGGCCAGATTTCCCTCTTGGCGGAACTGTCCTAAATATCAAAGATATAAAGTCCGCATTTGAAACTGGAAAATCAAAAATCTCTCTTAAAATTCAAGGCGACTATGAGATAGATGGGCAAACAATTACCTTTACAAGTATCCCTTATCGAACTTACAGAAACAAGATAAAGGAGCAAATTGAAAAGAATATAGACACATTTAGTGAGCTATTGGATGATTTCGATGATGAATCCAATATTGGGCAAAATAAGTTAGTATTCCATATAAAATCTGGTGTATCTGTTTCTAAAGCTCTTAATACCTTATTCCTGCTAACTGATTTACAATCTACTCTATCATACAATATGAATTATATTGTAAATGGAACTCCTAAATTATGCTCAATGCTGGATTTGCTTAAAGAATACATTAAACATCAAGAGACTGTATTAATTAGCGCTACTAAATTTGATAAAGAGAAAGCCGAAGCAAGAGCACACGTTCTTGAAGGGCTAATCGCCGCAGTTGATAAAATTGATGAAGTAATCAGTTTAATTAAGCAGTCTGCGGGAAGGGCAGATGCGAAAGCAAAGTTGATTGAGTTCTTATCTGTTGATGATATTCAAGCTGGTGCCATCTTGGATATGAAATTAGGAAAACTTACAAGAATTGATAAGGATGAATTAATAAATGAGCTTCAAGAAAAGAGAAGTTTTATTGCTCAATGTGTAGAAATTCTAACAAAGCAAGAAGTTAGAAATCTTAAACTTACTGCTAAAATTAAAGAACTTCGAGATAAATATGGTGATGCCAGAAGAACAAAACTTCTAAATACCGATATTCCTAAGGCTGAGAAAGAGCAAGTAGTAGTAGAAGCCAAAGACTGTATGGTAATAGTAACAAAAAAGAATACCGTAAAAAGAATAGATATAAAGAATTTTAAGTCTCAGAAGAGAAATACTACTGGGGTAAAGACCAATGGAGATATTACAGTATTTTCACAAAAAACCAATACACAAGATATGTTGATGGTCTTTTCTTCAAAAGGAAAAATGTATCGTGTCCTTGTTGATAATATTCCCGAGGGAACTAATACTTCTGTTGGCACTCCGTTATCAGCAATTATTGAATTTGAAGATAATGAAGTTCCTATTGCTTATACTACTTTAGCAAGAGATACAGATAAAAAGTTTATATTCTTTGCTACAAAACGAGGAATTATTAAAAAGGTTCCCTTAGAAGAGTATGATGCAATGAAGAGAACCGGTATCGTTGCTATTAAGCTAAAAGAAAACGACGAGCTTTCTTCAATCACATTTATCAATCAAGAGGAAATGATGTTAGTTACAAAGAATGGTATGGTTATTAGATTCCCAACTGCGGAAATGCCAATTTCTTCCAGAACCGCGCAAGGAGTTAAGGGCATGAATGTTGCAGAAGATGATTATGTAATTGCAGCATTGCCTATCGACCAATCTAAATATTTGGCTATTGTTTCTTCTAACGGATTAGGAAAAAAGGTTGAGTTAAAAGAATTTACATTGCAAAACCGTGGAGGAAAGGGCATCTCCTGTTATAAAGGTGCTATCTCGGGTGCAGAGTTAGTGAATGATGATGATCTGATTTTAATTTCTGGAAATAAAACTTCTATAGTTATTAAAGTGTCAGATTTTCCTTTGTTAAATAGAACTTCTATGGGAAATATTATGCTGAAAGATAATGAGCAAATAATTTCAACATCTAAGATTTAAAGATAAGAGTAGCTTTGCTACTCTTATCTTTAGTTGACTTTTATTTTTAATAAGAATATAATATTATATATAATAAAAGTAATATTATAATAAGAAAGGTTATAGTATGGACGATAGAGATAAATTAAAAAAAGATTGCTCTCTTTGCTCTAGCGGGTATTGTTATATTATTTGTAATAATGATTTCTATTGCATTACCACTTATTCTAATGATTAAAGTTAGTGTTTGGTTTATACTCCTCTACGCAATTCCTATCGGGGCGTTTTTGGGAGTGTATGTTTATTATGAGGAGTTTGATTAATGTATCCTGAAGCTAAAATGATAGATGCAATGAAGGTATGGAAACTTCCTTCTGGAAAAGAATCTATGCTTTCAGAAATTTGCCAGTCTGGAGACTACTTCCTAGAAGAAAAGATTGACGGCTATTGGTATGAGTATGAAAAAACAGAGAATTATAGCTATCTTTTTTCGCGAAATACCAGTACCACAACAGGGCTGCTCTCCGAAAAAGGAGCTAATGTTCCCCATATTATGGAAGCTCTTGATTGTATGCCTCCTAATACAATTTTAATAGGAGAAATATATTACCCTGGGTGTACTTCTAAAACAGTAACAACTGTTATGGGATGTTTACCAGAACTAGCTGTTAAAAGACAAGCAAATAATCCAATTCATTATTATATACATGATATAATTGAGTATGATGGAATTAACTTAATTAATCTGGGCGCAGAAGATAGATATAAGATTCTTACTGGTGTATGGAATAGACATAATTTATCTCAATATGATTTCTTGAAATTGGCTCTAAAGATTACTGAAAATCTTGAAGAAGAGATTTCTAAAATCTTAAACTCTGGAGGAGAAGGAGCTGTTTTAAAGAAAAAGGATTATCCATATACTCCGGGTAAACGTCCAGCTTGGTCTACAGTAAAAGTCAAACAAATGGATTCTATTGATTTAGTTTGCACAGGTCTCTGTCCTCCAACAAAGGAATACACTGGGAAAGAGCTAGATACATGGCCATATTGGGAAAGTCCTGATGGTGAGCTATGTGATTTTATTGATGCTGTACCTAAAGGAGACTTAATCACGGAAGGGTATGTTCCAATAACTAAATACTATTATAATGGCTGGAAATCAGCTATTAAAATTGGAGCATACGATAATGATAATAATTTAGTTGATCTTGGCACAGTTAGCTCAGGTATTACGGATGATATGAAAAGGCTAATGACAGAGTTTCCAGGAAACTTTGTTGGACACGTAGTAGCTCTTGATTGTATGTCCATCAATAGAAAAGATCATACCCTACGACACCCTGTTTTCAAATGTATGAGGGATGATAAGGATGCTAAAGACTGTCTCATAGATGAAATTTTTAAATAAATCTGTTTGACACTAAAATAAAATTATTGTATTATATATTTGTAATTCAGGGATAAAGGATAGAAATTATATGACCCGAAAATAGATGAAAAAGCTCGCTAAAGAACTATATTAGTGTGAGCAAATTCACCAAAATGAATCTTCCTCAAAAGAGGAAAAATCCCGGGCTGAAAATCGAATTATGCAAATCACTAATTAGATTATGGCATTGAATGACGGGATAAATATTTTGCTAGAAATTGATGTTATGGTTCAAGATTTAGCAACACAACAATAAATAATATATTTTAAAGGAGAATGTCTAATTATGGCAGCTATGAAAGAAAATACTCGTAAGGTTTTAGATTATTTAAAGGAAAACAATGATACTAATTTGACAGCCGCAGATGTTGCTGAAGCTCTCGGTCTTGAGAAGCGTCAAGTTGATGGTATCTTTACTTCTGCGTTCCAGCGCAAGGGATTGGGCGAGCGCGTTCCCGATGAAGTAACTCTTGAGGATGGTTCCCATCAGAAGGTAAAGTATCTTCGTCTTACCCAGAGTGGTCTTGATCTAGATCCCGACGCACAAGAGTAATGTCTATCGGGAAGAGTTTTAACTCTTCCCGATTTTTTAATTATGATTATAGGATTATTATTAATAGCTATAATCGGGTTAATAATTTATATCTATTATCTCAAAAAGCAAACCCTTGAAGTAGTTTAGATTAACACAGATAATCAAAGAAAAAACGCTGAAATAGAAAAAGAAATAGCACATAATAGAGAAGTGTTATCTAACATAAAAAATAATATAACATTTGAGAACGATATTCTTTCTTCTTTATTAAAATCTTAGGAAGAAATGCGGGAAAGTGCTTAGAAACAAGCTGATGAAGCCTATTGGGCACGCGTCTCCGCACTTGTAAAATCCTACAAAGAAAAAGAATAGGAACTTTCTTTGACTTTTGATGCTAAAAATCAAGATTTGCTAAAGAAAATTTCTATTGAAGCCGGGAAATTAGCTGATTTATAGGCTAAGTAGCTTTCCTATATTTAGGCCAAATAGAGATAGGAAGAAATTGACTCTAATCAAGATTATTATCGTCTTGCTCTTGATGAAATAGATATTAATGATATTACGTTATTGCGCGAATTACAACCAAGATTTGTAAAGAAAGAAAGTATAGATAAACTAATATGGGAAGTATATTATAAGCCAGCTTATGATATTTTAATGGCCCATTTGTTTCCCAAGGCAGTTAAATATTGCGGTATCTATAGAATAACTGATTTAACTACAGGCAAGTCCTATATTGGACAATCGGTTGATATAAAAGAACGATTTAGATAGCATATTAAATCTGCTTTAACCTATGGAAAGGTAACTAATAAGTTATACTCTGCTATGCAGAAATCTGGAGTTCATAATTTCGTGTTTGAAGTCTTAGAAGAAGTAACCAGAGACAAACTAAACGAGAGAGAAACCTATTGGATTGAGTTCTATAAGACTAAAGAATTAGGTCTTAATGGAACTAAAGGAGGAGCTTAATGTTTAGAATTATTGGTGATAGATGCACTGGAAAAACTTATCAGTTAATGCAATACGCTAAGGATAATAATGCTATATTCGTATGTAGTAACCCTCACTCAATGAGAAGTAAAGCGGAAAGTTATGGAATTATTGGACTTAGATTTATGAATTATTCAGAATATTTAAATCACAGCAGAGGAATGAAGGATAAGATTGTAATAGATGAAGCAGAAACATTATTGCGATTGATAAACCCTTCTATGAAACTTATTGGATATAATTTAAGTGAGGAATAATTATGAAGATTATTAAGCCAGATGTTGAACTTATTACACCTATTGATGGTGAAACAATCCTTAAACGAATTGAATAGTGTGGTAGAGTATGTTATAAATCCGAGGATAAAATTACAGAAGATAGCGCTGTAAAATTCGTATAGAATATTATCAAGAGAGGCCATGAGGCGGTTCTTGAGCATTGTTCTTTTACCCTTAAATTTATTTGCGATAGAGGCGTAAGTCATGAAATTGTACGCCATAGATTGGCAGCTTATTGTTAGGAATCTACGAGATATTGTAATTACTCAAAAGATGGATTTGGAAATGAAATTACGGTAATTGAACCTTGTTATCTTGAACCAAATAGTTCAAAATATATACTATGGGAAATGTCTTGTGCGGAATCTGAAAAAAAATATTTTGAGCTTTTGTTCGAAGGCTGCACTCCACAAGAAGCAAGAGCAGTTCTGCCTAATAGTTTAAAAACTGAGGTAGTTATGACTGCGGACTTGCGTGAGTGGCGACATTTCTTCAAGCTTCGTTGCTCTCCAGCCGCGCATCCACAAATGAGAGAAGTTGCAATCCTCGGTTTGAATAAAGTCAAGGAAAAGATTCCTGTAATTTTTGATGATATTACTCCTGATTGACAATCTTTATTTTATATGTTATTATATGTATATAAAATAAAGAGGAAATGATTATGAGTAAATGTAAAAACTTTTTAGATTATTTTGATTGGCTTGTAGCTAATTACCAAGAGCCAATCACTATTCCAGATGAAGTGCAAGAATTTTATAATATTCTTCGCTCACAGCAAGATATGCAGGTTGAGAAACCTCTCTTTACAGAAACTGGATTACAAATTCTTGAACATCTTCAAAAACATGAGGCGAAATCCTTAAAAGCAAAGGATATTGCAGATGGAATGGAGATTTCCTCAAGAAAAGTATCTGGCTCAATCAGAAAATTAGTGTCAGATGGTTTCGTAGAAAAATTTGGTTCTAACCCTGTTGTCTATACCCTGACAGAAAAAGGTAAAAACTTTGATATTGAGAAATATAAAGGAGAATTAAGTAATGAGCAAGAAAATGATTAATAACACTCACATCGAAGGGTATGTCTATGAACATAAACTTGAAAAGAAGGTTTCTGGAGAGAACTCTAAAAATCCTGGAACCGAATTTATTAATGGTATCTTGAGAATTGCCACGGACGATGATATGCTGAATGTTGTTGATGTTCATTTTAGCTATGTAACTGAGACAACCAAGAATGGTAAAGCAAATTCAACCTATGGAGTTCTTTTGAATATCATTGATGGAAAGATTGGTTCCGTAATGGAGCATGGTAAGGAAAACGCAGGAAAGATTCGCGTTGATTCCGCTATTGGGCTAAATGAGTGGTATGATAATAATACTAATGGTCACCCTCTTGTAAGTGTCAAGAGAAATGAGGGCGGATTCGTCCATGTAACTCAAGAGCTGGCAGAAGAGAAGAATCGTGCTACTTTTGATGTCGATATGGTAATTACAGGAGTATTGCGCGCAGAAGCAGATGAAGAGCGTGATCTTCCTGAGAAGGTTACTGTAAAGGGATGCGTATTTGATTTCCGTGGAGCACTTCTTCCTGTTGAGTTTAGTGTATATGCTCCATATGCACCGGAAAAGGCTTTGGATTACTTCGAGAATTTGGGAGCCACTTCTAGCTCTCCTGTCTTTACTAGAGTGCAGGGAATTCAAGTATCTAAGACTGTAGTTCGTAAAGTTGAGGAAGAGAGCGCTTTTGGCGACTCCAGAGTAAAAGAAGTCCGTAACTCTCAGCGTGATTTTGTAATTAACTGGGCACAGCCTGACATTTATGAATGGGATAGTGAGGAAACTCTTCTCGTATCTGAGCTTAATGAAAAGATGGCCGCGCGTGAGGTTACTCTTGCTGAGATTAAAAAGCGTCAAGATGAGTATCAAGCAACAAAGGGTAATGCTCTAAGTGGAGCATCTACTGCTGCTCCTGCAAAGGGAGAATATAAATTCTAAGAAAAGGGAGTTTATCTCCCTTTTCCCCTAAATATTTTGATAAGGAGCGAATATAAATGAGTTTGTTAGATATTAAACCTCATGAAGTATCGAGAGATTTAAGAGGTTATTCAGTATTCTTTTATGGTGATTAATCGTTAGCTAATATGGGTCACCTAACTCAGTGAACTATTGCTTAATAGGTGTAAAATTAATTGGTTAAACTTTTTCAATTTTCCCTTTCCTATTTTCAATAATAGTAGAAAAGAAAAAGGAGGGCTATAAAATGCCAAAAGGGAAAATTTCAAATCCGGGATGGATAACTTGCACTTGTCAGTATTGTGGAAAACAATTTCAATATTACAGAGATACTTCTGTAATTAGAAAAAGTTGTTATGAATGTATACCAGATGGTAGAAGTAATGATGCAGCTTTAATACGAAGGTTAATAAAGAAGAAAGCTGTTGAATATAAAGGAGATAAATGTGAATGTTGTGGAAAATCATATCCTTTATCAGTATATGATTTTCACCATAAAGATCCTAATTTAAAAGATTTCTCTTTAGGGGATAAGACATCTACCGTCAAATGGGATAAAGTAAAAATAGAAATAGATAAGTGTATATTAGTATGTGCAAATTGCCATCGTCAAATCCATAGTGGAGATATTAAGTTAAATCAAGACCAGGAGGAAATGCCTGCTAATAATTTTGCTAACAGGGAAACAGCTAACGGCAATCCTGTGCCAAGCCTCAAACAAGAGGAAGGTTAAGAGACTATCGAAAACCTATAATAGAGTGAGTAGAGTAGAATGGAGATAAGCACCATTCGAAGCGCTGAGATCGTACTTTATAAGTATGATAAGATATAGTCCGGGGTTATCCGCTCACCCGCCAAAGAGTGGTAAAACCACTATCGCAAGCAAGTTTCCAAAAGCACTTTTACTTGCTTTTGAGAAAGGCTATAATGCATTACCTGGAGTATACGCCTAGCCAATTAATAGCTGGGGCGAATTTAAGAAACTGTTTAGTGAATTAAAAACTCCAGAAGTGCAAGAAAAATTTCAAACTATTGTAATTGATACCGCAGACATTGCGTACGGATACTGTGAAAAATTTATTTGTAGCAGAGAAGGCGTCGATACTATTGGTGATATTCCTTATGGAAAAGGGTATGCGCTTGTAAGTTCAGAGTTTGACGAAGCGATTCGTAAAATTCTACAACTTAACTATGGTCTTATTCTTATTTCTCACGCAAAAACAAAGACAGAAAAGAACGCAAAAGGAGAAGACATTGCCTCATAGATTGTTCCTACTTTGGATAATAGAGGAAGATTAATTTGTGAGAGAACTTGTGATATTATCGGATATTCTCGTTCTGTTACTAATGAATCTGGAGGAACAGAAACAAGACTCTTTATGCGTGGAACTCCGCAGTATGTTGCTGGTTCTCGTTTCAAGTATGTACCAGAGTCTATCGAATTTACATATGATAATCTTGTAAATGCAATTTCTAACGCCATTGATAGACAAGCAGAAGAAACTAGTGGACAGTATATTACAAACGAGGCAACTCAAGTTGTAACAGAGGATATAACTTATGACTTTGATACATTAATGAGTAAGTTTAACGACCTGGTTGGAGATCTTATGTCTAAGAATCAATCTAACGCTGGGAAAATTACATCTATTGTAGATAAATTTTTGGGCAAGGGTAAAAAAGTTGGAGATTGCACTCCAGACCAAGCCGAACAGTTAGATTTGATTGTTCATGAATTAGAGGAATTATCCAAGAATTAAAATATAAGGAAGGAGAGAAAATTCTCCTTCCTTGATTTTTTATCTATTTTATGATATAATATTTATATAAGATTGTTATGAAAGGAGAGCGTAATGTATGGCTAAACACATGGTAAAATGTTTTTACTGTGGAGAAGTATTTGATGCATCAACTACACCATACGTTAAACCAAATTCAAGACGTTACGCTCATAAGACCTGTGCGCAAACGGCCGAGGAAAATAAAACGCAAGAAGAAAAGGATAGACAACTATTAGAAAATTATATAAAGAAGTTATTTGGAATTAACTGTATTTCTCCAAAAATTAAAAAACAAATTGAAACCTTTAGAAAAGATAATAATTATTCATATACTGGAATGTATAAAACTTTAAAATACTTTTTTGAGATAAAAGGTAATTCTATTGAAAAGGCTAATGGAGGAATAGGAATAGTTCCTTTTGTCTATGATGAAGCATATCTTTATTGGAGAGCATTATGGGAAGCAAGAGAAAGAAATGAGCAAATAGATATAGGAAAGTTTATTTTGCCTGTAAGAGAAGTCCATATAGAACCTCCTCAACGGCAACCAATGAAACATATACGAAAGCTATTTACTTTCTTAAATGAGGAGGAAGCGCATGAAGAGTAATTATATAGATACAGCGGCGATTACTTAGGTAATTGGATGTGTATTCAATAATGCTTCTATTCTTGATGATACAGATAAGTATATAATTCATGAAGATGACTTCCAAGAAGATTTTCATAAGATAATTTTCGGTAGTATCTATAATATCCATCTAACAGGTAGTCAAGTTAATATAGACGCGATTATAGATTATCTAGCAAACAGACCAAAGTTTGACGCCATATTTAAGCAAAACAAGGGTGTAGAATATCTCCTTGAAGCATCGCAAAGTGCAAGGCAAGATACTTTTAATTATTATTATAATAGATTAAAGAAGTTTACTTTGTTAAGAGCATATAGCAATTTTGGTCTTGATGTTAGCTATCTTTATGATCCAAATAATATTCTCGATACCAAAAAACGCCAAATGCAAGAAGATTGGCTGGATAATACTAGCTTAGTTGAAATAGCTCATGCTATTGATACAAAAATAGATGAAATCAAAAGTAAGTACATAGAAGATGATCTTGGATTAGGCTATCAAGCCGGAGACGGAATCAATGAACTTATTAGTGATTTAGAACAGCATCCCGAAGTTGGTATTCCACTATATGGCCCGTTAATTAATACAGTAACAAGAGGAGCAAGATTGCGAAAATTTTATTTGCGGTCGGCGGCTACGGGAACCGGTAAAACTAGATCTATGATAGCGGATGCGTGTAATTTTGCGTGCAATGAAATCTATCATGACCAATTTGGATGGATTAAAAATGGAACCTCTCAACCAACTTTGTTTATTGCTACAGAGCAAGATAAAAGCGAAGTTCAAACAATGATGTTAGCTTTTCTATCTGATGTAGATGAAGAACATATCCTCAACGGTCAATACTTTGAGGGTGAAAAAGAGAGGGTGCTAAAAGCCGCAGAAATAATTAAACGCAGTCCAATTTGGATAGAAGAATTACCAGATTTTTCTTTACAAGATGTAGAGAATAAAATAAAAAAGAATATTAGAGAAAATGAAGTTAAATATGTTCTTTTCGACTATCTTCAAACTTCGCTTAAAATTCTTGAAGAAATTAGTAAGAAGTCTGGGGGAGTTAGATTAAGAGAGGATAATATCTTATTTATGCTCTCCGCTAGATTGAAAGATTTAGCTAATAAATATGGTGTATTTATCATGTCTGCAACTCAATTAAACGCCGATTATTAGAGTAGTGAAACGCCAGATCAAAATCTATTAAGAGGCGCAAAAAGTATAGCCGATAGAATAGACGTTGGCATGATTCTACTAAGTGTTACAGATGAGGACTTAGTTAAGTTAGATCCAATACTAGAGGGTAACAAGAACTTATTGCGTCCGAATCTAAAATTATCTATCTATAAAAATAGACGAGGTTCGTACAAAGGAGTATATCTATGGTGTTCTGCTAACTTAGGAACTTGTAGAATTTTACCACAATTTTGTACTAATTGGAGACATGAGATGGTGGGCATTGAAGATATTCGAGTAATTGTCGATGAAGGGCCAGCAGCTTGGGAAAAATAATTTTGGAGGAATTAATATGAAAAACAATCAATCTTTAGAGTATCGTATGAGTAAAAAAATGTTTAATGCTATGCTTGCCGATAGAAGCGAGACGGAGAAGAAACAAAATCCTAAAGATTATGTTGCAAAAGTAATTAATGAGCAATTTGGTCTTAAAGGAACTGTAACAAATGTTTCCGTATATGATGCTTAATTATGTCACGCTATTATGATAAAGATGAACTAAAAGGAAAATTAGAGTTAGAACAAATTTATGATTTAATTGAAGTATGGGGCGGTGAGCCTGAATATGTAGATGGTGGGCTCATCTCCCAAACTATATGTCATAATCTTCCAGGAGAGGGATCAAGAAAGTTATATTATTACGAAAATACAAAACTTTTTAGATGTTATACTGGATGTATAGATCCTACTTTTGATATATTTGATTTATGTATAAAGGTTAAAAAAAAGCAAGAAGGTAAAAAGTGGGAACTATATAATGCTATGGATTATATAGCTGGATATTTTGGTTTTGATGGAATAGAACTAGAAGATGAAGAACAAGAATTAGAAGATTGGGATATCTTTAAAAGACATAATATTCAGTTACCAAAACCTAAACAGCCTATTTGCTTGAAGGAATATAATCCGATTATTCTTACTCGATTTTCTTATCCTAGAATTGCTGGATGGGAAGCAGAAGGAATCTTACCCGAGGTTAGTAAAAGAAATTTTATTGGGTATTATCCGGGAGGAGGACAAATAACAATTCCTCACTTTGATATTAATAATAGATTAGTAGGAATTAGGGGAAGAACATTATCTTCTGAAGATGCAGAAAGATACGGAAAATATAGACCTCTTATGGTGAACAGACAATTATATAATCATCCTCTAAGTATGAATTTATATAATTTAAACCATAGCAAAGAGAATATAAGAAAAGTAAAAGCTGCAATTATATTTGAATCTGAAAAGAGTTGTCTTATGTATCAGTCTTACTATGGGTACGATAATGATATATCTGTAGCTTGTTGTGGAAGCAGTATATCTAGTTATCATATAGATTTACTCAAATCTTTAGGAGTTAATGAAATCATAGTTGCTTTTGATAGACAATTTGTCGAAATTAGCGATGATGAATTTAAAAGATTGAAAGCAAAGTTAATTCATATATATAACAAATATAGTAAGAATGTACGCATATCTGCTATCTTTGACAAACGAATGATTTTGCCATATAAAGCAAGTCCTATAGACAAGGGACCGCAGATTTTTGAAGAGTTACTAAATGAAAGGATAATTCCTTATGAGTAAAGAGATTTTAAATCTAGTACCTGCTATTAGAGCAATAGAAAAAGAAATAGGAAAATTAGCAGATGATTATAATAAGAGAATACAACCCTATTTTGATAGTTTAGAGAAACTTAGAGAAATTAATCAAGCATGTGAGTACTGTAACGGAACTGGTCATGTTTTAAGATCTAGATCTTGCGCGGAAGATGATAGGCCAGATCCAAACGATCTTAATGACTATATAAAATGTAGAGCTTGCAAAGGAACTGGATTATCACATAATAAGGAGAGTGATTAAAGATTGGAATATTCATTAATTAACCCAAGAAATTAGGATTATAGTGCTTTAGAGTAGGTATTAGTTAATAGAGGTATTAAATATGGTGATATATAGCATTATTTAACAGTATCAGAAAAAGATAATTTATCTCCCTTACTTCTTAATAATATTGAAAGCGCTGCTAAGCTAATTATTAAGCACATTTTAAAAGATGATTCTTATATCTATGTCTAGGTAGATAGCGACTGCGATGGTTACACCTCTTCTGCATTATTGCTAAATTATCTTCATGCGCAGTTTCCCTCTGCAATTAACAAGTTTGTTTATAACTTCCATTCTGGTAAAATTCATGGAATAAAACCAGAATTAATCCCCGATAATATTTCTCTTGTTATTGCACCGGATTCAAGCTCTAACGACTATCAAGAGCATGAAGAATTGGCTAATCGCGGAATTGATGTATTAGTTATAGACCATCACTTAGCTGATAAAATATCTGAATACGCCTGTGTTGTTAATAATCAGTTATGCGATTATCCAACAAAATCGTTATCTGGTGTAGGAGTAGTTTATAAATTGTGTTAGTATATGGATAGTATTTGCGGAACTGCCTATGCGGACAATTACCTTGATATTGTAGCCACCGGTCTTGTAGGAGATATGATGGATATTAGAGATTTTGAAACTCATTATCTTATTCAATAGGGGCTACAGAGGTCAAGTCTCCGCAATCCTTTTATTAAAGGTATGGCTGATAAAAATGCTTACTAGTTAGGCAGAGGAGATTTATCTCCTATTGGAGTAGCGTTTTATATTGTTCCTCTTGTTAATGCCATTACTCGTATGGGTACTCAAGATGAAAAGTAGATTTTATTTGAAAGTATGCTTGAATGGAAAGCATATGATCTTATTCCTTCTACTAAACGAGGATGTAAAGGGCAAGAGGAAACTAGATTAGAGCAAGCATTAAGAGTTTGCACTAATGTTAAGAATCGTTAGACTAGAACTAGAGATGCCGAAGTTGAACAAATAGAAAATATTATTCAAGAAAAAAATCTATTATAGCATAAACTTTTAGTAATTAAACTAGAAGATATGTAGGTTGATAGAGGTATTACTGGTTTAATTGCTAATGAATTAATGAGTAAGTATAAGCGCCCCGTTATTCTCTTATCAAAGACTGTAAACAATGAACAAGATGCTTGGGAGGGATCAGCTAGAGGATACGAAAAGTCTAAATTAAATGATTTTAGACAATTTGTAAGAGATTCAAATTTAGTCTTTTTAGCTGAGGGGCACGCAAATGCTTTTGGCTTTGGCATTTATGAAAAAGATTTTGAAGATTTTATTATATGGTCAGACAATCAATTAAAAGATATAGAATTTTCACCAAGCTATAAGGTAGATTTTATTTACTCTATGTCAGATATTAATTCTAAAGATATATTAGAACTAGGTAATTCTAAGTATCTTTGGGGATAGAATATCGACGAACCGTTAATTGCGGTAGAAAATGTTGCAGTAACAAATGACATGATTAGTCTTATGTCACGAGACAAGAATCCTACTTTGAAGATTCAATTACCAAATGGAGTTACTTGCATCAAGTTTAAATCAAGCGAAGAGGAGCTAGAAGATTTATCTAGCGAATTAGGTTGCGTGAGTATAAATTTGATTGGTAAACCAGAAGTAAATAGATACTTCGGTAGTGTGACACCACAAATTATTATTACAGATTATGAAATTATAAGTAGATAGAAGTATTACTTTTAATGATTGCGCAACCTCTTACTAAAGGAGGAAACAATCACAATGAGACGTTTTATGAGTATTATACTAAGTTTAATCATTTTATTATCTATAATGTGTAGTTGCAATAGTCCTTTCATTTCTATTGCATCAGCATATTCAGTACCGTATAACAGCAGTATTAGTTATACCTATAATGATTTAGATACATTGGTTGAGCTTATTGCGGAACAAATCTCTAATATGAACGCCGCACATCAAATGGCCGATGCTGCTAGACAGTTAGGCTATTCTGAAAATCATGATGTTATCGAACTAGCCGTGAATGAATATGATAAGGCGAATGAGCTAAGACAATCTTATCAAGATGTATATGATAACCTCATGGAACATTGGCATCAAAAGGAAGAAGAGTACCCAGTGGCAACATATATTTGGAGCTATTTCAAAGACTTAGGTTATAACGATCAAGTTTGTGCGGGCATACTTGGTAATATAATGGCTGAAGTTGGTGGTAATACATTGAACATTCAATATGAATTAAGCAATTCTTCATATTATGGAATGTGTCAGTGGAATAAAGCGTATTCTGAGGTTTGGGGAGCCTCATTAGAAGAGCAATGCAATTATTTGGAAAATACTATTGAATATGAATTTAATACATTCGGTCACGCCTATAAGAAAGGGTTTGACTATAATGATTTTCTAAATATGACAAGTATAACTGATACCGCTTTGGCATTTGCGAAATGCTATGAGAGGTGTGGATCTGGAAGTTATACGACAAGACAAAATAATGCAATTATCGCGTATAATTATTTTGTAAGCTAAAATAAATATCTGCGGGCTGGCCGGAACCTAGACGACCGCCCGCAGGAAACTAAAATGGTTTTAACTATTTTTTGAGGTAAAATCGTCGGTTACGCGGTTTTATAAAATTTTTGGACAAATCCTACGAATTATACTATAATAATATTCAGATAAGATATAAGAAAATAGGAGGAATTATTATTATGGTAAATAAATGTGTTGTATGTGGGAAGGATTTTGAGGCCATAAAATCCACAAAGAAATATTGCAGTAATGATTGCATGAATGCTGCCAGAAGAGCTAGATATGGAGAACGACAAATTTAGATGGTTACTAATTCAATGGATTTACATAATAAAAGCTGTCTTATTTGTGGGAAAGATTTTACGCCTAAAACCCCCGCCGCGAATAATCGTCAATGCTGTTATAATTGTATGCCAGATGGAGTTCAACTAACTAGAGGAATGTTTCTAGCTAAAATAAAAGAGCACCTAGGTGGAAGATGTATAAAATGTGGATACGATAAATGTTTAAAAGCTCTAGAATTTCATCATTTAGATCCCTCTAAAAAAGATTTTACTATTAGTAACGATCATTTTAAGTTAAAAGAAGCGGTTGAAGAAGTAAAAAAATGTATTTTAATATGTTCTAATTGTCATAAAGAATTACATGATAATTTATGGACTATAGATGAACTAAATCTTGAAGAAAAGGAGGAAGTAGAACCATGACTCTAACTAACATGCAAGAGCAAGGTTTGAAAATCGCTGTAGCCCGATACAAAGCTCATGAGCCCTATACTTGTATCGCTGGCTACGCCTGACCGGAACAGGGAAAAGCACCTTAATTAAATTTATTGTGGCTGCTCTTAATATGTATGAGGAAGAGGTTGCTTATATCGCTTTTACTGGAAAGGCTTCAGAAGTACTGCGAGAAAAAGGGTGTCCTAATGCTCAAACCGCGCATAGATTACTTTATTATAGTAAACAAATGCCTAATGGTAAGTTTGTTTATAAACCTCGGCCACATATTGAATATAGTCTTATTGTTGTAGACGAGGTATCTATGTTACCTATTGATATGTGGGAATTGTTACTTTCTCATGGAGTATATGTTATTGCTTGCGGCGACCCGTTTCAGTTGCCGCCTGTAGACAAGACTAAAGAAAACCATATACTCGACAGTCCGCATATTTTCTTAGATGAGGTAATGAGACAAGCTAAAGAAAGTGATATTATTGTTACGAGTATGAATATCAGAGAAGGCAAATCAATCGTTCCAATGCGAGGAAATGATACTCAAATATTTAGAAAGCAAGAACTTGTAGCTGGAATGTACGGTTGGGCCGATGAAATTCTTGTTGCGACAAATAAGAATAGATTTGATATAAATTAGTTTATGAGACTTGATGCCGGAAGAAGCTCAGAACCAGAAAGAGACGATAAAGTTATTTGTCTAAGAAATACGTGGGATATTTGTTCTGTTAAAGATGAAAACCCTCTTATCAACGGCACAATAGGTTACTTAAAAGATTTCTCTCTAGTTACTATGCAGTACAAAACTCTTACTGAATCTTTTACGGCTCAAATACTTCTTTCTAGTATTGAGACAACCTCTGGAGACACCTATCTTGATGTTCCTATTGATTATAATTCGCTTTTAACAGGTAAGAAAACTTTTACTCCACAGCAAGAATATTATCTTAATAAAAGAAAGGATAATCCACCTCTCCCAATAGAGTTTAACTATGGGTACGCAATCACTACTCATAGAGCCTAGGGTTCACAATGGGACAATGTATTGGTTATAGAGGAAAATTTTCCTTTCGATAAAGAAGAGCATGCTAGATGGCTTTATACCGCCTGCACTAGAGCAGCAAAGAAACTAACATTGATTTTAAAGAAATAATATAGTATAATATATTATATAGTAATATAAGAGAGGTATAATATGAGCTATTTTAATAATCATAGTCATACAGAGTTCTCTAATTTAAGACTTTTGGATTGTATAAATAAACCAGAAGAGCTGATTGATAAAGCTATTGAAGTTGGATTAACGGGAATAGCTATCACGGACCACGAATCTCTCTCCGCGCATATGAGAGTAAATAAATATGCGAAAAAAATCAAAGAAACTAATCCCAGTTTTGTTATAGCTCTTGGTAATGAAATCTATCTTACAGATACTAGAGATTTAGGACAAAGATACTATCACTTTATCTTAATTGCTAAAGACGAAATTGGTTATAGGGGACTAAAGGAGTTATCTTCTATCGCCTGGATGAATGGTTATTATGATAGAAGAATGGAAAGAGTTCCTTTGCTTAAATCAGAATTAAAAGATGTAATGCAGAGATTTAAAGGGCATATTATTGGCACTACTGCTTGTATTGGCGGTGAATTAGGTCAATCCATTTTAAATCTAAATAATTGTGAAGAAATAAAAGATGAAGTAAACGCAAAGCGTTATCATCAACAGATTGTAGATTTTATTACTTTCTGTATAGATGTATTTGGTCAAGATGATTTTTATATTGAGTGCGCACCAGCGTCATATCCTGACCAGATTATTGCAAATAAAAGAATGTTAAAAATTGCAGAAGCGTTCTCTGTTAATATGTGTATCGGCACAGATGCCCACTATCTAACAAAAGAAGATAGATATGTCCATAAAGCATATTTAAATTCTAAGGGCGGAGAAAGAGAAGTCGATAGCTTCTATGAATTTACTCGTCTTATGGACGAAACTGAAACTAGAGAATTACTTCGTTTGAGCTATGAAGATAATATTATTGATTGGATTTTTAATTGCTCAAACGAGATTAAAGATAAAATAGAATTTTACTCTCTGGAAAAGCATCAGTCTATTCCAGAAGTAGAAGTAACTGATTACCCTCCTACTGCATGGTGGGGAACTAACAATGATTATGCAGATGAAATGTCTAAGTATCCAATCCTAAAATCACTTTTCACTTCCGATAATATTCAAGAGCGTTATTGGATAAATGAATGCTGGAAAGCGCTAGAAGCAAAAGGTATTGATTGGATTGATAGACCAGAATATCCAGAAAGACTTGAAGAAGAAGCAAGAGTAAAGAGAGTGATTGGAGAGAAATTACAAACTTGTATGTTCGCTTATCCAAATACATTAAAACACTATGTTGATTTGTTTTGGGATTGCGGAAGTACGGTAGGTGCGGGTCGAGGTTCGGCTTGTGCAGCTCTTAATCATTATCTTCTTGGAATTACTCAGCTGGATCCAATCGAATGGGATCTTCCTTTCTGGAGATATATCAATGACAAAAGAACAGAACTTGGAGATATTGATTTGGACTTGGCTCCATCTAAGATTCAAAAAATCTTTGCTGAAATCAGAAAAGAACGAGGAGAATTAGGGCTAGTCCAAGTATGTACCTTCGGAACTGAGGGAACTAAATCTGCCATATTGACAGCCTGTAGAGGTTATAGATCTGACGATTATCCAGAAGGTATTGATGTTGATATGGCTCAATATATGAGTTCCCTAATTCCGCAGGAAAGAGGCTTCTTGTGGCCCATTGAGGACGTCGTTAATGGAAACCCAGAAAAGGGACGTAAAGCAGTTACTACATTTGTAAATACTGTAAATCAATATCCCGGTCTTCTAGATATTATTACTAGAATTCAAGGGCTTGTAAATAAACGTTCTAGTCATGCATCCGGCGTTATTTTGTTTGATGAAAATATTTTCGACAGTGCCGCAGTTATGAGAACACCAAAGGGTGCATTAATTACTCAATGGGATTTGCATGACCAAGAGGCTGCTGGTTCTGTTAAGTATGACTTTCTCTTAACAGCAGTTCAAGATATTATTATCCAAGCTGTTGAATTACTACAAGAAGATGGAGTTATCGAAAAAGATTTAACTTTAAGAGAAGTATATAATAAATATCTTCATCCATCTGTCTTGCCTCAAGATGATAAAAAAATGTGGGATGCTTTAGCTAATGGTGATGTTCTTGGATGTTTCCAATTTGACTCAAGCGTTGGTGCACAAGCCGCGAAGAAGATTAAACCTCAAAATCCGCATGAGATGGCTGACGCGAATGGATTGATGCGCCTAATGACTTCCGAAAAAGGTGCTGAAACTCCAATGGAGAAGTATGTTCGATTTAAGAATAATATTTCTCTTTGGTATCAAGAAATGGACAGAGAAGGATTAACAAAAGAAGAACAAAGGATTCTCGAACCGCATTTCTTACGTTCTTATGGTGTTCCTCCTAGCCAAGAACAAATGATGACCATGTTACAAGACGAGAATATCTGCGGATTTACTCTTGAAGAAGCGAATGCTGCAAGAAAAATTGTTGGTAAAAAGCAAATGAATAAAATCCCAGAACTTAAAGAAAAGGTCTTAAACTCTGCGAAATCTCCCGCGTTAGGACATTATGTCTGGACTTATGGCATCGGCCCGCAAATGGGTTATTCGTTCAGTATTATCCATGCTCTTGCTTATAGTTTTGTTGGTATGCAAACTCTGTATCTTGCTACTCATTTTAATCCGGTATATTGGAATACGGCGTATCTGATTGTAAATAGTGGTGCTATTGATGAAGAAGAAGGAGAACAATCAGATTATACAAAGATTGCAAAAGCAATAGGAGAAATTCGTAATGCAGGAATTAAGGTTTCCCTTGTGGATATTAATAATTCTGACTTTGGATTTAAGCCAGATGTAAAAAATAACTAGATTCTTTTCGGATTAAAGGGTTTGTCAAATGTTAATAATGAACTGATAAAAACTATTGTAGATAATCGACCCTATGTATCTCTTGTTGATTTCTATAACAGAGTTCATCCTAATAAACAAGCAATGATTTCTTTAATTAAAGGTGGAGGATTCGACCAGTTTAGTTCACGTATGGAGGCTATGATTCAATATATATGGATTACCTGCGATAAGAAAAAGAGAATTACTTTACAAAACCTTCCTGGGTTAATGAGATATGATCTTATCCCCTATGAAGAAAAGTTTGTGATGCCGAAAAGAGTGTATGAATTTAATAGGTATCTAAAAGCAGAGTGTAAAGATCCTTACAATGTAGCAAAATATAAACTCGACGAAAGAGCAATCACCTTTCTCGTTGAAATTGATTGCGAGGATCTATTGGAAACAGATAATCTAGCATGGTATATTGACATAAAAGCCTGGGATAAAATTTATCAAAGTTACATGGACGTATTTAGAAATTGGATCTCTGAAAATAAAGAAACGATTTTAGATAATTTAAACACCACCATCTTTATGGAAGATTGGAAAAAGTATGCTTCAGGGAACATATCTTCTTGGGAAATGGAATCTCTATGTTTTTATTATCACGACCATGAGCTAGCGAATATTAACAATAGCAAATATGGATTTGTAGACTTCTTTAGCCTTCCAGAAGAACCTCAAGTAGATAAAGTATTTAAAAAAGGTGCTTCTTTAATTCCTATTTATAAACTGCATAAAATCTGCGGGACGTGCATTGCAAAAAATAAGGTGAAGAGTACTGTATATCTTCTTACAACAACTGGAGTAGTAGCAGTTAAATTCAGACAAGAATACTTTGCTTTGTTTGATAAACAAACCTTCCAAAGAAACGCAGATGGAACAAAGAGAGTTGTAGAGAAGTCTTGGTTTAATAGAGGTAATATGATTGTTGTGCAAGGGATTAGACGAGGCGATGAATTTGTAACAAAGAAATATGCAAGTTCTGGAGGCCATCAACTTTATCACATTGATGAAATTATCAATGGAACAGATCTAATCTTGAGAAGCGAAAGAAAACAAGGAGAAGATGAAGATGAAGATAGTAGCATTAATGGGTGAAGCAGGAAGCGGTAAGGATACTATTCTCCATAGAATTATGGAGAAGTATCCTTCCTATTTCAATGAAATTATTAGTTGTACGACTCGACCTCCTAGGCAGGGAGAGAAAGAAGGAGTTAATTATCACTTCTTATCCGTTGAAGATTTTATTAGAAAAATCTTAAATGGAGATATGCTAGAGGCTACTGAATTTAATGGTTGGCACTATGGAACAGATAGTCAAAGTCTAACAATAGATAAGATAAATATAGGAGTATTTAATCCAGAAGGAGTTAGATGCTTACAGGAAGATGAAAACATTGAACTGTATGTATTTTATGTGCGGGCCGCGGGTAAGTAGCGTCTTTTAAGATAGCTGAATAGAGAAGAAAATCCTGATGTAGACGAAATAATTAGAAGATACAAAGCGGATACAGAAGATTTTAGTTTTCTTAATGATATAAAATATATAACTCTTTAGAACAATACCTTAGATGATATTGATATAGCTGTTGATACTATATTTGGACAATTCTATTAAATAATTATATTAGAAATCACAATATATAGTGTTCAACAAAAAATATATTACAAGGAGTTGTATTATATGTTACAAATAAAGAAAAGAAATGGTATAGTAGTTCCATTTGATAGAGAACGAATTATCAACGCTATCAATAAAGCCTTCATCGAAGTAGATGGAGAATTATATGAAGATGATACTGCAAATGATATTGCAGATGAAATTAAGTATGCAGTAAAAACTTCTGACGATGTGGTTTCTGTAGAAAAAATTCAAGACATGGTGGAAGATTTTCTTATGAAGTCTGAGCGGAGAGACGTTGCTAAAGCATACATTAGATATAGATATAAAAGAGAAATTGCCAGAAAAGGGCAAGACGATTTTATGAAAGCCTTTTCTGCCAAAGTGCAGGGTTCAGATATAGAGAATCAAAATGCTAATGTTGATGAAATGTCATTCGGCGGAAGAGTTGGTGCAGCTTCTGATTTGCAAATGAAGAAGTACGCTCTTGATTATCTTGTATCTAATAAATCACGCGCAAACCATGAGAATAATGAGATTTATATTCATGACTTAAATGCTTATGCAGTAGGTATGCATAACTGTCTTTCTATTCCTTTTGATGATTTGCTTGCAAAAGGATTCAATACAAGACAAACTGATGTACGACCAGCGGGTTCAGTAAATACAGCTTTTCAACTTGTTGCTGTAATCTTTCAGCTTCAAAGTTTACAGCAGTTTGGTGGCGTTTCTGCTACACATCTTGATTGGACTATGATTCCTTATGTAAGAAAAAGTTTCTATAAACATTATATGGATGGATTGACATATATCGAACAAGTCATTAGCATGGATGATAGATTAAATAATCAACTGTCTATTGAAGATCCTATCTATAAGGAATTTAAAGGCGCATATTCATATGCTATCGCTATGACAGAAAAGGAAGTTCATCAAGCGGTTGAGGGAATGTATCATAATCTAAATACTCTTCAATCTCGTTCCGGCAATCAACTTCCATTTACTTCTATTAACTATGGAACTTGTACTCTTCCAGAAGGAAGAATGGTTACTAAAGCTCTTCTGGAAGTCTCTATTGAAGGACTTGGTAGACTTCACAAGACTTCAATTTTCCCCTGTGGAATTTTCCAATGTATGAAAGGTGTAAATAGGAAGCCTGGAGATCCAAATTACGATTTATTTAGATTAGCATTAAAGTCTACTGCCACTAGATTATATCCTAATTATGCTAATGTAGATTGGTCTGGCAATGCCGGATATGATGTAAACGATCCAAGTACATATTTCTCTACAATGGGATGTAGAACTGCTAATGGATTCGATATTAACGGCTTAAAGCAACAGAAAGACGGTAGAGGAAATATCTGTCCTGTTACTATTATAATGCCAACAATAGCAATGGAAGCTAATGGTGACGTAGAAACTTTTATGAAACTTTTAGATATTAAGATCGAAGAAGCGAAAGATATGCTTCTTGAAAGATTTGAATATATCTGTGCGCAACCTGCGGATTCGGCAAAATTCATGTATGAAAATGGCTTAATGGCTGGATATGATGGAATTTCTACTCGAAGTGCTTTACAACATGGCACATTGAGTCTTGGGCAGATTGGATTGGCAGAAACTTTACAAATTCTTATTGGATGTGATCATACTGAGCCAGAGGGCATGAAATTAGCAAAAAGAATAGAGCAGTTATTTAAAGATAGATGCGCAGAGTATAAAGAAAAATATAGACTTAATTTCGGAGTATATTATACTCCAGCCGAGAATCTTTGCTATACCTCTCTTAAAAAATTCCGTGATAAGTATGGTATCATTCCTAATGTAAGCGATAGAGAGTTCTTTACTAATTCTATGCACGTACCAGTATGGCACCAACTCTCTCCATTTGATAAAATTGATATTGAAAGTCAATTAACTGGATATTCTTCTGCTGGTTGTATTACTTATGTTGAGTTAGATACTGGCATGGAAAAGAATATTGATGCTATGGAGACATTAGTAAATTATGCTATGGATAAAGATATTCCATACTTTGCAATAAATGTTCCATGTGACACCTGCCTAAATTGCGGATATACTGGCGAGTTTAATGATAAGTGCCCTCAGTGCGGTAGTAAAGAAATTCAACAGTTAAGAAGGGTAACAGGCTATCTAACTGGTAACTACAAGACCGCCTTTAATAAAGGAAAGCAGGATGAAGTAAACAATAGAGTTAAACATGTGGGGTATATGGAATGAAGTATGCAGGTATTATAAAAAATGACTTTGCTGCTGCTCCCGGAGTATCCTTGAGTTTCTTTACTCAAGGATGCCCCCATAGATGTAAAGGGTGTCATAATCAAGAGACTTGGGATTTTGATAGTGGCAGAGAATTTACTCATGAAACTCTTAATTCAATCTTAGAAGGGCTAACTGCTAATGGAATTAAGAGAACTTTATGTATAATGGGCGGCGAACCATTATGTCCAGAAAATACATTTTTAACCCATCTAGTAATACAAACCGCAAAGGAGACAATTCCTGATTTGAAGGTTTATCTATGGACTGGATACTTGTATGAAGATTTAAGAAAAACAACAGATACAGTTATTTAGAATATACTTCAATTAACTGATGTGCTAATTGATGGGCCATATATTGAAAATGAAAGAGATATTACAGAGCCTCTAAGGGGTAGTCGTAATTAGAAGATAATCTACCTAAAATGATTTTCGTAAAAAGTATTTTTGGAGGAATAATGATAGCAATAGCAAGCTATATCTATTTGTCTGTTGGTGGTATAGTTGGAGCTATTATGTTTTCCATTGGTTTATTAACCATACTAAATATGTAGTTTAAGTTGTTTACTGGTTCAGTTGGTTATATCAAGAGCAAAAATGATATAAAAGACAATCTTATTATTTTATCAGGAAATATCATTGGAGCGTGCGGGATTTTAGCTTTTCCGCACGCAGCAGCTCTATCTTTGGTCTCTGCTAAGATTGCAGTTCCGCTATATCTAGTTTTCCTAAAAGGAATTGTTTGTGGTATATTTATATATTCGGCAGTATCTTCATTTAAGAGAAATAAAGATTATATGGTGCCAGTTTGTGTAACAGGCTTTATATTATTCGGTGGAGAACATTGCATTGCCGATCTTTGTTATGCCTTGGCCGCTGGTGTGCTTTCTATTGATATAATATTATTTCTAATAGTAGTTACATTGGGTAATTCTATAGGAGCAATAATTGTTGACAGAATACAATAATTATGATATTATATTAAAAGAAAAGGAGGGCTAGATATGACTTTATATGAGTTAAATCAAGCTGGATATGCTTCTCTTCCAAAAATGACAAAAGCCGAGCTAGATACGGCTAAAGAAGATATTATCACATTTTTAAAATCTCACAACTCACAATATTACATGATGCTTAATCATGATAATAAATACTTCACTTTATTTGTTTATGAAAATAATATAGACGTAGAAAAAATGGCACGTGAGATTATCTCAGTCTCCAAGTCTCTCGGAGAAATTAAATCAATAGAAGTAAATGGAGATATTATAGAAATTTGGATTTTATATGAAGGCAAATGTGATATGTACGCATTTTTCGACTATGCAAAAGGGGTGATACAAGTATGACAAATAGCATTATTGTTAATTATGATCCATTCGCGATGGAATCTACTGTATATATCCTAGAAGATGGATTGCAAAAACAAATGAAAGTATGCTCTGATATTAACGGCCTGGCGGAAACTCTGGTTGGACTTTCTTACGGAAACAATATATATAGCATACTAATTCATGCCCCTCTTGCAATTACAGGGGAAATAAAGAATTTTGTGCGAGATTTAGAAGCAAGTATGTATTCAAATAATAAAATTACAGTTGAGGGAATTTAATATGGTTTATAATTTAAAGTCTACAAATACTTATAGAGTGCCAACCGTAGAAGATGCACTTAGACTGCGGAAATGGCTAGAAAAGACGGCAGTAGGAGAGTTAACCTCATTTAAATATGCTACTAAGTATATTAAGCAAAAGGGAGAAATAATTGAGGAGTATCAACTCGTTACTGCTACAATGACTATCGACAATGAAAAAGAACCAGAAGGCGTTATGCCAATTACTATTACGGAGGAATAATATGAGCGTATATTTCGAGAAAGTAAGTCGTTTTAATGACATTGATCTACCTATACCAACTCGCGCAACCGCAAATTCCGCAGGCTATGATTTTGTAGTTGCAGAAGATGTCGTTCTTCCTCCAATGAATTTTTTAACTTCTAAGATTCAAGATCATGTTTTTGAAAAAAATGCTGACAAGGATTTTTATGGGTTCGTAGACCCATTTACTCTTGATGATATGGCTAATCTTACTAAAGAATTAAAATCCAAGATTACGCTAGTATCAACAGGAATGAAATGTCATTTAAATCCTGGGCAGTATTTAGAATTAAGCGTCCGCAGTTCTACTCCTCTTAAACACTGGATTATTTGCGGGAATAGCGTAGGTATTATTGATGCTGACTATTGCGATAATCCCGATAATGAAGGAGAGATTTTCTTTCAACTCGTTAATCTATCTCCTTTTGCTATCCAACTGAAGCGAGGAGATAAGATTGGTCAAGGTATTATTAAAAGCTATGGGATTACAGATAATGATGCTGCGACTGGAGAAAGACTTGGCGGATTTGGAAGCACTTCTAAATAATTCTCCAACTTTGGTCAAAATTTATTAGTAATCCTCCTTATATTTTTATATTAAATATAAGGAGGATTTTTTTATGAAAAAATATAAAGTTTATTTATTTATTTTCCCCAATGGAAAATTTTATTGTGGATATACATCCTAGACCCTTTAGCGTAGATGGGATAATGGAAATGGATATAAAAAATGTCCATTGGTATATAAAGCTATTTAGAAGTATGGATGGGATAATATAACTAAAAAATTAATATTTGATTCCGATATTTAGGAAGAGGCTTTAAACAAAGAAAGATAGGTAATCAAAGAATTAAATTTAACTAATCCAAATTATGGATATAACTTAGATGAAGGCGGTAGACCGCATGGAGGTTCTAATTTTTTAACCGAAGAAGGAAGAAAAAAAATTTCTGAAGCAGGGAAAAAGAAATGGCAAAATCCAGAATTTAGATAGTATATGAGTGAGATATCTAGAAAAAGAATGTTAGGAACTCATTTATCAAAAGAAACAATAAATAAAATTCAAGAAACAAGAAAGATCAATGGAGTAAAAATGCCATCGAATGCTAAAATAGTGCAATAGTTAGATCCATTAACAGAAATAGTGATAAAAGAATTTCCATCTGGAGGCGCTGCCGCAAGAGAAGTAATGGGAGAAACAAAAGGTGGAGCAAATATTTTAGCGGTATGTCGGGGGAAAAGAAAAAGTGCATATGGATATAAATGGAGGTTTAAGCATGAATAAAAGATTATTAGCTCTCGATTAGAGTTCAAAGACCACGGGTTACGCGGTCTTTGAAGATAATAAGTTAAAAACATTTGGTAAATTTGTTGTCGAAGATAGTAATATAGATACTAGATTAGTAAAGATAAGACAAAAGATAAAAGATCTTATTATCTAGTTTAATATAGATGAAGTCGTTTTTGAAGATATACAATAGCAAAATAATGTATCTAATAATGTATAGACCTTTAAAATTTTAGCGGAGGTCTATGGAGTTATTTCCGAATTATTAGAAGAAGAGAAAATACCTCATTCAACGATTTTATCTACTTCATGGAAATCTCTTCTTGGGATAAAGGGTCGCACTAGACCAGAATAGAAAAAAAATGCCCAGGATTATGTGTTAAATAACTATGGTACAAAACCAACTCAAGATGAAAGTGATGCGGTTTGTATCGGCCTTGCGCATATAAAATAGAATTAGTGCGCTTGGTAATTGGTCCAAATAAAAAAATCCTCCTTTCTTAACTTTAAAATACTTTGAGAAGTTAAGAAAGGAGGATTTTATGTTTACATTTATAGCAGAACATATAGTAGAAATTCTGTTTGGTCTAATTTCCGCAGGTGCTTTGGCTTTTTGTAGATATTTATATAAACAATTAATAGCTTACAAAAAGATGTTACAAGAGAAAGAGAATGATGATATAGCTGAATTGATTGACGAAAAGTTGAAACCTGTAGTAGAAGATATTGAAGAACTTCGAAGATATATACAGAGGATTGAAAACAAAGAAAGTCAAGACTTGACCTTAATTATAGCTTCGTATAGATTTCGACTTGTTCAACTGTGTAAAATATATATCAAACAAGGATATATGACGCAAGATCAATATGACCAGTTAACAGAATTTTATAAACTCTATACCTCTCTTGGCGGAAACGGTTAGGCGAAAGAATATTACGAAAAAGCGATTGAGTTAGAAATTAAATCTGTATAATAAAAAAAATGGGGAACTCTTAATTGAGTTCCCCATCCTTCTTTAAACGATTGAAAATTGAGTTAGTCATATTTATTATCTCTTGACCATAAGTTGCTATCAAATCTGCTAGCAATTCCTCTTGTTCAAATGATAATTCTATCCCATAACTAAACATTGCAGCGTGTGTTAATTCATGACATAAAACTTTTTTCATCATCGTTGAAGATAATTCTTCATTGATATAAATACCTTTAGTTTTGCTATCGCAAGCTCCTATTGTTAATTGACCATCACTTCTAATTAACATAGGATGAATAGGAGAAGTTAAGAATAATTTCCATTCTTCTCCATTTATATTAAGCATGGTTTAAAGAAGATATTTTTGTAGCAAGAGCAGAGATCTTTTTCTCTAGGAGCTGTCTTTCTTCTGGACTTGCATCATCAATCATTTCTACTAAATCCTCACTTAATTCTTTCATATATTTGTCCAATTCTCTAATTTTAGTATCCTTGTCTTTATGCAATTCTTTTGATTCCATATACATACGACGAGTAATTGGACTGCGGCCTTCGCGAGAATCTCTTAGTTCCATGGGATATTCTCTTTCGTTGTAATAGATTGGTTTTTCTCCATATCCTTTACGACTACCTGACATATCCTCCATGTATCTGCCTTGAGAATCTCTAGAGCGAGGATAATACATTCTGCCCCAATCGTCTCTATCCATATCTCTATCTGGAAGATAATATGGTGGCATCATTGGGATGTAATATTTCTTATGTTCCTCTTCTTTCTCCTCCATTGCCTTGACAATAGAACAGTAATACATCGCCTGTTCTAAGTCTTTTATCATATCAATAACTTCGCCTAATTCATGGGTATCTACATTATGAATATCGCTTAGCTATGATTGAACACATCCAATAAGAGTTTCTTTCATATGTTTAAGTCTTTCCATAATTAAGCCACCCTTTCAATAATTAGATTTGCGTTTTGGACGTCGATTGCCTAAGTAGAAATATTTTTTACGGCAATTTCAAAACAACATCCTCTTGGTACATCAATAAATATAGAACTTGCTACATTATTATAATCTCCTACCGCCGCCGGAGTAGAAATCATAGTAGTAGAAGCTACCCCTTCTCCATTGATAGCAATAGCTAAAGAAATTGGACCTGCTGTTCCACCTGCGGCGATTGCAATATTACCGCTAAAATGAGCTTTATATCTAGCTCTACACTGAGTAGATGTATTACCTTTTAATGTTACTAGTCCACTCCCAACGCGGTGTAGTAGGCTGTTGGAGCAGCCTACTACCGCATCGGTAAAAAGGACATTTTGATTAGCTTGTACTGTTTGTACGGCATTCGCAATAATTTCCATTGAACCAAATCTCTCCTTTTAATTTAAATTAACACCCGCAATTACTCATGCTATAGCAACAGTTGGGGTTTGGTACTACATAAGCGGGAATTGGATTATCACGTCCTAATCTACGAATAAGCTCCGCAGTTTGAGCTTCTTGGTTAGCTGTAATAAAGTTATTTTGAGCTTGTTGAGAAGCAGCGAGACGAAGGGCCTGATTCTCGTTTTGCAAATCAGAGATTTTCTCCTGGCAGAGATAATCAAGAATTGCACGAGTTCCAGCATTTTGACTGTCAATAATATCACGAGTATTATTGGCCATAGAAGTCTGTAGTGCATTAGTATTAGTCGCTAGATTGTAGTTGACGTCGGCAAAACCTCTCTCAATCTGACGACCAGTCTCGCAGCAACAATCTGCAATTTGACGAGAAATAGCATTTTGATTTGTGAGATTATCAAAACTTGCTTGCTGAATTGCAGATTTTGTATCACAACAACAGTTAGAAAGCTGTGTAGCTAAAGCATTTTGACCCTGCATTAAAGCTACATTAGTGCTATTGAAACCTTGCTGTGTCTGATATCCAAGATTGCATACTGCGTTGTCTACTCCATGGAAACCATTTGTTAAAGCATTATTTAAAGCATATGTGCTATCACAGATTCCCTACTGGATAGAATTAATTCCAGACTGTAGATTTTGGAAAGCAAAACCTTCATTAATGTCTGCGCGAGTTGCCCAACCTTGACCAGAAGGAGAACCCAGACCATTACTGTTGGCTCCATATCCACCAAAACCGCCAAATCCATTTCCCCATCCAGAGAAGCAGAATAAGAATAGAATTATAATCCACCAAGCTCCTCCGTCGTTCCAAATTCCGCCATTGTTACGATCATTGCCACCTGTAGCAGCAGCAATATCAGCTAAAGAGTATCCATTGTTAGAATTGAACATTTAAGTTCCTCCTTTAAGAAAATTATTAAAGGCCGAGCATTTTCTTAAAGTCAGCAAACTCCTTGTCATAATTTAATCCTCTTTGGGATAAAAGATTTCTAGCTATTTGTTCAATCTCTTCGGTTTTATTCTATTTGGCAAGATCTAACAAATTAGCTCCAAACGGATTATTCCCCATCTAACTTTCTAATATATTTAGAGTTAGCTATTGAGGATTCTATCCATTCCTAATCATTTGAATTAACTACATTGGATTCATTTTATCGGCTCCTTAAAAATCTAATTTTGGCTTTGATTCCTGCTATTGCGCTGTAGGCTATTTATTTGCCTATGGCGCAATTTTTTCTTTTAATTGAGCAAGTACGGTTTCAAATTCTTCTCTAGTAACAAACTAAGAAGGATTGACAACTGTTTCAATCGGAATATTTTTTAATTCATAAACATTAAGTGTTGAAGTTCCATCTAAATTTATCTATTTTGTATATATTTTTTTATTAGCTAAATCAGGAAAGAAAAATACAGAACCATCAAAGTCAATGCTAGTTGCCTTTACTTCTTCTATTGAAGAAACTGGGCGACCTTTAATTCCAATCTAGGGCTATTCCACATAGGGCATTCTTTGTTGCGGAGCATAAGGGATTGCCGCATACTAAGGTTGCTATTGTTGTGGTATATAGTATGGATAATTAACTGCCATAGTTTTACCTCCTTTAAAATATTCCCTTGGCCTTTCATTATTATATAAAATTTTGGCAAAGATAATTTTACTATTTTGCCAAAATTTTTGCCAATTTTAGTATAAAAATATAATGGGGCATAGTAACCCCATTATATCATGATGCTCTATTTTCATTAACCGCGGCTTCAATGAGATTAGTTAGGTAAGTATTTAAGTCGCCAGTTGTCTCAATAATATATTGTTTTGCATCAGATGATAAGATCTCTAATACAGATTCCATAGTCTTATCAAATGCAATTTTTTGAGCCTCAGCATCAAAAGCACCTTGTTCTTTTAAGCTATTAACATAAGTCTGATTTGTAGCTATTACACATTTAGTAATAGTATCAAATATCATAGTGGTGTATTTCTAAGCTGTTTCATTCTCTGTCTTAGAATTTAACTCATCTCGTTTAGCAGAGAGGAAATCTATGAGATATTTTGTTAAAATACCAAGCAGAGGAAGAATACAAAGCTAGAATATTTGAATAACAATTTCAGGCATATTAATTCCTCCTTTATATTATATATAAAACAAGAGGAAGATGGTTTAACTTTATTTGACCTGCGGATTTCCATTCAAACGATCGTTCTATTGACGTTCATAAATTCTTAATCTAAGTGTACTCTCAGACATACCTTGACATTCTTTCGCTAATCTTGTAATGGGTTCATTATGTAAATATCGGTCATATAGCTCATCAAAGTTATCTGGAAGATCTTTTCTTGGTCTACCAAATTTTACTCCTTTCTATTTGGCAGCCGCGATTCCCTCAGCTTGTCGTTGTTTTATATAGGTTCTCTCTTGCTCAGCCTAAAAAGATAAAATTTGTAAGACTAAATCAGATATAAAAGTGCCCATAATATCCTTGCAATATGAAGTATCTAAAAGTGGCATATCGAGAACTTTTATATCAACATTCTTGGTTTTAGTAATTAAGCTCCACTATTCGAGGATTTCAGAATAGTTGCGTCCCAACCTATCAATGGACTTCAGGAGAATCATATCTCCTGAAGTCACAGTATTTATCATTTTTTGATAGGAGGGCCTATTAAAATCTTTTCCTGACTATTTATCTATGAAGATATTTTCTTCTTGCACTCCAGCGTCTTTTAAAGCTAAAATCTAGCGGTCTAGATTCTAATCTTTAGAACTAACTCTAGCGTATCCATATAACACCTTTATCACCTCATAGATATTTGAGAAATTGGCAATTTTATTTATTAATAATTGCCCAAAAATTTGGCAATTCCGCAATTAGATTTTTATATTATTTTATTATATAATATATTTATAAAGAATAAGATTGTTCTTGGGATAATATAGATAGCATATTTTGAGCCAGATCGTCTGGTAAGTTTTCCGCTGAATAAGAGATATTTTCTATCTCTTCTCTTGATGTAGAGCGTCTAATCCAAGTTAATAAATGATTACATAAAGTTGTATGATAGAGTTTATGCTATATGACAGATTGAGAAATATTCTTAATTTCCTCTGCTGTAAACATACGACAAAGGCTTTTATCCGCATGATAAGGATAAACAGAAGCTCCCTACTAAACAGCTGCCAATGCTGTTGTTAAGTTAATCTAGTCTGTTTCTTGTAAAGAGAAATGTTCTATTCCCTTTGAAGTGGTAATATCCATTCCTTCTATTATAGCTTTATTACAATAACTAGAGATTTGCTTTTCTTTTAATAGTTTTATATTTGGGAGTCTATCTTGCTCTATTTCTTCCTCCGTGCGTTCCATCGCCTAGCCGTCCACTAGCTTGTATCGGGGAATTCCATCGTTGATATAGATAGACTCTGGAAAATAGTTACCCTAAGCATGGTAATATTTATCGCCAAATCCGCTGTCAATCTCCGTGCCCCAGTCGGTGGAGACAAAGGCGGAGCTATTGACGGCGGTAATGCGGCCTTGCTCGTCTGTCTGAACATAGACGATGTATGGTTCGAGTGTGTAGTCCATGGTGGTCACCTCTTATAGTTCGGCGGAAAGTGTAATCTTGGCCGTGCTGTTATTACTTCGTAAGAGCTGGGTAGCTTGATTTGCTGGGCACCCAGACAATCCGTTGATTATCATGCTCACTGCGTTTGAGGACATCTGCTGGACGAAGAAATTTGATGCACTCGCTTCTACATTTATAAGTTGCCCACCGCCTCTCAGAAGCCAATTCCCTGTGGATGCGCATGTCGGCATAATCCGCATCGTAGTAGGTGTTGGTATTGTGATTTCCGCCTCTGTTTCCGAAAAGAACGAACCAACCCCAATATTTGAAAACAATGTGTTGAATCCAGGCAAAACCAGTAGATACCTCTGGCACCGAGCCAGCTCCCCGGCATAATCCGGCGTCTCAAAGAGCTTCCAATTACTCTCCTCGTCCTGGTAAGCGAGGGTTTGGGTGGAGCCAAGCTCCAGCTTAGATGCTTGCAGGAGTACGCTGTTGCCTGCCGAGACGATAGCGCTACAAAAAAACCTGTCCGCCGTATTGTCATAATTAAACTGGACAAATCCAAACGGTTTGATAATGTTTATGATATTTGTCCACGCACTCGGTTTTTCTTCCGGGGCAGACGTGGACATCGATAGCAGGTCTCCATCAACCAGTCCAGAGAGGCAAACTGTTTCTCCCAATAGACGGTCATTTGGAATGCCCAAAAATTGAATAAATTCCAGATTCCCTGTTGTAGCAGTTAAAGTGATTCCATCGCTGCCCAGGATTGCAGTGCCTTCCCCACTCAGCTTCCATCTGTCTATGAATCCCCCTGAACCGGCATGGCTCGTCTCCCCCCTCTGGTTAATGGGGAACTGGCCACCGACCTGCTGGGAGCCGCCGCCCACGAAGTACCAGTTGTCCAGAAGGTTCCGGTTCGGTCGCCCACCGATGTTGCGGAGAGTTTTTTGGTAGTTGCTTAGGTTAGATAACTCCTTATTTGCTCCTTTAATCTAACCCTATAAAATACAATTCATAGCATAATTCTCCTTTCATCTAAAACTTTTGAAAAAGTACACTTTACTGAACTTGGTCAAACATATATAATCAATCTATACTCTTTTTCAAGTATATTTGAAAAGAGTAAGATACTCACTTTTGGGAAAAGGGTTTCTTACCCTTTTCCCAATTTTTTGTTATCTAGGAAGAAAAAGTATTTTTCCTGTTAAAAAGTGTACTTTTTCTCGGAAATTGTTTATGGCTTTCTAAAAGACTGGAGCGAAGATCGCTTCCATCCTCGACCTTCTATCTAGTAGTTTAGATTTGTTTGAAACAATAGCTAGATAGAAGGAGGTAAATAATTTGCCTAAATGTATTTTAGCTGAATAGGGTGGAAAAGGTGGAGGTTCTCTTTCTCTTGTAAAAATTGAAGTAACCACTCCCCCTACTAAAACGAGCTATCTTGCTGGTGATACTTTTAATCCCGCGGGAATGGTAGTCACCGCATCTTACGGCATGGACGGCGTTATTGTAACAACAGCAGAAGTAACTGGGTATCAAGTTACTCCAAACCCTTTAACTGATGGGGTTACTAAAGTAACAATTACTTACTCTGAATTAGGAGAAACTTGTTAGACCACTCAAGACATTACTGTTATTCATAAACTTCTTAGTATTTAGGTTACTACTAACCCAACTAAGACAACTTATGAATATGGAGACACTCTCCAAACAACAGGAATGGTAGTTACAGCAAGTTATTCTGATAGTACATCATCCGCGGTTACCGGGTATAGTTGCTCTCCAACGTCATTAACTGCGGTTGGCACCTAGAAAATTACTGTTTCTTACACAGAAAATGGAGTAACTCAGTCTGCTTCTTTCAATGTTACTGTTGAAAGAAAATCGGTGCCGAAACCAACATGGAAGAATAATCTTACCTATACTGGTAGTAGCCAATCAGTAAGTGGTGCTTCCTATTGGAATAACTTTAATACCACTTATATGACGATTGGCGGGACAACTTCCGCGACTAACGCTGGAACCTATACTGCTACTTTCACACTAAATAGTAATTATAGATGGGCCGATGGAACTACATCAAATCTTGATGTAAATTGGACTATTAATAAAGCTGCTGGAAGTTTAACAGTAAATCCGACTTCTGTAGCTCTTGATGGAGATAACTATAGTGCCGGTGTAAAGGTTACCATTACTCGTTCTGGAGATGGAGCTATTAGTTATAGTCCAACTAGCGTTTCTGGTTTAACTTTGTCTTTAAGTGGAAATGTTCTTACAATTAAAGGTGATGGCAGTACGGCTATTTCTTCTACTACTATTACTATTAAAGTCGCAGAGGGAACCAACTATATAGCCCCAGGAAATAAGACTGTTACTGTAACAGCTAGCTATTGGGAGTGGGGTTCTGAAACTACTGTTGGTGATGCTAAATGGTGGGCTGGATTAAAAACATGGGCTGCTAAAGCGTCATCTGGAGAGCGAAAAAATTGTGTAGGCAAGAAGAAACTCGTAAGTCTTTCTTCTGCGGTCCTCGGGGGAAATGCTGCTACAATGATTTGTATTGGTGCTGATTAGGATGGAACTGGAACATTAACTTTCCAGACTGCGGGAACTTTACCTAACAGTACATCATTTGGTAGTAACGCGTTATGGAATGGTTCAACCGCTCAATCCTTGTGCAATGATTTTGGTAATAGATGTAGCGCAACCGCTTCTATTAAATCTGTTACTAAGAAGACAAGTTCTGCTAGTAATGGTAATTAGAATAATACTGCGGATGTTCAAACAACTGCAAAATGTTGGCTACCTTCTGAATGTGAGATGGGATTTACTAGCTCTAGCGGCTATGCTAGTTCTTATTAGGAGTGGACTGTTGGAGGAAGTTAGACGGCCTATAGTTACTATACAAGCAACTCTACTAGAGTTAAATACCAGATGAACGCCAATGGTTCGTTGACGAATTCAACGATGTGGTATTGGGAACGGTCCCGTTACTACAGCAGCTCGGGCACCGTTTGCTTTGTCACCTACGGTGGGTCTGCGCG